CAGTACTGCTTCCCCATCGGACACAACAGCCGATGGGGCTGGCTTAACTGTCAAGGGTACAACTGACAAAACATTCAACTGGGTTAATGCAAGCGATGCATGGACATCATCAGAATATATGGACCTTGCATCTGGAAAAGCTTATATGGTCAATGGAGCAGTTGTATTATCAAATACAACATTAGGTTCATCAGTTGTTAACTCATCTCTTACATCTTTGGGGACAGTTACAACTGGCACTTGGAATGCAGGAACTATTGCAATAGCCTATGGTGGGACAGGCGCAACAACAGCATCTAACGCTAGAGTTAACCTAGGTCTTGAAATAGGCGTTGACGTTCAAGGATATGACCCAGAACTTGCAGCATTAGCTGGCCTTACATCAGCTGCTGATAAACTCCCATACTTTACAGGAGCAAACACAGCATCACTTACCACACTTACAGCTTTTGGTAGATCATTGATAGATGATGTAGATGCGGCTGCTGGAAGAACTACCCTTGGTCTTGGAACAATAGCCACACAAAATGCAAATAGCGTGAGTATAAGCGGAGGATCTATCACTAACTTAACCACTTTTGATGGTGTAACAATAGATGGTGGAACCTTCTAAGTAAAAGAAAGGTTTTACAGTGGCATTACCTAGCATTACCGATGGCCAAATAGCACTAGACCCAGTTAATAGAATATTTTACTATCTTGATAGTGATGGCAATCTAGTTAATTCATCATTGAATTTATTACAAGAATCTAATTTAATCACAACTGATGATAATTTTACAGTTCTTGGCAATACAACAACTATTGAATCTACAGTAACAACTATAAAAGATCCAATAATAACGTTGGGTGGAAAAACCGCACCAACTCTTGATGACAATAAAGATCGTGGTATTGAATTCCGTTGGCATAATGGAACATCTGCAAAAATAGGTTTTTTTGGATTTGATGATTCATCAGGAAAATTTACATTCATACCAGATGCAACAAATACCTCTGAAGTATTTTCTGGAACGATTGGCGAACTAGCTGCAAAAATAGACTGGGATAATATTCTTAATAAACCAAGTATTGTTAATACAATAGTTGGAACTATTAACGAAGTTGACGTCAGTGCTGCAAGCGGTAATATTGTCATAAGTCTTCCATCTACAGTAGCCATTAACATTAGTGGAACAGCTGCTGGTTGGACAACTCCAAGAAAAATAACTTTAGCTGGAGATCTTGAAGGAAATGTTATTATTGACGGTGGGTCAAACGTAACTCTAACAGCAAATGTGATTGCTAACTCTGTTCAACTTGGGACAGATACAGCAGGTGATTATGTCGCAAATTTAACATCCGGAACTGGCATAACAATAACTAATGGCACTGGTGAACAATCTCAACCGACAATAGGCGTTACCCCAAACACTTATGACGCTTATGGAGCCGCAGCAGCAGCAGAATCAAATGCAGCAACAGACGCATCGACAAAAGCTGCTACAGCATACAGTAACGCAACAACCTACACCAATAACCAATTGTCTTTATTTGAAGTTGATGATTTAGCAGATGTTACAATAAATACATCTATAGCTAATAGCTACCTTAAATTTAATGGAACTGCATGGATCAATGACTTAGTTGATCTATCGACAGACACTACAGGAAACTATGTTCAATCTTTAGTTGCTGGAACAGGAATTACAATATCTAATAATTCTGGGGAAGGTTCAACGCCAACAATTACTGCCAATCTTTCTTTAGATAATTTAAATGATGTTGATGTATCCCTAGTTGGTAATGGACAATTATTAGCATTTGATGGCAATACAAATACATGGGTAGCCAAATCTGCATTAGATTTAACAATTCCAACTGGTGTTCAATATACAGAAGTAGTTGGAAATGGAACAGATGTTGAATTTACAGTAACACACGGCCTTACAACAGATGAACCATTTGTAGTTGTAATGAAAAAAAATACAAGCAATAACTTTGAAGTCGTCAATGCTTTATGGGAAGTTTCTAGTAATACTCAGGTAAAAGTTTATTTTGAAACACCTCCTGCGGCGGGAGATGCAAAAGTATTAGTTTTTGGTGACGTCTCTACCGCCTCTATAGTTATATCGTCTCTTGACCAACTACCAGACGTAATAACGGGTAGTGCTTCGGCAGGAGATGTTTTATACAGAGATGGTGGCTACTGGGTAGCTCATGCACTTTATCTCAATGATATGGCTGATGTTCAGGGAACTAACTCAGCTATAGCTAATCAATTCTTAAAATATAATGGTTCAGCTTGGGTTGGATCAACTATAAATGAAATCCAAAATATTTCAGACATAGCAGATGTAACTGTAACCTCACCAGCAAATGGTGAAATGCTAATGTATAACGGTTCTGCTTGGGTAAATTCAACTCTTCCAACTAGTGAGCCAACCGGAATTGAAAATAAAGCTGATTCTACGATTAGTCTTTCTGGAAGAGTATTTACAATTGCACCAGTATCTGGATCTTACACAGTTTGGTGCAAAGGTAAGAGATATGTTAAGACAACATCATCATCAGTAACGATAACTGACCAATCTGGTTTGCACTATATTTACTTCAGTAACACAGGTGCTTTAACAAGTAAGTTTAATACATTTTTTGATTTTGAAAACGAAGCACCAGTAGCTTATGTTTATTGGAACAGCGGTGGAAACACCCACCACTTCTTTGCAGATGAGCGTCATGGAATAGTCCTTGATTGGGCTACGCATGAATATCTTCACAGAACACGTGGAGCTGCTATTGCTAATGGTTTTGGTATTGCGGCCACAACTGGAGGAGATGGCACAAGTAATACCCATGCTCAAGTTTCATTAGCTGGTGGAACATTTTTTGATGAAGATTTAGAAGTAGAAATTATAGATTCTGCTACTCCAGCATCAAATACTTGGCAACAAACACTTAGTCCAGTAGCTCAAATACCAATGTTTTACAGATCAGGTTCTGCTTGGGTAAAAGACGCAGCAACAGATTATCCACTTAAGCACAACGGTGGAAGAGCTATGTATAACCTTAACACTGCAGGAACTTGGTCTACACCAGAAATATCAAATAATAGATGGGGTATTTCTTGGATAGTTGCAACAAATAATTTAAATGAACCAATCATAGCAATTCTTGGTCAAGAAAATTACACTGCTACAAATTTAGCAGAAGACGCTGTATGGGAAGATCTTGACTTAACAGGTTTTCCAATCTATGAGTTTAGACCTTTGCATAAAATTATTTATTACACATCAAACACTTATACCAACGATCCCCAGGCTGCTATAACATCAGTTTGGGATTTAAGAAGAGTATTATCAACTACAGGTGCCATACCTTCAACTCCAATATCTGACCATGGTTCAATGACTGGGCTTGGAGATGATGACCATACACAGTATTTTAATTCTACAAGACACGACGCACACGATCACTCATCAGTATTAAATTCAGCTGTTCTTGCAGATCTTGGAGACGTTGCAAGTAATGCTCCAAGCACTGGGCAGTTCTTGAAGTGGAATGGTACAGCTTGGATTCCAGATTCTATACCAACAATTAATAATCTTGATGATGTTGGTGACGTTAGTGCAACAGGTGCAGCAACTGGAAGTATTTTAGTTTACAATGGTTCTGCTTGGGTAAGTACAATAGACCCTACAGTTGGTGGCAATTTAACAGTTACTGGAAATCTTGTAGTAAATGGTAACACTGTAACAATAAATACAGAAACTATTACTGTTGAAGATAAAACAATTGAATTAGGCACTGCTGTTAGCCCAAGTAATACAACTGCAGATGGAGCTGGAATAGTTGTTCCAGATGGATCAGCAAACAAATCTTTCACTTGGTCAAATACAACTTCTGCATGGTCATCTTCTGAAAGTTTGAACCTTGCTAGCGGAAAAGTAATTAAAATTGCTGGTACACAAGTGCTTTCTGCAACAAATTATACTGGAGAAGCAGCTACAGTAGCAGCAAACTCCGTAACCGCAACAATCCTACAAGAAGGTGTTCCAAGAGCTGGTTTTAGATCTCAAATAGCAACTGTAAACACGAGTCCATATGTGCTACAATTGTCAGATCTAGCTAAGTTAATTAAAGTAGATTCTAGCACTGGAACAACTTTGACAGTGCCTACCGAAGCTAACGTAGCTTTTACAACTGGAGATAGAATTGACGTTACAAGATATGGAACAGGAACAGTGACCTTTGCATCTCAGGCTGGGGTTAGTTTGCGTTCAACTCCAGGACTAAATTTAAGAGCACAATATTCAACCGCAACACTAACAAAGATAGGGACTAACGAGTGGTTAATAACTGGTGATTTGGCGGCATAAAATGACAATTCAAAGACGGAACTTCATCTGGTTCAGCTAAAAAAGCTAAGCCTACAATAGCTGCACGGAACGGCTTCCAGTACTGCTAATACAACAATAACAAGTGCAGGATTTGTCGTTGGAACAGTAACTAGTGAATCTACAACAGATTCAGCACAATTAAATACAGTTAAAACAGCCTTAACAGACACAAGTGTTGCTCCCCTTGGAACAAGCATACCGTACACACAACACGCACCATTTTTTCCTCCATATTTTCCTCCGTATTTCCCACCTTACTTCCCTCCTTATTTTCCTCCTTATTTCCCACCAGACTTTACTGTCTATTGTTCAAGCTGTGTGGCAAGTAGCACTGGCGCTGCTGCAGCTGCAGAGTGTGCTGCAGCTGCAGGAGGAAGTGGCGGCTGCTTTGGTTGGTATCAATTCTATACTTGTGCACCAGCGGGCTGCACTGGTTGCAACTGTCCACCGGTGCTGCTATACTGTACTGGACCAGCCTGTCCATAATTTAATTATAATAGGAGTATTATGAGCAACACACCAGCACCACCACCAAATCCATTTGAATCACCAGATGAGTATGAATTTTTTGTTTTTGTTGTTGATGGAGAGGTGGCATTAAAGATACCAGTTCATAGTCAGGTTGAGCAAATGATAGCTGCACTATCATCAGATCCTAAAGTAGTAAAGCTATCTACAAATGATAAACTCTTAGTAAGAGAGGGTTGGACATATGACGGAGCGGAATTTATCCAACCATAGTTTTATGACAAACGCTTGGCAAGAATATAAGAAAAAATTAGGATCTACACGCCCGTGGGATGTTTTCAATCCTTCTGCAGAAACTACAACAGAAGAAGACGCATCAAAAAGATATGCAGTTTGCCTTGAATGCCCAAGACTAATTCCTGTTACCAAACAGTGCAAAGAGTGTGGATGCGTAATGCCACTAAAGGTTAAATTAAAAAACGCAGAGTGTCCACTTAAAAAGTGGTAATATTTTGTGGCTTCCATTTTTGTACAAATTCCCGCATATCATGATCTTGAATTAGAAAGAACACTTAATAGTGTTTTTTCCAATTGTTCAGGTAATAATATACTAAATGTAGGTATACATTTTAATTATTATGAAAATTTACCATATCAAATAGAAAAAACCCTGCAGAATAAACATAAAAACGGACAGGTAAAAAGTTTAGTTAGCAAAGCTCCCATCAACCTAGGAATGCAAAAAGCCCGTTATTTGGCCAATTCTTTTTATGATGGTGAAGATTTTTATTTTCAAACAGACTCCCATATGTTATTTAGAAAAAATTGGGATTCTATTTTAATAGATGATTATAATCATTTAACTTCTCTATATAAATCTAAACTTGCAATAAGTTCTTATTGTCATGGATATTCTAATGATCCAAAAAAAGAATATAGCTGGAAAAATCAATTAATAGAAAGTTATACTAAACCAAATTTAAATGAAATTAATTCAATTGGAAATAAAATAGGTTTTATATTTAAAATAAAAAAAAATAAATGTAATTTTAATAATTTAACAGACAATCCGCACAACTGTGTATCTGGACATTTTATTTTCTCAACTGGAGATATGTACAAGCTATATAAGGAAATGCCAAACCTAAGTGCAGGAGAAGAAGCTTTGATGTCCATGAGATTGATCTCAAGTGGTTTTAATGTAGTCACACAATTAACAGAGACCGCAAAACACTTGCTTCCACACCCATACATTGAATCAGAAGACGGTAAAAATTCTTTAAAAAGTAAAGAATATGAAACAATGATTTTAGAACACCCAAGAAGAATTTCTCGCATAGATTTTGCAGAACTAGACGTAAATGCCTTTGACTGGGATGAAGTAGCAAATGAGCTTTTGGGCTTATCTCAATCCCGCAATATCCTCTTCAATAGCATGACCTTAACTGATTATCTTGAAATATGTTCATTAGAATTTGAAAAAATAAGCGGTTTTAAGATACAATTGGGTTTATAGTCAATTAAAAATTAAAAAGCAGAATGTGATTACAAAAATCAATTTTTATATTACTATAAAAATGATTATAACAGCTTAATTCTTAAATAAGGAGCTACAATGTCTTTTAGCGGTTCAATTTTTGCGGTCAATAATACACTTCTCCTCAAGAGATCAGATGAAGCAAACAACGCCCCAAGCTCTCTGCAATTAGGTGAACTTGCTATAAACGTAGCTGATGGAAAACTTTTTTATAAAAACAGCACTGCAAATGCAGTAATCCGGAATTAATTTAATTTCAAATGTTGTCGGCACCGCTAATCAAATTAGCGTAACTGCTAACGCAACATCGGGTGTTTATACACTGGCTTTGCCAGCTACTGTAAACACAGGTAATTTAAATGCCAATACCCTGACCGTTAATGGTGTCGCAATAGATCCAGCTGGAGCAACATCGGATCAAGTGCTCAAATTTGATGGAACAAAATTTGTTCCAGCAGCTGATACCGCAGGCTTAGCTGGAACTGTATATACAACAACAATTGGTGATGGCTCTGCAACAAATTATACAATTACACACTCTCTTGGAACTAGGGATGTTGTAGTTGTTGCGCGCAATGCTGCTAGCCCATATGAAGTTATTGATGTCCGTTGGGAAGCAACAACAACTGGAACAGTAAAATTAGATTTTTCTTCTGCTCCATCATCTAATTCAGTTAGAGTCGGTGTGTATGCAGCAGTAGCTGGATCAACGATTACAATAGGATCAATTGATGATCTTGGCGATGTGACTATTTCTAACGCTGCAAATGGCGATTTCCTTCGTTATAACGGTTCTGCTTGGATTAATGATCCAGTAAACCTTTCAACAGATACAGTTGGCGACTATGTATCAAATCTTTCAGCAGGCACTGGCATTACAATCACCAATGCTGGTGGTGAAGGATCTACTCCAACAATTGCTGTAACAGCAAATACCTATGATGCATATGGTGCAGCATCAAGTGCTCAAACAGCAGCACAAAATTATGCTGCCAACTTGGTTGCTAATGTTGCTACATCATTTGAAGTGGCGGGAGATAGTGGAACTAGCAAGACAATTACTTCTGGTTCAGATACACTTAGTATCTTGGGTGGAACTGGTCTTTCATCAGTAACCTCAAACACAGATACGGTAACAATCAATCTTGATAATACATCTGTATCCGCAGGGTCTTACGGCTCAATGAGCTCTGTTGCAACTTTTACGGTAGATGCACAGGGTAGATTGACACAAGCTACAAGCAATACCATAGGAATTACTGCAAACCAGGTTTCCGACTTTACTGCAAATGCAAGAGCAACAATTAGTGTTTCTGGTTCAGAACTTGCGTATAACTCTTCAACTGGTGTTATAAGTTTTGTTAGTTCTGGAGTAACTTCGCTTACTGGTACAGCTAATGAGGTTGAAGTATCTGCATCTAATGGATCAGTTACAGTTGGGCTGCCTTCAAATGTAACAATTGGTCAAGACCTTACTGTGACTGGAAACCTTACTGTTCAAGGCAATACTACAACTCTTAACACCGAAACTTTAGCAGTTGAGGATAATAAGATTCTTCTCAACTCTAGCGTTACCGCATCACCATCTGCAGACGCCGGAATTGAAGTTGAAAGAGGAACCTCTAATAATGTTGAAATTCGTTGGAATGAAACTTCAGATAAATGGCAATTCAGTAATGATGGAACTACCTATGTAAATATTGCTAGCAATACAGATGTTAGCAACTCCTATTCAAATGCTACAACATACACAGATAATGCAATTTCAAATGTAAACAACACAATTGCAAATATTTCAACATCATTTGGTGTTGGTGGTGATAGTGGAAATATCCAGTCAATTACCTCAGGCTTAGATGTATTAACAATTGCTGGTGGCACTGGATTGAGTTCAGTTGCAAGTAATACAGATACAATAACCATTAATCTTGATAACACAACTGTGACTGCTGCTTCATATGGCAATGCAAATACAATACCAAGTTTCACAGTTGACGCACAAGGTAGATTAACAGCAGCCAGTTCTAATGCCGTTAACATTCTTGCAAGTCAAGTTTCTGACTTCACATCAAATGCAAGAGCTGCTATCAGTGTATCAGGAGATCTTGCGTACAACTCGAGCACTGGTGTTATAAGCTTTACAAATGACGCTGGAGACATTGAGTCTGTAACAGCTGGAACTGGCCTTAGTGGTGGCGGTTCATCTGGTGCAGTTACAATAGATTTGGCTAACACCGCAGTAACTGCTGGAAACTATGGTTCAGCAAACTCAATTGCATCATTCACAGTTGACGCTCAAGGTAGGCTAACTGCAGCATCAAATACAACTATCTCAATTAATGCTTCGCAGATTAGTGATCTTTCTTCCAATGCTGTAACATCGTTGGCTGGCACAGCAAACGAAGTTGAAGTTTCAGCTTCTGCTGGTTCAATTACGATTGGCCTTCCTTCAAATGTAACAATTGGGCAGGACCTTACTGTTACTGGCAACCTTACTGTTCAAGGCAATACAACAACCCTGAACACTGAGACTTTAACTGTTGAGGATAATATTATAGTCCTTAATTCTGGCGTGACCGCATCACCCAGCACTAATGCTGGTATTCAAGTTGAACGCGGTACTTCAACAAATGTTGAAATTCGTTGGAACGAAACTTCAGATAAATGGGAATTCACCAATGATGGAACTAACTACACAGAACTTGGTGATACTACAACAGCAATACTTAAGTCCGAGATAAATGCTAAGGGTGATTTAATCGTAGGAAGTTCTGACAATACGCCAGCGATACTTTCAGTTGGAACAAATGGTTCATTCTTGAAGGCTAATTCTTCAGCAACTTACGGAGTTGAGTGGGCTTCAATCCCAACAATCAATGCAATTGATGATATTGGCGATGTAACAATAGCATCTGCAGCTTCTGGTGATTTCCTTAAGTATAATGGATCAGCCTGGGTTAATGATGCAATTAATCTTGGAACAGACACTGTTGGAGATTATTTGGCTAATGTTACAGCTGGAACTGGCGTAACAATTGCTAATGCCGGTGGTGAGGGTTCAAATCCAACCTTCTCAATTGGTCAGAGCGTAGCTACAAATGCAGCAGTAGAATTCAGTACAGTAGCTGCTGGTGCGTTCACTATTGATTCAACTGGAGAACTTAATACATCAACTCAGGCAGTGACTGTTAATACAATAACAACAGTTGATAGCTTTAGTAAAACAGCTTACAGAACAGCCAAGTACTTGATTCAGGTTACTCAAGGCTCTAAGTATACAAGCTCAGAGGTCCTCCTTGCGCACGATGGAACAGACTCCTACATGTCAGAATATGCTGTAATTGAACTTGGTGCTTCCAGAATACCGTTGGCAGTTTCAACATCAATATCAGCTGGAAACGTTTTGTTAAGAGTGACAATTACAGACGCAGCTTCAACAAATGCCACTGTAAAAGTTGCAAGAACATTGATAGCAGTGTAATATATTTAGTAAGTTTAAAACTTAATAATAAGTTTAAAACTAGAGGGACAGTGAACTTTAGTGGCAGACAAAGATTTTGTAGTTAAAAATGGCTTAGTTGTTGGCGACACTGCAACGATCAATGGCGTACAGATTGACCCCTCCGGTGCTGTATCAGGCCAAATATTAAAGTTTGATGGGACTAAGTTTGCTCCAGCATCCGATGAAGGTGCTGTTGAGACAGCATCATATACTGAAACTATAGGTGATGGGACTAATTCAACTTATACTGTTACTCATAATTTAAATACTAAAGACATTGTAGTTACCGTAAGAGATGCGAATAGTCCATATGATTTTGTAAATGTTAGATGGGAAGCAACTACTGAAAATGCAGTAGTTTTAGATTTTTCTGCAGTCGTTTCTTCTTCTTCAAGAAGGGTATTTATAACTTCTGCTGGCACACTTGATTATTATGTTGCAACCATTGGCAATGGATCAGATTCTAGTATAAACCTAGATCATAATCTTGGTTCCAGAGATGTTTCTGTTGTTGTAAGATCAGCTGATTCTCCATATGAAGTTGTCCAAGCATTAGCATATTCGCCTACAGCACAAAGAGTTACTTTAGATTTTTCTGCTCCTCCAAGCTCTAATTCACTAGTTGCTTCCGTATACTTGCCTGCAACAAGTGCATCATATTCGGCTATTGTTGGGGATGGTTCTTCAACAAGTTTTACAATAACACATAATTTAAATACTAGAGACGTTGGTTTGATTACTAGATCATTGACTGGTCAATTTGATTTAATTATAACTAGATGGGAAGCTACCACAGCCAATACTGCTACTGTATACTTTGAAGAACCTCCGTCAAGCAATTCAAGAAAAATAACAGTATTCACTAGTGTTGGTGGCAGTAGATATGTTCCTGCACTAAGTGAAATTGCTGCACAGATTCCTTCAAGCTCATCAGCTTCCGGCAATACTGGTGATATAGCTTATGACGAAAATTATATTTATATTTGCGTTTCTACAAATACTTGGAAAAGAGCTGGTTTGAGCACTTGGTAGTTTTTGTGATATAATTTATTTATGTCCATAGAAGAACAACAAATAAATATCACAATTCCTAAAGAAAAAATTCAAGAATGGAATGTTTTCTTTGCACTCCCATGTTATGATTCTCATGTAACAGAGCCTTTTATGATGAGCTTTTTACAAGCTCTTTTATATTATAAAGAAATTGGCTTAAAATATTCTGTTTGCACGATATCAGATTCGTTAATTAATCGCGCAAGAAACAATCTTGTTGCCAAGTTTATGGGCGCAGAAGTCTTTACCCATATGGTTTTTATTGATGTTGATCTTCAGTTTGACAAAGAGGCAATTTTAAAACTCCTTTGGCATGATAAAGATGTCATGACCGCTTCTTATCCAATTAAAGAAATTAATTGGGATAGAGTAAAAGAGGGTGTTAATAATGGGCTTGAATCAAAAGATCTTATGGAATACGCTTCAAGATATGTTGTTCACTTAACTGAACCAGGGAATAACAAGCTTAATGTAGACAACGGTGCAATTGAATGCTTTGAAGCAGGAACTGGCTTTATGGTAATTAAGCGTGAAGTTTTTGAAAAAATGTTTAAAAAGTATAAGAAATTAAAATATAAAGATGATACTGGAGCTCTGTCGGGCAACGAGGCAGAAAATGCGTATGCCTTATTTAATTCTTATGTTGATGAAACTGGTAGATTCTTGTCAGAAGATTATGGCTTTTGTAGATATTGGCAAAAAATGGGTGGCAAAGTTTGGGTTGATCCAACCATTAATTTAACTCACTTTGGCCGCATAAAATATGTCGGAAAAATGTTAGAATTTTTAAAGAGAATAACACAATAATTTTAGAATATTTCTATTACTATATCAATAGCTTTTTATAATCCTAAGCTAGGAGCGATATGGCACGTTTAAGAACAGAAACCGCACCTGAAATTACGGTGTATGATGAATCAGCAGTATTCAAGGCAGCATCAGGCGCAACAGCCCCTCTCGTAGAGTTTAAAAACTCTAGTGGTTCAGTCGTTGCTAATATAGCAGCAAACGGAGTAATGAACGTTACTTCTGTTGTTGCATCAAATGCAGGAACAGGATCAACTGCTCTTGCAACAAGGGGATACGTAGATTCACTAACAGCTGGAATCAACTGGCATGAAGTTGCTAATTATGCAACAGCTGCAGCTCTTCCAACATGCACTTACGCGAATGGTTCAAGTGGCGCAGGAGCAACACTTACTGGTGATAGTAATGGTAGATTAACTGTCGATGGATCTCAGGTCACAACTGGTCAATCAGTTTTAGTAAAAAACCAATCCAATGCAGCGCATAACGGTATTTATACTGTAACTGAGCAGGGAGCTACATCAACAACCGCATTTATTCTTACACGTAGAACAGATGCAGACAATAGCACTGCTGGTCAATTAAAGACCGGTGACGCACTTCTAGTTCTTTCTGGTTCAGCAAATTCTGGACAAGGTTTCATACTTACATCAACTGGCTCTGGTGGGTCTGGCGCATTTGTGCTTGGGACTGATGATTTAACATATACTCAGTTTACAGGCACTGCCACATTGTCAGCTGGCAATGGTTTAACAAAAACTGGCAACAGCCTTGATGTTGTTACAGCAAGCTCTTCAAGAATAGTTATCAATGCTGATAACATCGATCTTGCAGAGGTAGCGCAGAGTAATACAACAGGTTCAAATACAACAACATTTGTTACTGGATTAACTGTTGATTCATATGGCAGAGTGTCTGGAACCGCAACCGCAAACGTTTCATTTGTCGGCTATGCTACAGCAGCAAACGCAGCTTTAACAGGCACACCAACAGCACCAACAGCGGCAGTTGGTACAAACAATACGCAAATTGCAACAACAGCTTTCGTCGTTGCTCAAATATCAGATGATGCTATTTTGAAGACAACAGCAAATGCTAAAGGTGATATTTTTACTGCTACAGCGAATGATACTCCAGCAGTTCTTTCTGTTGGAACAGATGGATATTACTTAAAAGCTAATTCATCTGCTGCTACTGGCATTGAATGGGCTTCAATTCCAACAATCAATAATCTTGATGATATTGGCGACGTTGCAGTAACAGGCGCAACAAATGGTCAGTTTTTAAAATATAATGGTTCAGCTTGGGTTAGCACAGGGCTTGCTGAAACAATTGGCGTATCAGAACTTTCTGATGTAACAATAACTTCAGCAGTTACAAATCAAGTCCTTCTTTATAACGGATCGGCTTGGGTTAACACATCTAACCCAACAGTTGCTGGAAACTTAACTGTTTCTGGTAACTTGACAGTTTCTGGGACTACAACAAGTATTAATACAGAAACACTTACAATTGATGATAATATCATTATATTAAATAACAATGAAGCTGGCACACCAAGCCAGAACGCTGGAATTGAAGTAGAGCGTGGAACCTCAACAAATGTTGTTTTCCGCTGGAATGAAACAGACGATTGTTGGGAGTTTACAAACGATGGCACAGTATATCAAAGAATATTTAGTGATACGGTCACAAACGCCCAGACAGCAAGCTATACTCTAGTTTTAGGTGATAGAGGCGACATGGTTGAAATGAACGTAGGATCAGCGAATAACCTTACTGTACCGAGCAATTCAAACGTTGCTTTCCCAGTCGGAACAACAATTACAGTTCTTCAAACTGGATCTGGTCAAACAACAATTGCTGCTCAAGCTGGAGTTACAGTTAACGCCACACCAGGTCTTAAGTTGCGTACGCAGTGGTCATCTGCTACACTTATCAAACGCGCTACTGATACATGGGTAGCTTTAGGAGACTTGGCGGCATAATATGAGTACAAACAGGGTACCAGAACCTGGTAAAGGTTCTAAAAGAAAAGCAGCAAAACCAACAGTAGCAGCACGGAACAGCCGATTCAACTGCTAATACAACGATAACAAGCGCTGGTTTTACTGTTGGGACACCAATTGACACTGCAACAGCAGTTGCAGCAGATCTCAATAAGGTTAAAACCGCACTAACAGATACAACTGTTACTCCTTTAGGTACAGCAATTTCATATGAAAGACACGCTCCGTTTTTCCCACCATACTTTCCACCATATTTCCCACCATACTTCCCACCATACTTCCCACCATGGTTCCCACCATTCTTTCCCCCATTCTTTCCCCCATTCTTCCCACCTTTCTTTCCACCTTTCTTTCCACCTTTTTTCCCACCAGGATTTAAGTAAAAATTAATTGTAAAGTAGGTTAAAGAGTGATAACTAATTTAGCGGATATATGGAACTTAATTCCTATATCCGCTTTTTTAGTTTGTTGTTTAATAATAAATTTATTACAAAATAATGAAAAATTTCTTCTAATATTTAGAAAAAATGGATCTATTAATCCAAAAGAAAGTTATAGTTCTGGGCAATTAATACAAAGTGGTATAAGTTTTGTTATTGCAGTTGGTTGGATTTATTTAATAATTACACAGATTAGATTTGATGTTTGGAGCAATATACCCATCAGAACATTAGGTTTAATGTATTTAGCTTCAGATATAATGGCTCTTGTTAAATCTGATAAATTACTTCAGAAGTCTACAAAGTATCATCATTATGGCGCCATAGCTATGGCTATTATGGCTTTATGTGTTGATTTTCAAGATTCAAATATTGGTCAACTTGGCGCATCGTACTGCTTTACGGCTGCTGCAGCCTCATCAGTTAACGCCTACCTAGCTCTTAAACTTTACTATAAGGTAAGTTTATTAAAAATAATAGCCAAATATAATTATGCAGTTACCTTCACGATGAACATGACTTATCATATTTTGAATTGGCAAAAAAGTATAGCTGGATATATTTATCTTATAATTATAATTGGCCCAATATGGGCAGATATAACACTTTTAAAATCTTTATTCCGTAAAGAAAAATTACAATAATTTAGTTATTGTATAAAAAGAAGGAGTAGTATATCTTTCTCCTGAAAGTACTTTTTTTACTCCATGAAGATAGTTAATATCTCCTGGATGAGCTACGGCAAGTCCGGGCTCAGGTTTAACTTCAAGAGCATGCTGAGGATAGTATAATTCTCCCCCAGTAAAATTATCATTGTAATAAATTAATGAATTTAAATCATATGTTGGGAATGGATTTGGTGATCCATCATTGAGCTGCTTGTCAGCATGAGGTTGCTGTTCAAGACCAGGAAACCACCTTATAATAACAGGGGGTCTTACAGTTAGTTTGACTTTAAAATTGTCTTCTAAAAGCCATTTCATTTTTATAATGTATTTATCAACTAAATTGTATACATCTAAGTTAATTCTAGATAAAATTTCTCCACTACACTGACGATTCTGCCAGTAAGACGCATCATATGTGCAGGTCCCGTCTTCAGCATATTTATTTTTTCCAGCATCCATCCATTCATTAATGGTTGGTAAAAATTTTTGTATTGTTTTTAAATCTTCTAATTCAACAAAATTTTTTACTATAAGAATATTATCTTTTGAAGAACCAAAATGACCAGGTTCTACTAGAGATTTTTCTTCTGGTTGAAAATCCATATTTTGCTCCTCAGCTTATACTTATATGATATAGTATATCACTAAACAATTTTACTGATCGAAAGAAGTCAAAAAATGGAATTTTTTCATGTAGGAGCCTGCGCTAATCCAGAAGATAATAGAAAATTTGGGATCTATTTGTATAGAAACGCCATTCCAAGAGAGCTTAACATTCCAGAAAGATTAGAGGCAACTATCGGCAATAGTACGCATGATCTTTTTAAGTGGTCTGAAGCGATGGTAGGATATAATACAAAAATGCCAGACTACAGAGATTGTGTTGACCTAAAAATGAGTCCATCTCATTGGCAGTATCTTACCCCAGAATTTGAAGAAGTCAGAAAGTGTTATGAAGATGTTGAAACACATCTCAAAAAATGTCTGACTCACTATGAATCTCTCTACAATTTTAAAATGGACTACATGGAAGCTATTAACTTTGTAAGATATAACCCTGGTCAACACTTTGCTGTTCATGCAGATCATGGCTTTTCATACAGCTGTACTGTGTCTTCGGTGATATATTTAAATGATGATTATGAGGGTGGGGAATTGTGGTTTCCATACTTAGATATCAATTTTAAACCTCAAGCCGGAGATATTATTCTCTTTCCATCAACTTTTATTTATGCACATGCCTCCTTAAAAGTGACCAGTGGGACTAAATATTCAGCAGTTACAATGTTTGACTACAATGACAATAATCATAAATATGCCATTGGGTATACTGCTGATGGTCCTGTGGTCAATCAAACTGCTGGAATAACAAAAGGCACAAACCAGCCTATAACCTACCCAATGCCAGGATGAGACACCCATGTTAGAGAAAAACGAACTACCAACGCTTCAAACATTTGAACAGTCTTTATATGACGTATCTATCAATTCTATTAATGGAGAAAAAGATATTTTATCAAGATATAAGGGTAAGGTTACAATGATTACAAATGTAACAGGAGAGTGTGCTAATTCAGCCCAATACCCAATTATTGAATCTTTATATCATGAGTATAAAGATCAGGGTTTTGAAGTACTTGCAATACCAAGCACAGACTTTTGCGAATTTGCCTATGGAGAATTTGCTGATACAAGTGCAACAGCAGAAAATATGAGAGCACACATGCAGAATCACTATAAAACAGATTTGCCATATACTGAAATGGTTACCATCAAAAAAGATGAAGATTCTGGATTAGCTCCACATAAGCTTTATGATATTCTTCAATATGGTGGGTTCCCAGCAAACGGTGGTCCAGTCCAAGGAAACTTTGAAAAGTTTATTATCTCTAGAGATGGAAAAAAAATGTTTAGATTTTGTAACTCAGATCTTCTTGATCTAGCTTTTGACGCAGGAAATAGAAAAACTAATTCGCAACAGTCTTTAATTAATATTAAAGCAGCTATTGAGGTTCTTTTAGAAGAACTTGTTTAATGTATGACTAAAGTTACTTTAACAAAAACTCATCAAAATCCACCAGAAATAGTCCAATCACGTCTTAAAAGAGACTGGATGGATAATACCTATAAAAAACACGCCTATCAATGTCTCCCAGTCACAACCGCTAATGTCAGCGGGTGGGAGCTAATTCTTCCACAAGATGTAGTTGTGCAGTGGGATGGCGGCAACACCGTGCCAAAAATCCTAGAAGGAGAATTTTATAAAGATAGGCAGTTAGCATATGGGGGAATAGTAGGCATGGTTTCATTTTCGGTTGGTTGGGCTTTTGGTACGGAAGATGGTTATGAAACATATATTAGTGGTCCACCAAACTATAACATCGATGGAGCTTTTGCTCTTTCAGCTATAATTCCTTCAAGTTGGTGGCCAGATGAGTTCCAAATGAATTGGATGATTACTAAAATAAATGAGCCAGTCACTTTTTCTGCTGGAACACCATTTATGTTTTTTAATATCTTTAAAAGTAATGTTTTAGAATCGGTTAAGTTTGAGGTAGACAATCTTTGGGATAAGCCAGATCTCATGGAGGCCAGACAAGCATACGGCGAAGAAAAAATGAGAAAAAATAGAGAAGAGCCCTGGACATGGATGAAGGGCATAAAAACTGGCTTAAATGAAAAGGGCGAAAGAATAGGCCCAGCAAATTCTGGTTTAATAAAATTAGAAAATCCAAAAATTTAAACATAAAATTTTACAGATATTTATTACTATTAAGCTAACGTTATAACTAAAAAGTGAGGAAGAATGGATTTTTCATTAATTTCAAATTCAGAAAAAAAGAAGAGCGCAGAAACAGCACTCCGCAACGTTGAAGACGACTTGTATAGACTGATTCATCAACTTGGAGAAGACCCTGAAACATTTAATCCAAGCACCTTTGTCTTTGACTCATCCTCTTCTGCAGAAGAAGATAGAGACTTTGCGATCAAGAGAGACATTAGCGCTAATTTAACAAAATTAACCACTCTAAAAGCAAAAATACAACAACTTTCGTAAGGGAGAGACATGCAAAACGTGAGTTCAGCGGAATTGCTTTCTGTAAAAAATAAAGCTATTTCATATTTAGAAAAATCAATATATATGTTGGCTGTTCTTTTGGGGATTGATCCAGATAATGTTTCTTCATCTATGCAAAAACCAGCTGAGATTGTAGGCGCTAATCAAGAATTAGCTTTTGAATCGTTAATTAACCAAGTTACAGTTCTTGAGAACTTAAAAGGCTAATAAAATATGTCAAATCCAAATATAAACGAAAAAGAATTCGTCACCCAAGTAGAAGAAAAAAACAATTATGCAGTGTATTCTAAGGATGATGGTACTTTTATGTTTAACGATGGTGCGATTGTCCAATGTGCAGGCCTTGCCTCACCAGTGGCGCTACTGACAGATAACGGTCTTCACATAGAAGACCAAGATTTAGTATAGGAATAGGATTTTTATGGCGTTCAATGCTCAAGAAAATATAAGCTATATAGAAAAGCAACTAGCATACTTTATGTTTATGGTTGGGTTAGATCCGGAATCATTAGATTCAGTAACAATTGACGAGTTGCTGTCCGCAGCAAGAAGCTTATCAAAAGTTGATAGGGAAAATTCATCCGCATTTTATATTAATGAAACTCAAAACAGTATTTTTGCAGGCACACCAGAAGATGTTTTCTTGAAGCATCAAAGAATGTTCCTAATTCTAAACATTAGAAGATTTTGGTATTGGCGTCAACTAGCAATAGGAGCTTTAAACCGTGAATAATAATGATAAACTTTATTATGATAGATTAGAAAAACTTGTTAAATACAAAGCGCTTGAAATTCAGGGCACACTTGACGTATCTAGAAAAGTAAATGACTATCTCACTACTCTTCCAATAGATAAAAGAAGAGAAGCAATTGGTAGAGATCTTGTTACTTGGTTTTTTGAAGTTTTTTCAGCAGAAGACTCCGTCTGGAATGATAGTTTTGTTTCAGAATACACTTCATCATATGTAGAAATGTTATTCTTGGCAGCAAAGCCCACAAAAACACTGATGAGTAATCCAGCGTTTAATTATACTATCGCTAAATTAATGAATTCAACAACAGATCTTACATTTATCAATAATTATCAATTAGATTACTTAGAACACTGCTTGGCGGATGATAACGTTTCCTGGGATTACCAAACAAAATCAATGCAAGATGTTGAAAGTGGAACCCTTGGTAAATTTGATTTTATTTTTATAACTGAGTTTGACATTTTCCATGATATATCTCTTATAGAAAATTTCTGTGAGGCATTAAATCCTGGTGCCACTATGGTCGTATCGCATACAAATGATGACTTAAGAGTTTACGCTTCTGATAGCGAATATACTCCAGCATATGAGTTACACCAAATAGTAAAATCAATATCAGGTCTTAATGTGTATCACATTCCAACTGCGCCTGGGCATACTGTAATCATCAAGGACTAATCTTATATGATAGTCATTGATGACTATATAAAAGACAAAAATCTTCTAAAAGAAATAGAAAACACAAAAGATTTTTTTCCTATTTCAATGGGCAATGAAGATCGAATAGCTTCTGAATTAAATAGCTATCATAGTGAGCAGGCCGACTGCTATGCACCCTACATGTTTTGGGATGGTTGGCATAAATCTCCTGCAAATACAGCAAGAAAAAAAGTTATTCAAGCAATTTGGGAAAACAATCTTCCATTCCCTATTGAAGAATTATGTGGTTTTGAATACTGGACAAGAACCTTTAAGCCAGGTCAATATTTAGGAACTCACGTTGACGAAGATACGTTTCTTTATGCAGATACCAAGATATTCAGAGGGCCTAAAACAGGCTGTGTTTATTATCCAGATTTTAATGAAGTTGTAGGTGGATTTTTGGAATTGCATCCAACCGCAGTTTCTGAAGAAACACATAATGCGCTAGAGATGGAGAATATAGAACCACTTATAGTGCCGATTGAACTTAGGGAAAGAATAGCCTGTAAACCAAATAGGTTAATTATTTTTGACGCAGGTCATATAATTCATAACACTACACCCCCTTTAACTGGAGTCCGTCGCGTTATGGTGATCAATGTTTGGCATAAGGACAGTATTCCTACGGCTTTGTCTACAGGGAAGTTTTATTACGAATAATTTATGATATAATCTTATTATGTTAAATACAAGAGATAGTTTGGTTGGAAAATGGTCTGTAAAAGTTATCACACCATTTGGTGAATCTAAGGCAGATGTAATCCTTGATTCAACTGATCCATTTGTGACTGGTACAATAATTGGGGAAAATGGTTCCGTAGAATTCTCTAATGGCATAATAGATGGAAACAAGCTTAAACTTTCTGCGACAGTAGACACCCCAATAAAAGCGACTATTGCCGCTGAAGTTGAAATAAATGAATTCATCTTTCATGGTGTTTTAAAAATCGATGAATATATGGAAGTTAATATTACTGGTGAAAAAAATGTCAATATATAAAATACCTGCTAACTCCATAGATGGAGAAGAAAACTTTTTATCAAAGTTTGATGGGATGTTAACTCTTATAGTAAACGTATCCACGAAAGCTGGTGGATATACACCCAAGTGCTCAAAAGTCTGGTCATATGCTAGAACATGTAGACAACTGTGGCAACTACAAAAAGTCCACGATGAATTTAAAGATAGAGGATTTTCTGTTCTAGCTTTTCCGAACAATCAATTTGCACAAATGGAACCAGGAACAAATGAAGAAATAAAGACTTTTGTTAAAGAACATTATCCATTTGTTACTTTTCCATTTTTTGAAAAAGTTGATGTCAATGGAAAAAATGAACACCCATTATTTGCCGCACTTAAAGGCAATGAAAAAAGAAATTATTCTGACTTTACAGCAGATCAAAGTAATAAAGCAAAAGAAAACCAAAACCTTGCCGGGCAAGCTATTGCTAGAATTTCTCATGGTTATGAAAAATTTTTAGTAAGTAGAGATGGTATTATGGTTGCCAGATTTAACTGGCAAGACATGCCATTAGATGAAATACCAAGAGTTATGGGTGCTGGCTGGACAATACGAGAAGCAATAGACGAGATGTTGGGGTAAACATGGAAAATAACCCAGTGGATAAATATATCAATAGTGTGGCCTTCCCAGTTACCCCAGATATTGATGATAGTATAATCGAAGAGATTGGCGAACTCCAAGTAGAAGTTCTAGGACCAGGTGTAATTGTTTTTAGAAACGCTTTTAATATAAATCAGCAAGTTATTTTAGATTATATTGATTCTAAAGCAGAGAAAGCACACGAAAATAGATGGGCTTATATTACCGCAGAAGATGGAAATGAGTATGGCATAAATGAAGATGGATTTAGATATAGGTTAGAGGATATCCCCTCAACTCCAGTAAGGCTTCTGCATCCAGTAACTGATGAAACTCCACAAGAAGTAAAAGATTTTTTTCTTTATCTAGAAGAACAAAATTATAAATGTCTACTTAAATATATAGATCATTATCCATTAATGTTGGGCAGTATTTGGTGGAAGAATAGAGGCCATGTTCTTAGATACGGTAATGGTGGCATCTTAGGGTGCCATGCTGATAATGATACAAATTATAAAGTAACTAACGGTGTTCGATATATGCCAAGAGGCATGGTTGCATCAAGACAGACTTGTGGTTCACTTATTTATCTAAATGACTGCGTTGACTCAGAAGAAGAGTTAAATGGCAGAAACTTCACAGGAGGCCATTTAAGATTTGTTCATTTAGGAATATCTTATAGCCCTAAAAAAGGAGATATTATATTTTTTCCAACAAATTTTGTTGCAGCCCACGATGTTGAAAGAATGGGCAAAGGAGTAAGATATAGCTATTTGTCCTTCTTTGGACAAGGCGCAGATGATATCTCTGCTGGAATTGTCATATCAGAACCAGACCGAAGCTTTGAATGGTGCCCAGCAGTATGGCTTAACAATATCTATGATGACTATGAACGTTACTGCAAGTCACCATACTCTATATATTCTAATCCAGAAAAATACAATGTTGAAATTGGCTGGAACCCAGTTTACCAAGGGCGAAATGTAGCACAGTATAACACTACCCACGAAGCGGTAGAGGTTAAAGAAGAGGCAACTGCTTCTGGCTCAGAAGATTTACCAGAAGGCCCATGCGGAACAGACCCAGTAAGAGTTTAGCTATGGGCACGAAAGAGATTAAACCACAACATCTTGGGATGGGGATAGTACTTTTCAAAAATGCTATTGATGTTGATGAGGATAAAATAATACCATTTATTGCATCTTTAAAGGAAAAAGCAATAAAAGATGATTATAAAATCATCTATGATGAAAATAAAAATCCACTGTATGCGATTAACAGAAGTGGTCATAGGTATACTTTAGAGTCTATATACAATAGCTCTAGCCATATAATGGATTTCCTAAATAAGGATAGTGATCCATTTTTAATAAACTTCTTTGCTCAGTGCGAAAAAACATTCTACAGCAACTTACTTAGGTATGTAGAACTATTTCCTATGTTGCTTCCAAGCCTGTGGTGGAGAACGCAGGGCCATATTTTGGCTTATGGCCCAGGCAGTGCTATGGGACTCCACAGCGATAATGATGTCAATTACCAGCCAGGATTTGAACCTGATTGGCAGGTAGCCACAAGAAGTGTTGTTGGATCAATTATATATTTAAATTCTTCAGTAGAATCTAAAGATGAAATAAATAAGTATGAATACTTAAATGGGGAAATTTTTTTTCCATATGCAGATGTTGTATATAAACCAAAATCAGGCGACTTACTAATGTTTCCGTCTAATTATTTAGGTTCTCACGCAATCAACCCATGCAATGAAGGCAGCAGATACGCATACATAGGGTACTTTTCCCAGGGTTCTCCACACCCAGATAGAGGAATAAATATAACTCACGGTGATATTCCGCCTGGTTTACAGGGTCAAGTATGGATGCCAGATGTAGTAAAGGATTATGTTGAATATATAAAAAGTAAATACGATGAAGATAGCAAGGCTGCAAATGAGTTGTTAAAACCAACAACTAGAATGTATAATAGTTCTAATACTGTTAAGGAGTTAATGGGTGAATAATTTGGTTATCAACAACGATATTGAAGGAAAAGATCTTGGTGGCGGAGTTGTTCTTTTCGAGAATGCTGTTAGCTTTGATGGTGATAAGGCATTTGATTTTTGTGAAGAGATAGTCACAAGAGAAAGAAATGCAATGTATAAGCCTGGAATTGACCCAGAAACAGGAGAAGAAATCTATATAAATAGAAGTGGATACTTCTTTGGTAAAGAATCAATTGACATCATGCCAGGAAGAGGTTCTGCGGCACACCAAGATCCTAGAGAAGACGTTGTTAATTTTCTTAATGGACTTGAACAGTCAAGAGATAAATACTTATTTAAATATTTAGAATTTTATCCGCTAGCATTCAAATGTATATGGTGGAAGGTAAAAGGTCACATCGTTGCCTACAAAAAAGGCGCTTATTTAGGTCCACACTCAGATATTAGCACTGATTACATATATGGAGTTTGGACTCCAAATGATCAACTTGCGATGAGAAGTACAGTAACAGCTCTTATATATTTTAATGATTGTGTTGACTCAGAAGACAAATTAGATGGAAAGAATTTCATGGGTGGTCATCATTATTTCAATTATTTAGACATTACTCATATCCCTAAAAAGGGAGATATTTTATTTTTTCCAGCCTCGTACACTGCTGGGCATGAGGTCAAGCCAGTTGAAGGTGGAATGAGATACTCTTATCTTGGATGGTATAGTCACGGAACTCCAAATATAGAAGTTAAAGAAGCAGTAGCTGATCCACTTGTTGATCCTGTCGCAGCACAGACATCAACAAACGTATACATGCCAACTCTTGTAGAAGACTACAGAAAGCATCTTTTATCTAGGGGTTATGACGAGTTTTCAGAACAATATAGAATTACAAAATCAAGCTATGGTCAATAATGTTAGATACTAAATTAAAAATGAAAGATGTAGGTAGCGGTCTTTGTGTTGTGGAAGACGCTATTGATATTAACCAAAAGTTTTTATTTGACTACATAATGATGTTGAGAGAAGAAGAAGAAAAAACTTTTACATATGTTGTTGAAGATGGTAAAAGATATGCGATTAATAAAACTGGATTTAAATTTGATCCAGATGCGGTCAGCTTGGCACCAAATAGATTTATAGATCCACTATTAAAAATGAATAATTCATTAACAAGACAAGTAACTAAGGAGCAAGAGCAATTTATAGCAGACTTAGAAGATCTAATGTACAGAATACTTGTTGAATACTGTAAGTATTATCCAGACGCTTCAACGGTCTGCTGGTGGAGAGGTATGGGTCATATCGCAACATATGAAAATGGTCAGGGAATAGGCCCACACTGTGATGATCAGATCCCATTTAGGTTTGGAGAAAAACCAAAAAATGAGTACCCAAAACATAGTAAGGTAAGTGTTAATATTTACTTAAATGATTGTGTTGACTCAGAAGATCAGTTAAACGGATATAATTTTATGGGCGGAGAGATTACGCATAAACACGCAAAACATACCTATAAGCCAAAAGCTGGATCAGCCGTAATATACCCTACTAATTTTATAGGAACTCATGAAGTGGCTCCAGTAACTGCTGGCCTAAGAATAGCCTATCTTGGGTCTTTTTTATATGGGACACCATCAGAAGGCATTACAGAAAACGGAGACTGGAGAATCTGGATGCCAAATCTAAGAAAAGATGCTGGGTTAGAATTTTAAATTTATTACTATAAACATATACGTTTATTAAAGGTAAAGAATGATATACAACCAGCCAATAGCCTACAATAGCAATGTTACCTATTCGGGCGTTTTAGTCATAAACGCGCCAAGTATATCTAGCCCAATAATCGTAAATAATGTAACCTTTTTTTATCCAACTAATGAAGACTTTTCTAATTTAACAACTATTGCAGTTGTGAGTATAGATACCTCAATAGATGGGATTATAACAGTCCAAGCACTAGATGATCAGGTTACAGCTTTAGCAAGTGCCTCAGTAATAGCAATTTCTGGCACAGCTGAAATTACTATAGTGGCGTAAATCAGCTACTATAAAGAGTAAATTACTTTAATTTTGGAGATAAAATGTCCGTTAGCAACGTTTTGGTTAATGATAGCGTCAGACTAAAAGTCAAATTTCTTGACCAAGGTGACGGTGGCGTACAAGTAGAAGCAGAGATAGTCAGTGTTCAGGTTTTAATAAAAAATTCAGACGCTGAAATAGTAATTAATACATCAGCGACTCTTTTGTCTGGTTCTGAATATTATTATGACTTTACTCCAACAGAGGCTGACACATACACAGTAACATTTACTGGCACCACATCTTCAGGGAACAGTATAGTTTCCAAATTAACATTGTATGCGAATAGTTCTACTACTGACTATGAGCCAACGGTAACTCTAAGAGCAGATGAAACTATTATATTTGCTCCTGATTTATCGCCACTCTATCTTGATCCAGAAGAGCTTGTTGCCATTTTTCCAGACGCTTCTTTAATTGAAATCGGAGAAATGATTTATAGATACTCTTTAGAAATAAAAGAAATATATGGGCTAAAAGGTGATGAGGATGGATCTACGCTACCATTTATTATACTTGAGTACATTAAAGCAGCAGCAGCTTGTGAGTTAAGTAGAACATATGGCTTTGGTGGAGATGATGAACTTTCATTAAAGTTGGCAGATTTAGAAATTACAAACAGATCTGCACCAAGAGCAGTTGCTACTAGATCAAATGCAACAACTTGGTGCCAAATAGCCGCTTCTTTGAGAAGAGAGGTCCTTGCAAAGAAAGTATCAATGAGAGGGGTGCAACCAAAAGGACTTCCAAACAGAAGAGTTGCAACTTCAGGAAAAACACTCGATCCACAAACTGGTCAACTAATTTATTTGTCAGACAAAGAGCTTTATGGTCCAGGCAAAAAACCAATAGTGCAAGATGACCCAATGCCGGACAGAAGACTGCGTCAATATGATTAATGCAAAAAAAGTTTTTAAACAAATACTAAGAGAATGGGGTCACGATATTCTCCTGCAAAGAAGATTATCTGATGACGGCCTTTATTCCGATAAACTTGAAAGAGTAACCACAAGACACACTAACGCAGCCTCAAGATATTTAGCTTCAACAAAGCAGGAAGAAATTGAAGGCTTAACCATAAATTCAAATAGAGTTTATTATTTTGAATCAGAAATAAACCCAAAACCAGGGGATAGAATATATGAAGGTTCTTTTTCTTTACTTGAAGACTATGTTCTATATGTAATAGAGGAATGCTACCCAGTAAGAGGTAGATATGGTAAAGTTGAATATTGGATGTGTGGGGCAAGCAAAGAAGAAACGGCAAGTTAAATGTTAGTTGTAACACCAGGACAAAGTGTAGAAATACCATTTATATATAAGTCTGGCTATGAATATGTAGATCCAGAATCTAATATTATAATTTTCTTAAAAAGAGGTTTAAGTTCAGTAGGGCCAGTAATAATTGGGCCGTATGTTTATAATATAGATTTAGCTACAGCAGCAAGCCCAGGCTATTCACAGTCATTTACAGCAACAGATTCGGTAGAAAGAATCTCAGAAGGTTATTACAATCTTGTAATGCAGATACCTGCAAATGCATTTGACGGACAATATACAATTGAAATAAATACAACTTTAAATGGTGCAATTGATATTAAGGAAATTAATATCCACATAAAAGCCGTAGTGCAAAGCTCTGATTCAGACTACTCTTTGTTTGGAAAATCTGTTTCAATTAATTCAACTTCTAAATATAAGTTGATGGATCAGTTTGATACAAATAATGTACTTTTAATAGGACATACAGATGCAATAGAGCCATATGGTATTCAAAAAATTAGTTCTATAAAAGAAGGCGTAGATTTATTAAGAGCAGATATTAATTCTCCATTACTAAGAGGAATGTTTGACGCCTATAGTTGTGGTGCAAGAGATATATATTTAATGTCAGCAGGCTACATGAATCAGTACGTTGATAATGTAGCTGAAAGAAATACGCCAATATTTAAAGACAGTGTTAATGATACATTTACTTTTTACCAAACATATTATAATAGTCTCGCAATCTGCTATAACCTAATTGAACAATATGATTTTATAGATTTTGTTGTTCCACTAGAAGCTAGTATGATAAACACTGGAACAGTAAATTTTGCAAAGCAGTTAGCTAATTTCTGTAATAAAATCCAAGAAAATACTGGCGAAGTAACCATAGGCATATTAGGTTCAAAGAACCAGGGTGTTAATTCTCAAGATGTCACAGAATTAATAAATAAAAATTTTGACATTCAAAGTACGATTGATGGAAATGGTTTTATAACAAAAGACACAGGTAAGCACTTAGTGCTTGTTTATGGAGAAGCTATCTTTGCACATAAACAACTGCAAACAAGTTATAGCTCATCTTTAGCTGCAGCAACAGCTGGCTTATTGTCTTCAATGCAAGTTAATTATGGAATAAGCAATCAAAGAATTCCTGCTGCTCTTTCTGGCTATGGGGCAGAACTAACTACAGCACAAGTAAAATCTTTGAATGACAAAGGAATTAATTCGATAACAAGAGGAAGTAGATCAAGAAGATTTGCTGGCCCATATGATGTATATCTGAGTGGTGACTTTACGCAATCAATAAGCGAAAACTTTAAAGATTCTTCCAATGTTCGTTTAGCTGCAATGGTGATATCTGAAGTGCAAGCAATTAGCAAAAATGCAATAGGTAAATTTGGATACTCTAAAATTACTAGCAAAGTTGAAGCATTATTAAATTTCTTAAAAATTAATGATATAGTTAGAAACTATAGTTTAGACGCGTATGCAGATAAGCAAGAAAAAGGAAAAATGTACTTTAACATAACACTTGTTTCTTCTAGAACTTTAAGAGAACTATCATTTAACATAGCATCAGGAAGAGGCGCATAATGCCACAGAACTACCCAATGTTCCCAACAGCTAATATCAATGAATTTTCATTTGACAGAGTTTCAGGCAGTTTGCCTCCACTGCAAGCACAAGGGAATTTAACATATATAGAATTTATAGCAGCCGTAAAAGCCCTCTGGGAAAACGCATACCCAAATATTAAAATAAAACCTATTCAAAATGGCGACTATGCAGAATATCCTGTTATAGCATATGGATTAGAGTTAAGAAGGGCTCATTCCGTAGAGCCAAAGCCCAGAAGTAGAGTATCACCATCAAAAGATATAGCTATTTTTGGTCAAAGATTTCAAAATATAATATCTTTTACCGTAATAACAAAGTCAAATTCAGGTGAATTAAAAGGATCTTCAGATAGATATGCTGGTCCAGAGGTTGCAGAAAAGGTTATTGAAATATTCGAAGATTTTATGTTGGAATATACCCCAGTTTTTAAAAGATTAGGTGCATCAGAGTTAGTATATGCCAGAAGATTATCAGATTCTGAGGAAAATAGGGACGCTACAGATGTAAATAAAAGAACCGTAACCTATATGTTAACAACCGAAAAGCTTATTGGCATGGAGGTTGGGCGTATAGAGCAAATAGCGTTAGACGTAAGACGTTATATGGCTATGGAAAAAGAGATTTGGGACCAATTCTATGAAGGCTCAACACCAACATATGAAGGAACTGAATTAAATATAATTGATTTAAATCAATCAGCTACTCCAGATTCATAAATTATTAGTGGTTTGTTTTCAAACAATGCCCATTACTATATTGATGAAGTAAAAATACATATGCTGCAAGCGGAGGTCTAAAAGCTAATGGCTCTACCAGGTGTAAAAACAGTAATCAAAGATAGATTTTATAGTATCTCTCGCCAAGATATTCCAGTTGGCCCGAGAGTAGTTCTTATCGCAAAAAGAGGAACACCCAGCACTACTGGCAATGTTCAAGATCTTGACGTAGTTCAGGCTACAAGCGAACAAGATGTAATTCAAGCTTTCGGAGAAGATTCACAAATCCATAGAGGATATTTTGAACTTCTTGCTGGTGGAGCAGAAAGAATTTTCATTGTTCCACTTCCAGCAGACTCATCATTTAATCACACAACAGGTGCGATTACAAGCGTAACATACGCAGCAGCAGGTGGTGGAAATGTTTTTGATGCAGCGTTTGAAGCAGCTGAATCAGCTCAGCCAGACATTATAGTTCCTTGGGGCCGTGGAACACATTCAAGTGAATGGCAAAATCCTGCAACACCAGCTGACGATGAAGAGTATGGCTTTTACGCAAATAACGGAACTGGTTCAGCTAGTTGGGCAGCAAAAGTAGCTGATAAGGTTAAGGACATTTCAGAAAATTCACACGCATGCTTCGCAGTAATGGGAATTAAGCCATACGTAGGAACATCTGAGTTCATGACTCCAGCACAAGTTTCCTCACATCTCTATAACTCAGGATCTGGTCCTGCTAACTTAATTAGCAGAGATTCTTCAACAATGGAAGAAATTGGTAGACACGTTGTTGTTATTGCATCAGAGCTCAAGCCTGTAAATTACAATGCAGACTGGGGTTACTCAAATGGTGCAACAACATTCGCCGCAGCGATCAGCAGAATGTCATCATTTACTTCACCTGTTAATAAGACAGCTTACAACGTAGCATCTATTAGATATAACCCATCAAGAGCACAGCAGTTAGCGCTTTCCAATCTTGGTGTTAACTTTATTGCCTTGAACTTCAATAAGATTCCAGTCTTTGTTGAAGGTCTTACAATGGCAGCAGCTACATCAGACTACACAAGAATTTCTACAATGAGAATTGTTACAGAAGCAGCTCTTCTTGTTAGACAAGTTTGCACGAAGTTTGTTGGCGAGGCATCCACATTACAAACACGTAATTCAATGGAAACAGCCATAACTTCTGCACTACGTGGCATGCAACAAGTCGGTGCCTTGCTTGACAGTGACTTCACAGTTAGTTACTGGCCAGCAGAAAATAAGGCGTTTGTTGATCTCGTGCTCACACCAGCATTTGAACTCAAGAACATTGAAGTTCAAGTCGCAGTAACAATATAAATAAAACATATATCTGATATACCGAATTAGGAGGGTATAATATGGCTGGTTCAGACTATTACGACAGTGCGGTTAATAAGTATCTTAATACTTACACCACATTCTCAGGAGCTGACATTGTTGCCACATTTGGTGGCGTTGAAATCGGTGCACTTTCAGGAATTACTTTTTCAGTAACAAGAGAAAAAGCACCAATCTACACAATGGGTTCACCAAACCCAAGATCTTTCTCAAGAGGAAAGCGTGGTATCGCTGGTTCATTGATCTTTACAGTATTTGATCGCCCAGCACTTTACCAAATGCTTGATGCAAACCACCAGAAGGATAACGCACAATTGTTTTACACAAGAAGACATAATACTCTTCCTGGAGACGTAGGACACAAGCGTGGTATTGCAGAGTTCTCAACACAAGATTCTGACGTAGTATCACAAGTACCATTCTACGCAGACCAAATTCCTCCGTTTGACATTACCATAACTTTTGCCAATGAATACGGTCAAGGTGCTGTACGTTCAATCTATGGCGTAGAGCTTCTTAACGAGGGTTCTGGAGCATCAATGGACGACATCGTCATTGAAGAAACCATGACCTATGTTGCAAGAGAAATTGGTCCAATGTACAGAATTACAACAGACCAACTCGCCAATGGCAAGTTTAATACAGGTGACCTCAGAGACATGATCAACAAAGATACAGTTTCTGAAGCCGGTCTCAATCCTAAGATAATTAGACCATAATTTAATTAAACCTGCTAAAAGTAAGTTGATATGGAGGACGGGGGAAACTCTGGTCCTCCATATCTATTTTTTAGCAAAGATAGGATAAAATGAATAGAATAGACCCTAAACCAATCAAGTATGATTTTGGACCATATCATAGAAGAGCAAATCTATATGATCAGGAAGCAATTAGTAAAGTAAGGGCAGAAAAGGGTTTACCAGATCCATTTTCAAACATGTCTTTTGCAGGAACTGATATTTCTGCAACGATGGTTATACCAGTAATAGATAGATTAAATGGCACAATCCAATCAATGGATGTACTTGAACTAGCTGAAGTACAAACAATATCTTATTCTATTCATAGAGAAAATTCTCCCGTAAGAACAGTGGGTCACGTTAACCCAAGAGGCTTTGTTAAGGGTGGAAGAACAATAGCTGGTTCACTTATATTTACCGTATTTAATGAGTACGCTTTTTATAGAATAAAAGAATATAGAAATATAATGTCAGAAACTGGTTTGTTTTTTGCTCCCTTAGCTGACATGTTACCACCATTTGACATTGTTTTAACATTTTTTAATGAATATGGTTTGGGTTCAAAAATGAAAATATATGGTGTTACAATAGTGGATGAAGGTCAAACAATGTCTGTGGACGACCTTATCACTGAACAAACATATACTTTTATGGCTAGAGGAATTCAACCAATGATTTCCATGGACTATGACCCGATGCTTCTCGGTGCAGAAGAAAGCGCTGTCTACAAAGACAGACAAAATAACTTTTACGGTGAAGAAAAAATGTTAGAATATACTAGATTTATAGACAGAGTAAGAAAGCCTTAAACGCATGGCAGGTGCAGCAGACCAAAATGGAAGACTTTACGGAAAACCTTTTAGGCCGTTTAGCTCTTATTTACCACCAGAATTTAAATTTGCAAAAGAAGGTGATGCCTACTCATTAATAATGCCAGATTCCTTTGATCCACTAAACCCAGATATTGATTTACAGTGGGCTGGAAAAGTAGATGATACAGCAAAGTTTAATAATTATTACGATTACTTTTTTACTGGTGAAGATGTAAAAATTTATATAGATGGTTTATTTGACGCCGGTGATGAATTAGATATAGCAAGTTTTGCATTTAATATAGTCCAACAAAAAACTCCATTGTATGGTTTTTGGTCATATAACTATGATGTTATGATGACTGGCACAAGAATAGTCACTGGTGAATTCGTAGTACATAGTAGATATCCTGGAAGAATGAGAGACTTGCTTTCAAAAGCTGCAGATGTTAGAGCTTCTTTTTATACAGATTCTCCAAAATCTCAAATTCAATCTTATTTAAGAGGTGACAAAGAAAGTCAAGAAGACGATAAAAATATACAAAAATATTGGGGGGCAAGCCAGCTTGATAGACTGTCATCCGATCAAAGAAATTCTTCAAACGACAGAAACATATTTAGTGCTCACCCTCCATTTAACTTTGTAATAAAATATGGATCCCAAGAAGGTTCTTTAACAACCCTGGTTAGAAATAAGGGGACAGGTGGCGATCAGTCATACGATATGCTTGATAGACTGATGTCACTAGATTATAATGACAGACTAAGTCAAACAAATATTAGAGAAATGGATATTATTTTACAAAGCATTCATTTAACAACTATGTCTACAAATTATAATCCAGGTGGAAATCCTTTGGTGGAAGCTTATCAATTTATAGCTAGAGATATGTATATCTCTGAAGGGGTCAGAAAAGATCCTCCAAATGGTCAAATAACTATAAATGAAGAGCAACAGACAAGATCAACAAATTCCACAATCGTACAACCTCCTCCAACTGAAGAAGAGCTCCTATCGCTAAAGGATAGAGCAAGATTGTACGAAGAATAATAATAATTGTGGTATACTTATTTAAATAGAAAATACTTAATCAGGAGAAATCATGAGTGAAGTGAGAAAAGTTGTAGTTAAAGACGCTCCAGAACTGGCCGAAGAAATGGGAGCTCAAGAAGCGTATGTTACGATTGCAGAAGACGAAATGCAAGCACCTGTTGAAGAGAGCGTCGGTGTAGAAGAGTTGCCAGATGATGAGCACATTTGGCCAAACGGTCCAACAGCAGGCCAAATTAAAGCTTGGAAAAAAGAATTTGGTGACGTGTATGTCACATCAATTAGCTATGATAAGCATATTGCCTGGAGAACATTGAATCGTCTTGAATATAAGAATCTCTTCAAGAAGATGGAACAACTTGTTCAGGCTGGTCAACTTAGCCAGTCAGAAGCAAATCTTTGGAACGAAGAAGCAATTGCAGAAACATGCATTCTATTTCCTCAGTATGATAAGCAATCGCTAATTACTGAGATGGCTGGTCTGCCGTCGCTAATTTCTCAAGAAGTGTTAGAAGCTTCTGGGTTCTTAGCATTAGAAGTAAGACAGCTCTAATGACATGGTCAATGCAGAAATATTATATGAACTAAAATTAAAATATGGATCTATTTTTCAGACTTATCTGAAAAAAGATCTTGTAATATTTCGTGAATTAACCTTTGCTGAATTCGATAAAATAGCTGAACATGAATCACTTGGTGAAAGTTCAGCGGAAATAGAAGATTTAATAATTAAGTCAGCTGTATTATATCCAGAAGATATCGTTCTGGATCATTATCCAGCTGGCTTAGTTGCTTCTTTGGCGGAAGAAATTCTTCAAGAGTCTGGTTTTGCCTCCCCCGCTAAGGCTAAAAGAACATTAGATGATAAAAGGGCTCAGGCTGCAGAAGTTAGAAATTTAATGAAAGCCTTTGTTCTGAGTACTATAACTACATATTCTCCTGAGGACTTAGATAATTTAACTTATACTAAGTTAGCAGAAAAAGTAGCACTATCAGAAAAAATTATAGAAATAAAACAAAACATTTTAGGTATTGCGCCAACAAATGTAATATTGCAACTTATTGATCCTCAAGAAGAAGAAGAAAAGTTTAAGGATAAAGCTGAAAGATACAATAAGTCTAAAAAAGAAGGCGAAGCAAAGTATGAAGATCCAATTGCTCAAAAACTTTGGGGAATTAGATAATAGAAGGGTAGATTGTTTTGTTTAGAGACAAAACACCGTTAGTCAACTTAGGCTATGGTCTCACGTCCCGTGACGTACCAGCAAGTTCTAATGAAGAAAAAAACCCTAACCCAAACAGCGGATACATATCTCGTGCGTTAAATGATAAGCCGATTCTTAAATACATAACAACTACAGCTGCAACATTAGCTGGAACTTATGCCGCGTCAAAGCTTTTAAGTAAGGGTGGCATTAAACTTGCGAAAACAATACAGAGGTCTGCAGATAGTGGGTCTCATCTAGGTAGGACTTTTGTCCAAAATGCAGCACAAATAAGAAAAACCTTAGATGAACTTGAGGGTGTAAATAGATATGTTGAAGGTTTTGAGGATCCTTATAGCAGATTAATATATCAAGCAGCAGATGGAAAAACAATAAGGCCACAGCTGACAAGATTGACTGGTCCAGAATTTGTTTCCGATGGAACAATGTGGATGACAAGAAGAGAGTTTCAAGCCTCACGAGCAGGTCGTCAACCGGTAGCTGAATGGGCTTTTAGAGATCAATTGCAGAGCAACCTTGCAAGAGGTGCAAGAAATCTACCGCTTACTTTACCAGCAACATACATTGTACAAAGAGGTTTAACAGATCCATTATTTGGAAACTCTGAAGATAGACCTAGAACAAAATGGTATAACCCTGTTGATGTTGTCACTGATTTTGTTAAGCAGTCAACACTAAATATAACGAGCATACTACTTCCAGAGTCAGTTGCTGGAGCGGGAATAAAGAGGATAAAACAATTATCTGATGCACCGTATCAAGATTTTCCACTGCCACTAAGTAGAAATCAGCTTAAAACAGCAAATAAAGTAGCAGATCTAAAAACTATTTTAATGTCATTTGGACAAGATAGTGAAAAGATAATACAACAAGCTACAAGAATTAGCAGTTCAGCATCCTATGCATTTAACGCTTCATTCCAAGAAGCTCAAAGAAGAGAAGGTGGAGTTGTTTTTGCACTACACCAGGCAAGAAGAGGAGCAGCTGCAGCCAGAGCAGCTTCTGAGCTTTCTGGAGAAGGAAAACTTGCAAGAGCTACAAAAACAGCTAGAGGCTATCTATTTGGCTATGCAAATAATTCTGATACAAGTCTTGATATTCCGCTCTATGGAGAATTCAAAGCAGGAGAAAAAACACTCGGGTTTATAGACACAATACCAACATTAAGAGGCTTAACAACTGGCTCTAGAACATATCGTCAACAATATAAAACAGCAAAGAACGCTTATGATGTTATATCTGGGGCCCTTTCATATGATGAGGCACTGAGAAGATCTACTGGAGATACAACCACTGCTGCAGATATTTTAACAAAAACAATTCAAAATATCAAAAAACAACATACAAGTAGATTTTCTAATCTAGTCTACTCGTCATTAAACGCTAAATCCATGGTTGATGGTGATAGTGATTTAACAAAAGCTGGACAATTTACCAGAGAATTTGAAAATGAAGCGTATGCTAGATCTATACAAGAGTCTTTAGTTAGACGAGGGATAAATGATGAAGCTGCATTAGACTTTGTCGGCCAAATGAAGATAAGAAGACTTCTAACTCCTTTTGACAGAAATAGAAGTATCTCTGAAAGAATTACATTTGGAATTAAAAAGATAAATGTAGGGACAGATGATGCATTCTTTGCGGCAATAAATGAAAGAGCTAAAAAAGATTTAGGTAAAAAAGCAGAAAACTTTACTGCTGAAATACTTAAGTCATCATTTAGAGAAGCAGACTCAGCATTTACAACTCAATCATATAGAGCTCTTTTAAGGGAAAGGGCAGAACTAGCTTATAAAGATATAGAAAAAAATATCATAATACAGCATGCAAACGCAATAAGTAGGCCACAAAAAGCTCTGTACGAAGATTTTACTGGAGCAATAACTCCTCAAAAAATGAGTTTTCTTTCAAGAAAAGCAGCTCAAAAACTTGGAATACAATTAGTTAATTCAGATGGATCATACACCTCAGACAATTTCATTGCTGCTCAGTTAGCTAAAAGAGGAATAAATGCAGACGATGCCTCACAGCTAAAAGGATTCTTAATTGATAATAAATTAATGACACCAGCGTCTAGTGTTGGTGGATTTAATATTTTTGGCTTAAGAGAAATATCAATTGACAAAGCATTTGATAAAGGAATTTTTGAAGCATTTGATGATAAGAGTAGGGCAGAGGCTAGAAGAGTATTTGGCCAAGTTGCAATGCAAGATCCAGTTTCTAGAACAATTGGATATTCTGCACTTACTGGAGTTTACGAAAACGCAGCTGGAAGAATAGTTGATACAACCAGAATGAGATCTGGTTTTATGAGCTTTATGGATACTCTTACTGAGGGCTACGGAATACCAGTAGTTAAATTTAATCCTTTACAACTTCTTGGTTTTGGTGGCCCCAAAGGTGTTTCTAGAGATACGGAAATACAATTCTTAAGAGGGACAGCAAGACAAGATTTTATAGCTGATTCCGTAGATAGACCAGAGGTTTATGCGTGGGTTAATCAGAGATCTGGTTTATTTGGAAACGTAGGAAAATTATTTGGCATTACTGCTACAGAGGGTGGCGCTTCAATTGATGAAGCAGCTGGTTTGTATAAGAGATTTTCTTCGACTGAAACCGATCTTTATTCAAGAGCAGCAAGATTGGCGTCGGGTAGAGAACAGGAAAGGTCTTCTGTTATAGCTGGAGAACCAGTTGGAAGATTAGAAAGAATCAGATCTTTATTTGATGTAGATGAAGAGCAACCAAGTTCTTTGTTTAGAAAACTTGGAAGATTTGCAAGAAGAAAGTCAGATATACAAAACCCAGTTGTATTTGGAAAACTTTTATCTGAAGGGACTATTAGTGTTGGTAGGGGCAAAACTCTAACACTTAATGCTGTTGATGATACTGTAAATATAATAAATGAAGCTGGAGAAGTAGTATTTAATGCAGATGAAGTTTCTGGAGCTTTTGAAGCTTTTAGACAACAAACATCAAGAAGAGGAACTCCACTAAGAATATTAGATGCGTACCAAGAATCTCTTAATTTAAGAAGACTAAGCATAAGAGGTGAAGAGGTAGGACTTGCTTCTATAACTGACGAAGACTTACCAGAAGCCGTAAAAAGCCTAGAAAGTATTTACGAAACCGTAAGCTCATCAATAAAGGCTCGTGGAGGAAACCCTATTGGCTTAACAAGAGCAATGAATTTTGTTAGCAATATGGCAGAAGAAGCTGAGTCTTTATCAAGTGATATAATTAAGCATAGATCGCCAACAATCAGCACAAGGCAAGACTATTTAAGAAATGCAATTAATAAAGTACTTATTGAAATAAGTGCATATGAAGACTACAGTGCAGATCCTGGTGCGATAGCTTCAAAGTTAGAAGAAGTGCTTCTCAGGCTAAGAAGAACTGGACAAATTTCTCCAGAACAATTATCTGAAGCAAGAGCAGCAGCACTCGAAAATGTTTTTGACTTAGTTTCTTATCAAAATTATTCACCAAAACTTCAATTTGGTTTAAACCAGCAAAAAGCTTTAAATTCTATTATTAATAAAAGAAACGAAAGTGAAGCCTTTGCAAAAGCACTTTCTGGTTTGACTAAACCATTTACAAGTCAAACAATAGCTAACGTTGGTGCAGGTGGAACTGGAAGATTTACCTCTTTAATTAGACCTTTTTTTAAGAGAAACTTTGGCGTTGCTCCATATGAATTAGCAGATACCGCAGTAAACCCACTAGGTAATGCTGGTGTAACATTTGTCCCAACATTTTCAACATTGCTCGATAGAGCAGCAGAAGGGCAAACTAGTTTTACAAGAGTTCTTGGTAACGTAGTTGGTGCAACTAGCTATAGTTCACCAGGTACATTTAGTGCAGCCTCAATACCAGCAATACATCTATCTGACAGAATAAACAGATACTTTGGAACACTGGGTCTATCGGTTGATGCTGATAAGTACAGAAGTCCATTAAGTTTCTTTGCTGGTGGCATTGTTGGTAAAAGAGTAGCACCACTTTATATTGGTGGTGCACTAGCTCTTGGTGCAGACAGAACAATAGGTGGCCTAACTCAAGAAAGAGACGCAAGAGGAGAAAGGGTTTATTCTCCGTTCTTTTTGGGCAAAGCAGCAAGAGGAGCAGTAGAACTTCAATCAATTGCATCAGGGATAACTCCTGGTGGAATGGGTTATGAAGAAAAGAAAGAACAGCTTCTTGAGGGGGAAGTGCCAGTAAGACAAGGTAGATATTGGCCGCTTGGCACAACACCATTTGCTGGTGGCAAAGTGCAATATTACAGACCTTCCTATTACAGAAGAATGCAATCTGGAAGCACCTACACTTCAGACGCTTTTGGTTCTCCGATTGAAAGACTAGCTTATGGTTATGATTTCTCCCCATTAAGACCATTTGATCCATATAGATTTGAAAGAAAGCAGTACTTTGATAGGCCTTATCCAGTAACTGGAGAATACTTTACTGGTCCGTTTGGTCCATTGACTCCAGCACTTAATATGACATTTGGGAGATTGCTAAAACCGCAAGTCCAAATGCACCAACAAGAAGTTTCGCAAGCATTGTCTCAATATGTTCCAGCAGGTTATGGTGGTGCCTATGATCCATCCGGCTTATTATCTTCTGGAAGAGTGGCTCCAACTTATGGTGGGGGAATATTTAGTTCTGGAGGAGATCAGTCAGAGCAGTTTAGATCATCTTCTTCAGTAACTGGTTTACAAATAGGAAGCTACAATAATTCAGTAGCAAGTTCTTACGCACCGTTAAACACAGCTAGAAATATTTCTTTTAATACAATTGCAACTGCAAATCAAGGTTATACACAAGCTGCGCAATATGGTCCACCCCCAGTGCCAGGCTATATACCACCAGCAATTGCACCAGCTGGTGCTCCAATTAGTGTTTCTTCTCCAGCATTTCAAAAAACAGAACTTGGTTACAGAATGCAAGAAATGGCTGGTATTTATGGATTTGGTTTCTCTTCTCTTAGAGAAACATTTGGTTTTGGAAGCGGGGATTTGCAACCAAATGTATCAGTATTACAATCAGCATCAAAAGCTTATGGATCGACTAGATCTTTCTGGGACTTAAATTTAGGTGGACTTGGTGACGTCCCAGCAGCAGAGTCAAGTTTAGAACTATCTGAAATAGCAAGAAGATTTGTTCCAAAAGAAAGAACAGATATAACTTACTTGAACCCAATTAGAAATACAATGGGAATGAAATATCCATTTCTTCCTGGGTCAGATTATTTTATAAATTTTAAAACAGGTGATCCATTTACCAAGGTACAAGAAGGAGAATTAAGACTTCCTGGTGTAGCATACGAAAGGCTAAACCCACTAAGAAGAGACTATTCAAGTCCAGTAACGCAATTAGATATTTTAGCTGACGTAGCTCCTTACTCAAGGCAGTATAGATCATTAGATAGAACTCTTAATATGGGTAATTTACAACCCTCAGAAAGAGTTGAAGTACAAAGAATTAGAGCACAAGTTGAGCAAACGACAAAAAGAAATGAATTTAGTCCTTATAAATATAAGCATGCAACAGCAGAAGAGTTAGGAATAAGTAATGCAGCAAAGATGATTGGTCAAATGGGGGAATATTTTGCCCACAGAGACACATTCATTAATACAAAGTTTTTTCCAAATAGAACTGCTCAAGAAGATTGGGAGAGAAGAAATGTGTATGGCAACTCCTTCCCTGAATGGAGCAGCCCAATTGAAAGCTTTATTAAGCCAATCTATTATAAGAGCACGCAAAGAAATCCTTTAACAGCAGGTTTAATTACAGCTGGAATAGGAGCACTATTTGGCAGGGGACCAAAAGAAAGAGCTTTTGGCGCAATATTTGGCTTGTCTACTGGGATGGCTTTCTCCGCATATGGTAATGCTAAGGAAGCATTTACTGGAGAAAGATTTATTCCAAAAGAACGCAAAAAACAAATGGCTCTTGAAGAATATACAGATATATTATCATATGTAAAAAATAAATCATTAGCCACACAAGCATCTCAAGCTGGAGATATGGCTTCAGCTAATCAATTTAACCAAGCTGCAAAAAGAACAATGTATGGGGCAGACTTATATGGAAGCTCTGTTGACACTTTGTCTCTGGCAATACCAAAGAGAAAGCGTGAACACTTTAGGGAAATGATCAATGCCCCAGTACAAGAAAGGGAGCAAATTCTTTCGACTGCTCCAAGACTTGAAAGAAGAATCTATCAAGCAGCTTGGGGAATGCCAGTAGAAGAAAAGCCAGATTTAACAGAATTTTTTTCAAGACATGAACTTCCTGATTTAAGTTGGGAAGGATGGCATCCAAACACAAATATGGATCATATTAAAATAAAAATGGGCCAGTCTTTAGGCATAAACATGTCTCAAATGGGTTACTATCCACAACAGATACGTGAAGCAAATTTAACAAATCCAAGTTATCCAGCATTTTCTGCAACTGAAAATCAAGCCGCAGTAGCAGCTAAATTAAGAATGCTGATGTCACGAAATGGGATAAACGGTTCTGTAATGCCAGTTCAAAATAATAGTGGTCAATCTTCAATAAATATTTCTGCAGGAATCCTATAACATGATAAACGATAGAGTAAAAGCTATAAGAATAGTTTTTCAAAGAGATCCAACATACGCAATGTATACAGTTTTGGATGATGGGAGTATACGTAATAAATTAACTGGGACAACCTACTCAGGAGAAAATGCGTTAGACACAGCAATCGCAGCAACAAGGAAGATTCCATTATCTGATATTAGAAGATTTGGTCCAAGTATATCCGCAGCAGAAGGTAAAATAGGTGGAGACGTAATTAAGAACCAGGTTGATGCAGTAAATAGATATTTACTAGGAGCAAGAGATGAACAACTTAGAGCAAGCGGACTTGGAAGATTAATTGGAAAACAAATAGACGCAACATACTTGTTATTTAATTTTCAAAGCAATGAAAACCTTCTTGCAACAGTATTAGATCCATCTTCAGAATACGGAAGATTCCCTGGATTCACTAACTTAACTGATGAAGGAATCCAAAGATTAAGTTTTGGAATATCTGGAGAAGGTAGTCCACTTTCTGTTGTAGAGCAAACTATTTTAAGATCTTTAGCTGGAGCAAGTTCATTAAGACCAAGTTTTGTTGAAGAGTTTTATAAAAAAATAGGAGCAGCAACAAGAGGGGAAGCTGGAGCATTAGAAAAAATAGGCCGCGATGCAGCTAAGATACCAAAAAGATTTTCTTCAGAAATTGCACCAAGAGATGTATCCTTTGGAGAAGAAGAATTAGACAGAATCTTAAGAGCAATGTCTAGTGGCAGAGGAGCAAGGGCTCAACTGGCGATTATCCATGATAGAACTGATCTTTTATTGCGAGCAGCAGCAGGTCAAAAAATTGAAGGTCTTCAAGCATTTATACTGGCAGCACATGGTGGACAGATAAGAAAAGGAACCTTTTTAGGAAGCTCTGAAGCAATGGGTATTTTAGCAAGAGTTTCTGGTATATCTGGAGCAGATCCAACAGAATTATTAGATGATCCAGATGATTTATATGGTTTATTAAAGCAGCAGATTGAAGAAGCTGGCAGAATGTATGCAACAGAAACAGCTGCCGGTAGAAGTCCAAGCATGCTAAATATCTTACAACAGAATGCAGAAACATTATTGGGCACATCACCAGAAGATCCTAGGATGATTCGTTATAGTCAACTTATTGGTAGATTAGAAGGAAACTTAGAAACGTTTTCAGATGGTTCGTACACTATAACCGAAAATTTTGCAGAACGTGCCTTAACCGAAAAAGAAAATCAAATAAAATCTGTAAAAGAATTATATTCTTCATCTGGTCCACTGACTATTGAGCAGATGGAAGAGATAAGAAAACTTGAATTAGAGTATGATTCTTTAAATGAAGCTTTAAGAAATAAAGATCTTGGCAGAGATCCAGCAAGAATTGGACTTGGTTATGGTTCATTAAAGGGTGAAGCTGGAATAAAATCTTTTGAAGATTTTACCGGATACTCAATAAAAGAAGTTAGGGGTCTTGAAAAAAGAAGAGCAAAACTTCTTAGAATAAGAGCTAGTCGAAAACTAGTTGATGCAGAAAGAGAAGAGCTTGATAAGCTTAATGATGGGTTTTTAGATCAATTAATAAAAGCTCGTAGTGAGTATATGGGCGCTGGTGCTATAGCAGATGTATCAGCTCTTAAAAAAGAAACAGGTGAAACAAGATATCTTGCGATGAACATCGCAAAAAGTCACAAAAAAGATGTTTACGAAGAACCAATGCAGCTGCTAACTGACCCAACTTCATACACTGATCCAGATTACATAGCTAGGCAAGAAGCCGTGACCAAAAGGGTTATTGGTCAAATATCTTCTTTTAGGCGAACAGGAGAAATGCCCCAAGAAGTTATGGACCAGTTAATGAAAGAGGGCAGAGAAATTGGCATTGATACTAGTGATCCACTATTTCGACGGAGGAAAAGTCGCTGGTGTTGATTTTGGTTTATTAAGCCCAGAGGCTCAAGGTCTAGCAATTAGAAGAAGAAGAGAAATACAGGAAATTATTACACAACTAAGAATGAATACTGACCCAAGACAAATACCAGGACTTGTAAATAGAGTAGTTAATTTTTATAGTATGCAAGCATTTACTACTAAGGGTGATATTCCGACTTCAATTATCCCAGATGCTGCTAGGTATGATATTGAAACATTTGTAAGCGGTGGGATAAGAGTCCCTGGAACCACTGAAACTGGACATGAATTTATTGATATAATGACAAAAGCTGGCAAAAAAGAAAAAGCAACATTTGCGCAGTTTTCAATTAGAGGCGACAGAATGTTAGTAAGTGAAGAAGTTGCGGCTCTATACAAAGCTTCTTTAGGTACCTTTGACTTAGACGACAAAGGTATACCAATAATGAAAACATTTAAAGATGAAAATGGTAAAACCAGAATTGCTTTTACAACTCTTAGAGATCCTAAAGGTTATGAAGAGTTTATATATATGAGAGCAAACTTAAATCACGCAGAAACATTGCAAGGAATCTTAGGCAAAAAAGTAGAAACTATAAATGAAGTCCAAGAAATGCTTGGACAAGATAGCTTTATAGAAAAAGTTATGGCTGAAGCTGGAACCGATAGGGCAACTGCAGAAAAAGTTTTTCAAAGAATGAAAACTGTTTTACATCAAAAAGGTGGCAAATTTACTTATAAATCCTCTTTGAAAGAAGGAGCTCTTAGTGCAAACGCACTGTTTGATGAATCTGATTTGTTAACAGTAGAAACTGTTTTAAGATTAGCAAAACAACAACTCTTAAATGGCGCAGAACTTCCATCCCTACAATCTGCAAGTCAAATAGATATTTTTGAAGAAACTGCAAGACGCAGAAGTGCTTCCACAACAGGACGAAATGCCCTTGTTATGCAAGACGGAGTGCTTAGAACAGCTCAAATGGCAGAAAATTTAGAAGCTGAAAAAGGAGCAAAATACTTTAATAAAAGTTTTGTTACTTTAGCCACAGAAACAACTAGTGATGAAAACATCCTACAAAAAATGACAGACAGTGTTAATAGTGCTATTGGAGAAATCAGATCTGGTTTTTCTATCACCCCAGATCAGTTAGAAGCATTTGTTAATGGCGCAGATGATTTAGGTGGTTTAGATAGGCAAACCCGACTTGCTATTGGGACTTTTGGTTTAGAAGATTTTATTGCAAAGTCAACTTTTGGTGGAGTTGGAAATGTGGAAAATTCAATTGGAGTTTTAGCAAACCGAGCAGCAACAGTATATTCTCTATCTGGTCAACTAAATGACGCACTAGAAGGACTTGTTTCTCCAGATCAACTTAAAGCAATACAAAGCAAATACGCAATGGGGATAATAGAGCAGTCAAATGTTGTTGACTTAGTTAAGCAATTAGTTGGAGGAACTAAGTTATTAAGCTATAGTGAAGCAATAGCGGGCAAAACCGATGACGAAGTAGCAAGAATTACCTCCGCCTATGATGCAATTGTAAAAAGAGTTAATGAAAGAAACACAGAAGCTCTTGGAAGTAGGGCTGTTTCAGTTACCAGAGAAACTATTGGTAAATTTGAATTACCTGATATTATGAAATCAATGATGGATCAACAATTTCAACTGCTTGGGTATACACGAGCTGCTCAAATTGCAGCTGGTAAAGCTAAAGAAGAACTTGTTGGTTTAGATCCTTTAGCATTAAGCGAAAGACTAACGTTTCCAGGTGATATAAGTATTTTAAAACAAAAAATGATTGAAGGTACAAGAGCTGCTCTAGACACTACATCGGGTCTTGCAATAAATGATGCTCAAAGAAGTCTGATAAATCAAGAATTGGCAAGTCTATCTGCAATGACAGATGCACAATTTGCTGAATCGATTGGTCTTAAAGTTGGTTCAGAAATGTTCAATAGATATGCATCAATTACACAGTCTAGAAGAAGGGCACAAGCTGCACAGGCAGCCATAGAAATAGAATCTACTTTTATGTCTAAAAGCATGAGAAGAGCTTCTAAACCCATAGCTAAAGCAGAATATTTAACTCAAGTTAAGCAAATGTTTAGAGTATCTGGAATAGCTGGAAATCTTCAAAAAATAAAAAATCTAGAACGGAAATGAAAAGCTTACAACGCAGTTAGCTGTAGCAAAAATGGAAACAACAATGCAACTTGCAAAAGGTTTAAGAGCCATTCAAAAAAACTATAGCGCTAGTGCTTCAACAACTCTAGACATTGTCGATGCATTAGAGTCAGAGTTAAGAACTAACTTTGGTGACAGAGCAGCAAATCTTTTAGATAATATTGGAGAAGAAGGCGCAGAACCATTTTTAATGGAAATGTTTAGGCTAGCAAAGGCTAGAAGATTGGCCAACGCCAACTTAAAATATGCATCTTCCTATGGGGCTTTACAAAGAGCTTTTAGAGAACATACAGGAGACGCTGAAGCATCAATTGATGCAGTCGATCAAGAATATGCTACACAGTTCCTTGAATATCAAAAAGGTTTAGATGAAGCATCCCCAGAAAGAGTGAGATCTCAACATCTGCAAGACTATATGGAAATAATGAGTCAGGGCGAAAAAGAGGTAGCCGATAGAAGGCAAACGTCTTCAAGCCTTGAAGCAAGGGGGAGATCAGTTGCCTCAGAAGCTTATTCATATAGACAGGCTAGAAAAACTCTAGAAGGCCTAGAAGGCGCTGTTACCGAAACAACAGAAGGTTTGTCTGAAGCCGGAGGCCTTGATGAAATAGGAGATTTAGCAGAAGATATAACCAGGTCTGTTAGAGCTCTAGATGATGAAGCTGTTGATGTGGCAAGAAGCCCATATAGAAGAATTACTTCTGATGTGTTTAAATCGAAAAATGTTCGCAGAGGAACTTTAGCAGCTGCAGCTTTAATAGGGGCAAGCTTTTTATATCAATCTAAAAAAGCAAAAGATCATACAGCTTCAGACATACAGGGCCCTCCACTTTTGCCAGGTGGAAACCCATATGAAACAGAATACCCTACAAGACAGGCTATAATTAATCAAGTTCAACAAAACAATATGGATTCAAGCGGTATGCAATATCAAATAAATACCTCTGGCTCTATGCAAGACCTAAATAGATTAAGAGGTTTGTTTGGAGATGTTATTGATGGGCCGATAAACAGTACTATGTATAACGGATTGCCAATGATGGGTCAAGATCCATACTCAGATGTAGCCTCTAGATTTTAGGTATTTAAAATATGATTTTAGGTGCAGATAAACAAAATAAAAATCTCTCTGACGCTGCGTCTAAAAGAATAGATACTTCACCAAGAACTAGAACTTCAAATGCTTTAGCTGGAAGAATAGCTTCTCAAAAAACAGGCAGTTCAGCCACAGCAGATGTTAGCAGCAATGTGACTAACGCATCAAGATCTACGCTCTCAGAAGCCCCTCCAGACCCAATGAGAGGCTCTTATGAAGGCCTGGTAAAGCAATCCGCTGGTCACATACAAATGGATGGAGATGGATACGATAACCCATCTTTTCAAAAAGCTAGATACCAAAAAGAATTTTTAAAATCTGATGAACTCAAACAAGATATTACCAATAAACTATTGAATAGTTCATCTAGTATTAAAAATAATGGTATAATAAGTAATTACAGTTCTGCATTTAATGGCGACAATATCGCCAATAAGATGTCAGAATACATTAAAACAGACAACATGTTTAGGTAAACTATGGCCGATGAAATAGATCTTAACTCAGACCAAGTTTCCCAGAATCTCTATGCAGATTCTGATCTTGCTCCATTGTCACAGTTGTTTGATGAAATGGGTAGTGATAGGTCTAGCTGGAGAAAATTTGGTCAGGGCTTAAATGATCTTTTAGATATAGCTACTTTAGGTATACCAGCCGTTTTTCGGATCTAGGTCAGACCTATTTGGAAACAATACTGCAAGTGACGAAGTTGGTAGAGAACTTTCGCAAGTAGGTTTATCAAAAGATAATTTTAAAAATGCTCCAGACAATAAATTATTTATACAGTTAACTAGCTATAGAAAATCTGAATTAGCACATATTAAAGATGAAAAAAATAGATCATTAATTTTTGAAAAGATATACCAATCAGGTTTACTTCAGTTAGCAGAAATGGCTGGAGGAATAAGGGAATTTGCTAGGTTGCGCTTTCAAAGTGCAGAGACATTAAGAAAATCTGCAGCAGACTTTAACGATCCGATTAGGGATACATACTGGTTAGAAAGATTAATTCAAGCAAAAAACTATTTTTACAACGACCCACTAGCACTTGCCACAGTATATAAGTATTTCCCTAATCTATATAGGCTGTTCATTACTGCTTTAGCAGCAACTGGAGATTATGGATATTCAGAAGAAGATCCATTAAATAACCATAAGCAAATTATGGAAAATATGTTTAAGGCTTTTGGCACAAATGAAGATGGGGAATCAGTCTTTAAACCAGTTTGGGCAATAGATAACTTTACTACCGCACAAAAAATAGAAAAAGCAATTAAAGATACAGGAGCTTTTTCTAACACTCCTCCAGCAACTCCAGATATATTTCACCTTAGAATCGGAGCAGCAAACTTTTATGTGCCACCAATTACAATATCAGTTAACACAGGATTTAAAACAGGAAGCTTAACTGGTGGAGCAATTAGACAAAAAGCATCACCAAAATATAATTCTGGATATAAAGAAACAACCATTAGTCTAAAACTTTATTTCCCAAACTATGAAGAAATTTGGGGAACTAGCATTGACGATGCCTCGAAGATAAATCTAAATTCAAATTATTACATTGATTTTAAAGATTCTCCAGATGAAAGAAAGATAGATAAATTCCTCTCCTCGTTGAGAGGGCTCGTTGCAGCGTTTAAGTACGCGCCAATACTGCCAATAAAAAATCATTACCTAAACTCTGTCTTTGATATCACGGGCGTTGCTTTGACAAACATGACAATATCAACAGTCCCAAATTATCCGTTTACATTAGAGGTTGATTTAGAATTATCTCAGTTCAACCACAAGCCATTCTTGCCGATGATTAAAGATTTTAATCAAGCAGTTCACTGGGGCAAATTTAGACACTATATGGGAAGAGCTGCAGGTTCTTTAGCAAATTCTGTTAACTCAGAGTTTTTATTAAATACAGTCGTTGAAGAAGTGGCACCAATTGCAAAGCAAGGTGTAGAAGCTTCGAATGGGGACACCTATAACGTTTCTCCTTATGGCGCACAACTGGACACAGTTCAGCCGTATAGAGATGGTTTATTGACAACTAATGTTATGAATGATTGGGTTAATGGAAGAAACATAACTCTTTATATACCAGCTGAAGTCCAATCAAAAATATATAGCCCTGACGTATCTTCTTTTAGAAGCGAAGAAGAAAAAGCAGTTCTTGACTATGGTAGAGCATTTTGGGAAAATATTTTGTTTAGAATGGGCATTGATATAACTGACCCAACATTATATAGAAATCTAGATACAGTAGTTGTCAGCTCACTTAATAATGATGTAATCATGACAGAAAGACAGCGTGTAGCAAAGATAGTAGATGTCGCCCTTGCTGGGTCAAATGCTAAAAATATTTATGAAATGACTTATGATGCTTTAGCAATCGATTATATCAATTCAAATAATATAACAAATGCTGCCACTGTAGATTATCTAAAAAATAGAAAATCTCCAAATGACTTAGAAGTCCCTGCACAATCAACTGAAGAATTAACAAGACAATTAAAAGAAAAAAAGTTTGAACTCTACAACGCTTCTCAAACAACCAAAGGAATGTTAGATTATCAGATAAGAAAAAATACAGAAGCTATTCTAAAAAAGAAAAAAATAGATTTTGATAAAACAAAACCAGAAAATTCAAAAGACTGGCGATCAACATACGCTCAAGAACAAGCTAAATTTGTTGATGCGTTCATGGTTTCTTTGTATGAAAGAGTATTTAAAGATGAAAGCATCCAACAACTTCTTGGCGTTGGTTTAATAAGAGACGCTGAAAAGTACTCAAAAATAGACGGAAGAAAAATATCAGCATTCACCATTAGGGAATGGGAAGTCCCCATGATGAAGATTGATTTAAACCCAAACAATGTTATAGTAAATTCAGTTTCTCTTTCAATGGGAAATAACTTGGCAAAGTTGCAACTCCAAATGCAAGAAGAGCCAACATTCCAATACATAGGTTCAAAAGATTCTATGGTCAGTATTTCAATGACAATTTTTGGTGAAGATGAATTAAGAAAAATAAGAAAAATGTTTGAGTTTTTGAGTGGTCTAGCTAGACTGGAGCACGCTGCTGGGGTAATTGGTTTTATGGGCATAAAAAATATAGTTTGCGCCCTTGCTGGAATTAAATATGTTCTTCCCGTAAACTATTCAGTAGATACTGTTCCTGGCTTTCCTCATGTTTATAACGTAAACCTAATGTTAGTAGACTTTGATATATTCCAGCAAAAAAGAGAGAACATCAGTTCTGAGCAGCAAATAGCTTTAATTAAAGAATTTGGCACAAAGCGAAATCCATTCCTGAGACTGAAGCAAAAGTGGGGTGCATTTAATGCATACCCTGATATGCCATTGTCAGTTGAAGACCCATCAACTAAGGAGTACGTTGGGTCTTTAGACCCAGATTTCTATTTTAGAAGTTTTGAAACATTTGATAATGATGTTGTAAATAATATTATTGATCCGAATAACTACACACTTCCTATTGGTGAATGGGAAAATGAAAAAACACATTTAAATGACAGAGGAAAATCTTTTGTATACTTTGTTAAAAAGAAGTTAATTGAAAATAATGGAAATATTGAAGAAATAAAGAATTATTTAATTAATGAAAATAATCTTCCAGCTGATGAAGCAATGAAGGTTTTCAGAATTGCAATATTTGACCAACAAATTGAACCAGAATTTGAAACATCACTGCAATCAAGCAGATTTATAGCAAATAAATATCCAAATATTTGGAAAGATATGATTGAGCTATTTAAAGACGATGATGATGTTGAGTATAATTTTGACGACGTAAAATTTGATACAAGATATGGAAGTATAAGAGTTGGCGATTTAATGTCTGGCTCTAAAGAACAAGTTGAAAAGTTTAATAAGCTAATAGCAGAGTCAGCAGAAAGTTCTGCTGGCAATCAAGCCCCTTCATTTGACCCAGATGATGTTGATCATTTCGGTATGATCCATCTTGTTCCAGCAGCAGATCCAAAAGACACCAATAAAATTCCAGCTATTTATCAAACACCAGATGGTGGTTATGTGATGGGTTACTCAAATAGAGAAGATGGAAGATTCTATGTATCTCAAGACTTCTTGAGGGTATCTTCTAATGGAAAGCTTGTTCCTACGTCACAAGTTACCCAGATATCTGACACACAATCTCCAGAAAGAGAGAAGCAAGATTCTCATACTGGAGTACCAGGAGCCAAGAGTCTAGATGGATACATGAGCGCTTATGGTTCTTCTGGGAAAGATACAATGCAAACTGTTTCAACTGGCGGGTCACACAAAGGCGTTGCAAAACACTGGCAAAAGATGATGATGGATACCCAATATAGAGATCTATCAGGCAGAATGGTTAGAGCATACCCAACTTACATGTTGTGGCTTATTGATGATGGTAACTACTTTGCTGGCGTTAAGCTTTTTGATAATTTCTATGGCTTGCAATCTATTATTGACTTTTCGATAGTTCAGTCAGAAGATATTCTTGGCGACACACTGATGCTAAGAATATCAAATACTTATTCCAAATTATCTAAACCAGAAGCCTCATTAAGCAGCATAGTTAATATGGACGGGCAATTAAGTGGCGGGGTTACAAATGCTGAGATAGATAAGACAGCTGCAAATCTTGCAGGCGGTTCTGCAAAAATTGTTGAGACTTTGATAAGAAGATCAATGAATATGAAGTCTCACATGAACTCTAGATATGTGACCGAAATAAACCAAATGAGATTAAAGCCAGGAGTAAGAGTTCACTTAAGAGCTGGATACGGAGCTAACCCAAATTCTCTTCAAACTATTTTTAATGGCGTGATAGCTGAAGTTGACCATGGGGAAATAATAACAGTCATTGCACAGTCAGATGCCGTTGAGCTAAGTCCTATAATTAATAGCACAAAGAAAAAGGGTGACAGCGGAAAAATTGATGGTGGAATAAACACTGGTCTTTGGATGTCTGAACCAAGAGACTTAATGATAAGACTTTTATCTATGGGAGCATCAAGAACAAGAGAAGCATTTGCTCATGCAACCAGAGGAGCAGTTTTTTCCGAAAACAAATTTGGTATTAGACACTTTGGTTCAATACTTTATAAACCTCTTACTCCTCAGGAAGAGGCTAAAAGCTCTATGTATAAGCAGAGTGTAATTAACGCTTTCAATGCAACTGGAAGAAATCCGATTACCGGAACAGCTGGCCTTGCTTGGAATTCTGCAGCAAATATAATTACTGGAGGGATAGCAACTACTGCTTCTTTAAGTACTGATATAATGACCGGTGGAATTATATCTCCTCCAACAGCTGGAGGCCTCCAAAGCTTTGGTGGCTCGGTAAGAACACCAGTTTTAGGCGCAATGCAAACACTTTGGGGAAATTTTTCAACTCAAAGAGATTTAGAAATCTTTAAAAGAAATATCTATCCGGGCAATGGTGTTGGAGTTGCTCAATTTTTGGGTGGTGACTTAGATGACGGTTGGGCAACCATGGCCAGCATTGATATATCAGAAATTGATAGAGAAAAATTTGGTTATGCAGATAGATTGTCAAATAGATCATGGTCAGGTCTAATAGAACAATCTCAGAATATGAGCAATATAGATGCTAATCAAGTTTTGGAAAGATCTACAGCAGGAAATGAACTTGTAGATTCAAGTAAAGCTGTAGGAACAAGTAAAATAATCGGTGGAGCTTTGGCCGTTGGTGCTGGAGTTACTGTCGGTAATTTTATTGCTCCAGGTGCAGGCCTGCTCCTTGGTGCAAAATTAGGTAAGTCTTTGCAGGGTCGTGGTTTTACTAATGTTATGAAAACTCTTGGTCTTGTTTCTGATCTAGACGACGATATTTACGATGAAGTTTCGTTTAGAGCTCAAACTTATATGAGATCTGTTTGGGACATGTTCCAGATGTGTGCACGCTTGCTTCCAAACTATATAGTTGCAGTCAGACCATTTGAAGATAGATCTACTATATTTTATGGTAAGCCACACTGGCTTTATACATCCGGAGTATATCCAATATCAACAGGTTTCCCAAATGAAGAACAAGCTAAGATGGACGGTGTATCAATCCCAGGTTATATTGACGCAGATGATTCATTGCAAAAGATATTGGATACAGTTAACAAAGAACAATCCCCTATAGCAGATGCGTTAGCAGTTTCACAATCTACAGAAAGTTCTGTTTCAGAATCAATAGCAGCTATGTCAAAAGACATGTTGTCTTTTAGTGGCATCTTTAGATCAGGAGCTCCTTTAAGAGGAAAGGTAATTAATTTTCTTGATGAAAATCGTAGTGTCTATAAACATTATGATGAGATAGTATCTAGACTTCCCGTAAATAGAGGAAAAGTACAAGTTGGATTTCACCTTCCATTTGGTCCTAATGGAGAAGGAACAGAAGCTCCAATTCAAGTTGACAAACATAAGCAAATAGACCAACTACCAATACGATTTAGGTATCCATTTTTTACAAACAGAACATCTGGTATACTCCCATCACTAGACTATGACAAGATAGTTAGAGGAAATACTCAAGAAGATTTTACTAGAAACATAAACAATATTGTTGCAATTTCATTACTTGAAAAAGGATTAATATCTAAAGAAAAAGATTCAGAATCTACTGCGCTTGTAAGTGACAAGAATGGTGAAACAACATTAGATTTTAATTTTAGCTTTGCAGCAAAACTCCCGATGATGGGGATAGATGAATTATTAACTGGCACTGCAGCATTTGACCCTTCTGGTATTTATGACCCAAACGGTAACTTGGGTCAGATAAACGCATCATACACTGTACAAATGCCGCTTCCAATAATAACTGAAAACCCACAATATTTTGTAGAAAAATTCCAAGAGTATTATGATGACTTAGATCCAGTCTATGCTCTGCAACAAGAGTTTAATACTCTCCCACTGAACTTTAGAGATTGGGGAATGCCAAAGACAGCTGAAGAAGAGCAATTCTATATTGCCATGAGATGGCCTTATAATCCAATACCAGGTTTGACAGAAATTGCTTCAAAGGTAAATAAAACTGCTCCGACTCCAGAAGTTCAAAAAGAAGTTCTTAAAAAATTCTTGAAGATGTACAACTTTCAAGAAGAAGATTTAGTTGGCTCTCCTGAAGAATATAAAAAGAGAAGAGTATTAGTTTATAATGAGCAAACAAACACAGCTGTAGTTTGTGCTCCAGCGTACTTCTTATGGGGAGAAACCGAATCCGATGAAGACGGAAACGGAAGCAATAAAATAGACGCTATTGTTTCTCCAGACGCAGCTTACTTCTTAGGACTGTTGATTAACAGTAAAGGTCAAATACTTTCTCCATTAGAGAATATCGAAAGTGTTAATTCAGAAGGAGTTGAGTTAACCACCACTAGTGCCCAATGGGAAATATTGGGCATGGCAGAACAAAATCTTTCTGAATGTAGATTTACATTTGTTTCTGATACTACCCCACTAGGAGTTGTAACAAGCACTTATAACCCAGCTAACGCTTTTAGATATGTAGAAGATGGTTGGAAGTTTTCGGAAGAAAATTTCTTAGTTGGTTTTGGTGCCTTCAAAGCATCTGATGGCACTCCAATATCAGACATTCTTGACATGAACGATGATAGGTTGCCAGCAAAACAAGTTGGGGTAAACACCAGTGCGCATCCAAGTCTAAAGAGAAATACTCATACAGGAGTTATAATAAAGGATGATTATACTTTTGACGATCAATTAGCATTAAAAACTGCAGCTGATTGGACAAAAGAATGGAGTCAAGGTGGCAATTATCTTGAGTATTATGACAAGATTATTAGCAATGAACTAGGTGAATTATCGCAAGATAATCTTTTTGACGAAATTAAAAAAGATAGAGAAGGAAAAAAGAACGAAAAGTTTGCAGCAGTTTATGATCCACTGGATGCCGTTTCTGTAACAGCAAGAGGGTTTTATGATGAAAAGTTCGATAGTACAGTTAAGGTTATCGCTGGAAATGGAAGAAGAGTTGCCGAAGCACAGCAAATTTGGGATCAATTTAGATATGGATATCATACTTATGATTCAGTAAAAAATATATTTCAACAAGTTTATAATCTTGATCCAGATGATGATAAGGTTTCTACTGATCCAATATTTAGCTTATTAACTTGGAAAACTGATTTTGCACTAGAAGAATTTGGAGCAGATACAAGAAGTTCTGAATTTACAACTTTACTTGGCGCAGACTGGATTAGTTCTGTCAGCGCTCAAACAGCTGCAAAGCAATCAGCTATAGATATAGCAGTGGATGAATATATAGATGGTGGCTATGATGGAGTAGACGAAAATAGCAAGCCTTTAATCAATAAAGACAAAGGCATACTTGATGCCTACAACGCATTAATAATAAACAAAGCAACAAGCATCAGAGAACTGGTGCGTAATCATTTTGAAACATACGACTATGCACAGCCAACAAACCCAGAACAGGACCCAACTGGTAAAGACATATCTGAACCTGGAACAGATGGCCAAAGTATATACGAAAGAATCCAAGAAAAGTTAGGAAAAATAAAATCAACTTCTAGTTCAGAAGAAAAAGCTAAACTTTTACTAGAAAGTGTTGAAAGTCCAAAACAATTATTCTTGTTGTTAGTAGGTATTTTCAGACAAAAGATGTGGTCAGACCCTTATGCAAGAGCATGGCTTGTACTAAGACCAGATAAAAAGCGTTATAGTGCAACTGGCTGGGGGACAGCTGCCACTGTTGCTGCCACAGCAGTGTCTATTCCATTTGGAGCAACTGTAGCGGCTTTAGACATTTTTGGTAATGAAAATGATCAATGGAGTTTTAGATCAGTAGACAAAATGTTCCATGCCTTCATAGACTATAACGCTCAGTACGCATCAAACAGTCAAGCATTTATTAAGCTTCTACAAAAAAACGCAAAAGAGGGCAACAACGCTAGCAACTGGGTTACTGGAATTGGCGAAGATGCAATTGGTTTTTGGGACAGAAATATTGGTCCTATATTTACAGCATTTGATGCGGCTCTTGGAAATCTTCTTAATATGTTTAGAATGTCTATGGCTCAAATGGGTTATGGACTACAAGAGCTAGAAAACTTTACTAAACAAGCAAATATTTTAAATAAGGCTTATAACGATTCAATCTACTATTCTCTTGGTAGACCTGGGACTTTGTTAAGAGCTGTAGATAATCCATTTACAAGAGAATATGGTGAACCAGTAGTTGAGATCAGAGAGCCGTTCCAAAGAATGCACTATCTAAGCTCATTCACTCACATCTTGTCCAATAATATTAAGGAAAATGGTAAGGTAGCAACTCAAATTACTGCGGTTTCTGATGGCAAATATCCAGTAACAGTATCGTTAGACAAATCTGCTCCAGCTGAAAAGCAAGTTGAAAAAACAGTTGAAACTGGGCTTTACTTTGATAACGCAAAAGGTGAAGGAGTCTTCGGTATACTTCATCCAATTTTCCACCCTCTTGAAACAGCAAGAGGAATTGCAAAACATGCTCAAGGTGAACCGGATGAACTGACAGCAAGAAGAGTCGCCTTAGCATATTTGAAAGAATCTTTAAAAGATATATATGGTGGAGAAATAATTGTTGTAGGAAACGCAGACATTAGACCACACGACTTAGTTTACTTAGCTGACGTTTATGAAAGAATGTATGGAATATTCGAAGTAGAACAAGTAGTGCACCACTTCACCCCAGAAACAGGTTTTATAACAAGTATAACTCCTAATGCATTTGTAAGCGTAAATGACCCAGCAAGATGGTTTATGTCCTCTTGGTGCGCCGCACACTTCAGCATGATGAATCTAAGAAATGATGCAAAGCTTTTGCTACTGAATAAGTCCAATAACAGTAGACTCACTATTAATGGTGATGTGTCAATAGATAATTTAGGGGACATGCTAAAAGATCAAATGATGGGCGGCATGCAATATACACATGGCCATACAGCTTTGCTTAGAGACATACAAGCAAATCAATTGGCAGACTCTCTCCCTGACACAAATGAAAAAGTTAAACAATTAATAAAGAATAATACAGGCAAAACTGATGGTAGTGCAGGAGCAGCTATTTTTGCAGGCCTAGTAATGCCAGCAATAACTGCCACAGCTACTGCAGCCACATTTGTAGCTACAGGCGGAACAGGAGCTCTTGCTGCTGGCGCAGTTGCAGCAGTTGGTGCTGGTTTAACAGATGCAGCCTGGAGTGCTTGGAAATGGGTTAGAAACAATGTGTTGGATCAACACGGATGTTATATACAATATTTGTCAAAAAATGGTCAACCAATGGACGCAGGGTTGTCCAATTTCCAAGGAATGGTTGTTGGCAAATACCATTCAAAGAGACTATTACCAGGTATTCTTGGTGTTAGATCAAAAGTTAAAACAGCAGATGGACACGCATTTGTCAGAAGTGATGATCTACTAAGTAGTTTTGGTTGGAAAGAAAAAGAAATAAGTGCGTTAGTTAGACACATAAGTTTGGAAAATGCAATAGTACAATCAGAGATATTAAAGTATTCTGGTCTTGGTCCAGAAAAAACAGGGTTAAATGAATTCTTTAAAGCAATTGTTAAAGTAACGCATGTCAAAGACGGTGACACCATAAAGGCATACGATGTGCTAACAAACAAAGAATATGATGTTAGATTTGAGGGAATAAACACAGCAGAACTTGCTAAGAATAACGTTACTTCTGACACTGCAATTATCAACCCAAACTCTCCAGCATCAAAAGCACTTCATTATACTAAGCAAGCTCTTGAAGGAAAGTTATTTGTCTTAAGAATAAGTCCTAATAATCCTGCCATGATTTTAACAGCTGATGATTTTGAAGCAGGAGCAGCATACAACAACCCAGAAAATTATTTAGCTGCGTATGAATCAAAAACCCAAAATTGGGATGATCGTTATATGGCAAGTGTTTTCTATAGAACTGACAAAGATATATATAATTCAATTTATCTAAAGGTTAGAGGAATATTTTTAGGAATTCCAGAATCTACATCGAACTCAATTGCGTATATAAAGGAAAAAGTAAAAGAATCCATAAGTCCACAATCTGTTGTTTACACAAGATTTGATACACTTTATGACGCAATTGTAGATGAGCAAGCCGTTTACACAATGTCCCCTCCAATATATAGTTCAGTTCCAGAAAACGGATATATTCATTTTGAATCATTGGGTGAAACTGACGCACTAAACGGACTAACTAACCTAGAAAAGAAAGCATTTGACGCTGCAATATCGATTCTTATTCTTTATAGGGTATACGAAAAAGCAGCAGAATGGCCAATGGCCGAATGGAATGAGTACTATAATGATGGAAGTCCTATAACGCTTAACTGGGAACTTGTAACTACAGGATTAGCTCAAGTTTACACTAAGGGGCTTTTAGCAATTAAAGGACCTGCGCTTTATTCAGTAGAAGATGTAACACCAATACCAAGAGAAGTAGAATAATATGTCTGATTTTGAACTAGATTCATCTGATTTTTCAAGCACCCAAAGCATTGTTGATAAGGTAGGTTCACAGTTTTATCCAAATGGTGAAGTTGTTGTTAAGAATACAACAATGTCAAGATTGCCGATGCAGGATAGAACTTTAAGAAGTGCTGATCCAGCAAAAATTTTACAAGGAGATGGACTTTTCAGAAATCCAGCTTTTGCTACGGCAGCATACGCACAGTCAACCCAATCAGCACTACACGGTATATTGGCAGCACAAGCAGATATAGATGATGAAATAAAAATAGCTGACCCAGACGATCCAACTAATAGTAAATATTTAACTGGAGCTGCAGCTAGATCTGAAATAATGAAACAGTCCATTATGTCAACTGGCGTTGCTCCAAGTGGATTTGAAGCAACTTTGAGAGCGATGAACGCAACTGTTGTTAATTCTACAACTTTAAACACAGATGGTAGCGGCTCAGTTGGTAATGATTATGGTGGCAGCTATAGCCATAGCACAACCGGATATAGCCCCGCGCAAAATGCAGAATCCTATAATGGTGGTTCTAGACAAATAGCACTTGAAGAAAATTTAACAGACAAAGAAAAAGAAATATATCAAACTAAAACATCAGAATTAAATAAAAAAAGTAATTTTAAAGGTAGTATATCAACTTTTTCTATTAATTTTAATCAAAATACTTTACCTAGTGGAACAAATCAAGATTTAACTAAATTGGGTTTTGAGATATATCAAGGTGGAACTTTTTATGGTGGCGGAGACGGTTCTGGGATTCCGATACCAAAAGAGTATATAGGTTCACGGAACAAAAACATGCTATGTCTCAGCAGCTCTTATACAACTTCTTTTGGAATTAACAAACACATCATATATTTCTGGTGGTCAAGGAACACATAGAACTATTGTTTCATCAAACTTTGGAGCTCTAACCGCAGAAAATAATGGTGTTTCCGATCACTCCTTTGGAAGAGGTTTTGACATTGATATGGTCGGAGATGGAATAAACCCACCAATAAATCTTGTAACAAATCTTGATTCCTATAGAAGAGGACTAGACATTTTTTTATCTAATCTTCAAAAACTTCCAAGAGAGCTACATCCAGATTTAATCATAGTCCATGATCAGCTTGCAAGTGAATTAGGTGTTTTGGAGAAAGGTTTAGAGGATTCAAACTCAGCTGTTAGAGTTAAATACAAAGCTCTTTCTCCGTATATAAACTTTGGATGCGATAGTAGCCATAGAAACCACATCCATATAAGTTTTAGTGCGCAAAGAGCAGGATCTTTTTTAACTCCAGCGATGGCTGAAACACTAGGGCAAATTTCTTTTGGTGGTTCAGGTGGTGGTTCGGAGTTAAATTTTGATAAATTTAAAACAAATTATTATAATAAGCCAAATGAAACATTATCTCCTGATGAAATTCTAAACATGCTAGTGACAACTGGCCTATATAGTTATGAAGTCGCAGCCATCTTTGTAGGGATCGCAGAAAGAGAATCTAGATTTAGCCCGTATGCATTAAACCCTAATAGGGTTACTAAAGATTTTTCTTTCGGTTTGTTCCAAATAAATTTACTTCCAGCAGCAAACGGTAAAAAAACATTTTTCTTAAAGTATCCAAGTGACCAAAACGTGCTCGGCCTTAAATTAGCTTACGCTACAGAAGAAGGTTTATCTCAGTCTGACTTAGAAGATAAAGTAAAAAATACAGCTTCTAGAAGTACGGTTGATCAAAGAATTTTTATACCATACAACCAAGCTTACATGGTAGGCGTTACGGGAGCTGGAGAAGTAGAATTTTCTAAAAGATTAAAAAACAATACTCAATTTGATAATTATATATTTGGTCCATGGGGAGACTATAAAGGAACATATGGATTTATTAACAAGGTAAAATTTTCTACTATTTCCTCCGCATATACTAATAGTGGTAAAAAAATAGAAACTTTAAAAAGTTGGATTAGAACAAAATTCAAAAATAATAAACCATATCCATATATTGAAGATTGGATGAATGGTGAATATTATGAAGAAAACGTTTAATTTTACAGAAGGTAATTATGGCAATTAACTATCCAAAATTTGATAAAAAAATAACTGATCAAATTGATGACTCAAAATTTAGGCAGGTAAAAAATAGACCTGGAACAATAATGAGTTATAATTCAGCTCAAAATACAGCTACTGTAATGGTTGACGAAAAGTTCTCAAGTAATATTCGGGAACATGATACCCAATGTCCCTTGCCCGTTTATCTATGGCATACAATCAGTAGCCCCATCACCAGGCACACGATGCCTCGTGGGTTTTAGAGATGAGCACGAAGACGATCCATATATTATAATGTACTTCAACGAACCACGTTCATATAAAAATACTCGAAATACAACGGTAGATACCGGTATCCCAAAGTTTATGGTGTAATTATGATTAATAATGAAGAAGAGTCAAGAAAATCTAATGTCTTTAATGAGGGAGCAGAATTAAAGAGAAGAAAAGAATTTTCAAATAGAGAAGTTGGTATTACTCATCCAGACCACAAGGGTTTCATAAGAATAGCCGACTCGGGTGAAATAGAAATATTTGCAGCTCCTGGTGTTGGACTTATTTTAAATCCAAATACAAGAAGTGTTGCGATTGTAGCAGATTCTATTAAGTTCTTTTGTAGAGATGATGACGGTTTAAGATGGAATGACAAATCATTTAATCCAGCTTCTGACGTGTATAATGAGCCAGCTCTTTTAAAAACTAATGATTTCTTAAATAATCCAGCTTATTATAGATCAGGTTATTATTTGAATAATTTGGAGCAATTTACACAGAACCAAGAGCAAAGCCCTATTACTATTATGGGTGAATATGGTTTAGGTTTAAATTTAGGAAAGGATACTCCACTGGTATCTGACCCAAATAAACTTACTCTAGAGCAAAAAACTTTAATTGACACGTATGCTAAAACGCACACTGAATCAGAAGTTGAATTACTTGTCGATTTCATGTCAAATGGATATACATTCCAAGACGCTTTAGATAAAGTTTCAAATAGTGAGTTAAATAAGTCAGGAAATCTAGAAAACTTTCCATGGATAACAGACGGTTTGGAAAAATAATGAGCGATTTTTATTTTGGATACGATGGAGACATTAAATTATCTGGCAATAAAGATATAGCTATGGTCCAAAATAGGGCTCAAAAAGATACCCAGCAAATCTATTTAAGGTTGATGACTGAACCAAATGATTTTACAATTTACCCAAGATTAGGTTGTGACTTGTCCCTTCTCAAAGGAATGCCACAAAGTAAAACTACAGGTGAAATAGGCAAAAGAATTATTAGAGAAGCTTTAGAAAATGAAACTAAAGGTGGAATATTTAAAGGAAGATCTATATCAATAGACGCAGTTCCAGTATCTGCAACAGCAATAAGATTTGATGTGCATATTGAAGACAACTCTTTAGAGCCAATTACCCTATCCATAACTCAAGATATATAAACAGGAGCAAAAATGCCAATCGTATACAGCAAAAGTAAAACAGAGATTCTAGGGAAGATGCTTCTGTCACTAGAGAAAAATGCTGGCATTACTGCAACATATCCTGGCTCAATAGCTAGAGCCTTTGCTGAAGCGGTAGCAGTAGAAATGGGTGATTTATATGAGGCGTTAAAGTTTAGTGTCAATCAGACATCTATATCCACAGCTTCTGGTAGATCACTGGACCTTATAGGTGAATTGTATGGGGTAAGAAGAAAAATTGTTTCTCCAGAAATAGAACAAGATAGAATGAGCTATAATATAGAATTCTTTATTTCTTCTCCATCATCTAGCGATATAGTCATACCAAAAGATACATTAGTTTATAATGATGTTACAGAATTTTCTTCCAAACAGTACCAATATAAACTTCAAGATTCAGTAACAATTATTGCTGGCACAACCAGAGCTTATGGAAGAATAGCTGCTTCTTTTACTGGGCAAGATTTTACTGCAGCAAAAAATACTCTTACTAAGCATAACTTTACTTCCGTAGAGGGATCTATCATATTTTGCACAAATACAAAAGAGATATTTGCTATGCCAGGTATGGAAAGTGATGACTCCTACAGGAGAAGAATAAGCTTTTCTATTAAAGAAAAGTCATACGGCACCGCTGAATCATTGAGACTAAACGCTCTTGCCCTTCCTGGGGTCAGAGACGTACGTATACGTGAGTCATCATATGGAATGGGTTCCTGTGATGTTATTGTAGTCCCAGAAACTCAAACGATTAGTCCTTCATTTGTTCAAAACGTGTTAGATAATCTTTCCCCAAGAAAGCCTGTAGGCATTAAATTAAATATAAGAATTGCAGAAAGAGTGCCTATCAGCCTAGCTGTTAATATAGTGCTGCCTCAGGGCTTGTCTAGTGCGGCAGTTTCTGCTCTTGAAAACCAGGCTTCAATCTTTTTGAGAAGATACTTGAACTCGTTCACTATTGGTGGTACACTTTCCTATGCCGACATTGAATCTCAGATAAGAGCTTCTTCAGACTTTATAAAATCTGTAAATGTTCTTAGCGTGACAGCAAGAGGGCAAGAAATCCCCAAGGGAATATTCACCCTAAATTCTGAAAGAGAATACATGATAGCTGGCACTGTGTCCGTTTTTTCTGTTATAATGTCTTCTACAGGATATTAGAACCGAAAGAGTGGTACACATGTCAGACAAGCTTTTTCTTGTCACTAAAACTCACATAGTCAAAGCAAAAAATATGAAACACGCCAGAGGGCTTGTTGAGGGAGATGAAGACATCCCAGGCTCAGTAATGGCAGACAACCTTTTTGCAAAAGAAGTTTCTGAAGATCAAGCTTCAATGTATTTTTCTACTGGACAAGATTCATTTTATAATACTTTTGATGAAATAGAAGAAGAAGAAATAGACAATCAACAGTCAAATGAATCCAATATTGAATTAGCTAGAATAGCTCATCCAGAAAGAAATATAACTGATTCTACAATTGATTTTTTAAGATCAGAGAACAAAAGACTAGCAAGATTAGCTGATAAGCACAAGAATGTAAGAAATGAAACTGTAAACGCGATCTACGCAGCAGCTTATGACGCATTCGCAAATGTAAATATAACTGTTCCAGAAAAAAAGGAACTTAAAAGAAGTGGTCAAGGTGACGCAGAAGTAGCTGTAGCAGTCTTTGCAGACTGGCAGTTGGGCAAGCTGACACCGGATTATGACTCAGAAGTACTAGCACAAAGAATAGAGCTCTATACAGAAAAGATGCTTAAGATCGTTGAAATGCAGAGAGCAGATCATCCAGTTGACACTCTTCATGTTTGGCTCTTAGGAGACATTGTAGAGGGAGAAGAGATATTCCCTGGTCAAAGCCACTTACTTGATTCTGGTTTATATAGACAGGTTGGAATCAATGGACCAGAAGTTCTTTCTAAGTTCCTTACTACAGCACTACAGAATTTTAGCAAAGTAAATGTTACTGGAGTTATAGGAAACCATGGCTCTGTTGGTGGAAGAAATAGAAAGATGTACGACCCAGAATCAAATATGGATAGACTTCTCTATAGAATTGTAAGTCTTATATTTAGAAATGAGCCAAGAATAACCTTTAATATTCCAGATGGAAGAGGCGAAAGACACTGGTATGCAGTGGATAGAATCGGTTCATATGGAAGCCTTTTAATTCATGGAGACCAAATGCCGTCACCTAACACAGTTACCGCTTACTATAGAAAGGTGATGGGGTGGAAAGACGGGGCTATCCCTGAGGAATTTGAAGATGTATTCATGGGTCATTACCACCAGCAGGCAAAAATGACTATTGGTACATCAACATTGAGAATTTCGGGTTCTCCAGAAAGCACCAACACCTATGCCCAAGAATATTTTAATTCTATGAGTAGACCATCTCAGCATTTGATGTTTGTTCACCCAAATAATGGAGTTACTTCAGAATACTCAATATGGCTTGATACCATTTAATTCAGGACAGGTAGATGAAAACTTATTTTTTAGCATTAAATAAAAATGATTTTAATATAAGTGCATCTACCTGGACTTCCAATGTATTTGACATCTACTCAAATAGGTTCTACACAAATTATTCTACATTTAGATCTCCTAATGGCCTCAATGAACTTGGCGATTTTACATTTGTAGGAACTGAAATCTTGGAGGACGCTACTCCAACCATAGATGGCTCCGTAAAGGTGACTAATTATGGGGAAATTAAATTAGACCAAGATTCACGGACAGTATGGTTTCTTTAATTATGATGAGATCCAAAATGGATATTATCTTTTTAATCTTGATGATGCATCTCCATATTGGATTCTAGGTCCAGATTCCCAGTCTAGTTTTTTATATAGATTTGTTGATACAACAAGCAGAGCCGATATTATTGGCTACAAGCATGCAATAAATAATCTACCTGGTTCTGAAATACCAACAGTACAAATTAAAATTTTTACTTCTGAAACTGAAAACGCACAAGAATCAGAATGGCAGCAAATAGCTTACATTAATGAAAACACTTCATTACTTTTTTTGAGAGATGTAAAACGCTATGTTAAATTTAAAGTAGAGTTCAGTACGTCTTCAGATCTCTCTGATGCCAATTTCCTTTTGCTAATTCAAGTCCAAATAGAGGATATATTAAGCCCAGTTATATCTGACCACACTAGAAATATTCTCAATAGGTTCCCATCTTGGACTAAACCATTTGCCGATTCGCTAGAAAGAGCAACCCCAGAATTAGCTTTGCCAGAAACAACTGCTGGTAAATTTATTAATGCTTTAATTGGTGACAGTTTAGACACAATAGATGAATTTATTTCAAGAATAGAACTTGATTCGTTTATTGATTCTGCTAATGAAAATGAGATAGCTTGGTTATATCTTTATACTCCAGTGTCTCCTGGTTTTGTTAAGGTTACAGGAGACAACGTAGAGCTAGCAAGAGTTTCAACAATGAAAGAATTATTAGAACATAGGGCAACTGACTATGTTTTCTTTTATAATTTTACAACTAACGAATTATACACTGTAAAAAACTTTGCAAAACTGCTTGTTGATAACGCTGACTTTGATTCAATACCCGTACAAACTCTAAACAGCTTTGATGAGTTTGGATTGAGAGTGGGCCTTCAAAGACTTTATTTAGAAACAAATACAAACTTTGCAAAAAGAATTCTTGATGTTGGGCAAAACCCACCTTCAATTAATGAAGAAGGTTTGAAGCTTACCCTAAGAAGAGAGCTAGATATTTGGAGAGCAGTTGGAGCAACACCAGATTCTGCGTATCAAGGAGCTACCCCAGAGTTAATTGAAATATCTGATATGATGACGATGTCAGAATTCTTTTCAAAAGAAGGAGTACCAACAAAACAGTTTTATGATTTTGTTGAATACATTAATGAAAATTACCCAACAAATTTAGGATATATAAAGTGGGGAGAGGCATACTGGGACTATGCTGGCAGAAAAGCTGAAGGGGTTTCTTCAATACCACAGATAGCAGACTCAGCAACTCCTGAGTCATATATTGATATATATCAGCCAGGAGTTGGAGATTTTGAAGACGCTAAAATTAAATTAGAAAAAATTAATTCTGACATTCAACAGTACTCATTTGGACTTAGAGTAAGCGGTATAAAGTACGACGACTACGAAAATGCATATGAACCAATACGAGTAAAATATGACAGCTATGTTTCATATTTAGAAAACTATGTTGATAACAATTCAGCTACAATAAATTATGATGTTACGCTAAAACTGAACTTACATGGCGATATACCAAACGATGCAGTATATACTGCAAGATATCAAGATACTGTAAAAAATAAATACACGATAGCATCCTCCCCTGAATACATCGTTCGACCAATATTTAATGGATCGGGATTTACTACTGGTGAATCCATATATTATAATTCTGGTGGAACACCGTATGTTAACACTTTCGATGTTTCGGCAACCGAATCATATACATTTAATGAAATACCACTTTATGCAGTAGATGAAGCAACAATAAGCTTTATTAACAGCACTAATTATTTGGGGGCAAATGGAAATTATGGATGGGTTGGGTTTGTTGATGCGACACCATACAGTTCTGTAAGCTCAACTAATTCAAGAATTGTAAAAACAGCAGCACAAATTAATGACTCCCCTTATGCACTAAATTTAAAAGTTGGATCAAATATATATGATTCACTTAAAACAAGAATAAAAAACACTCCTGCTGTTAGATCAAGTAGATTTGGTTTAGTTATAAACAACAGCAGCAATATAGATGAAACAAGCCCAATTGTTTTTACACCTCAAGATATTCTTAAAGATGTTATTATCCCTAATGGGGTCACACCTCTATACGTCCATATAGACAATGTTATTGAGGACTCATATGACATAGACCACTCCTCTGGGTCATACTCCGGTTATGGTGGTCTCTCTCTAAATAGAGACACCAATATGACACACTTGCTTTCTGCAAGTCCAAATATAATTTTTAGCTATATTAACCCCAATTTTTCTACACCAGAACAAATGCCGGGGTACATAGGCACCACAGGAGCAACAGCAAATTATTACTTTAAGAATATTAAATTCCCTTATAATGCAACTCCTAATTATTTAATGGTGTCTTCAGCAGATGGCGCAGATTATCCATTTAGTTCTTCAAAATGGGAACCATTTACTGCTGACTATGTGTCAAGCATTGGATTTTATTTAGGTAAAGATGGTGTAGTATCGGACTACTCAACAGTAAACTATGATTGGGTTGATTCTACAAAGAATAATTTAATAGGATTTTTTGATTTTGAAAGATCATCATTTGGTCTTTCTTCCTATGCAGAAAATGATAATTTAGTAATTCAACAAATTCAAGCAATAGATCAAAACGATGATATTGAAGTTCAAATATCATATTACAATAACAATAATATTAGGCAATCAGAAGCACCAGAATTATTTACTGATTTAAGAACGTTAAGTGATGTTCCTATGGAGCCATACTACCCATTTGATTTAGGGTCAACTCCAACAGGAGTTTTAAACTACCTAGATCCAGTGACAAATAAATATATTATGAAAAATATTGCGCTCTATGCCTATCTAAAAGACTGGAGAAATGATTTAATATCGCCATCAATAAATTCTGGATGGTATTTCCAGAATGGAAAAGAAAGATATATTTACTCAATTCCAGAAAAAGTTTTGACAGAAAACGAAGATGAAATAGTTCTACCAGCAATAGCTAGACAAGGTTCTCCAGTGATTGTTGTGGTTGGTAATATGGACCCAGAAGATGGGTCTACAATAAACTATACCCAAGTGTCATTTTCAAATGAAGCTACTCCAACTGAACTGTCTTATCATAATGTTGAATATATAACGCCAACTCATGAAAATTATCTAGCGCTAGCATATCCAAATATTTTTGATGTGTCAGCAATAGACCAATTTACTGGACAAACAATTGTTCAAAACAAGGAATATGGATCAAACGTTATTGATTTAACGCAATCCTCAACTCCAGTATTTTATACAAATAGAGAATATAAAATTTCTTATAGAGTAAAAAATACTTTTAATTTAGACAATGAGCATTATAATTCAATAGATAATTCTTATAGATCAAAAGTTACTCTTTTGACTACTCCAAATTATGAGTATTATACCGAAGTGCACTATGAGTCTGCCCTATTTGATCAAGATTATGAGATTAATCCATTAACTTTAAATCCTTTAATATCTCCTTTTGATGAAGGATTTGTATACTTATCTCATACTAGTTATCCATTTAATTCAATCGAAGCCCAAGTTTCTCCTAATCAAATTACTCAGGGAACAAAAGATTTTATGGCCGTTAATATATGGTCTAAAGATATAAATGAAAATCCAAAGCCACATATAGAGATTGATATTATTGGAGAAAACATTGATGCTACCCCATCATTTGTGCAAACAAACGAAGATGGTTATGCAAGAGCATATGTTAGATATACTGGTTCAGAAATAGAAAAGCCAAGTTCAAATTATATTTATTTAAATAGTGTTGGTGATGATATATCAGCAACCGCATCTTACGTAGTTTTGCCAAGAGTAGAAGAAACCGAGAAGCTATCCGCAGAAGTAAGCAAAAAGATAATTAATGCAGACGGTGAAGAAAAACAATTTATATACGGCAATGCTACTCCAAATGCTGCAGTTTATTGGAGAAAAGCAAGATCTCTTTATGAAGCTCTTAATAAACCATATTCAACGAGCTCTTCTCAACCAGGGCAATACGTAGATTCTGGAGTAGTAAGTGCTGACAGCCTAGGAAACTTTAATATTGGCCCATACATAGCTTGGAATGATGCTACCCCAGGCTATTGGTTTGTGGTTGTTGATAGTGAATTTAACCAGTCCTCTAGCTCAAATCCTGTTACTATAGTGGGAGATATTGTTTATTGGTATGAAAGATATGACGTAAATCAGTCTAATTCAGCTGAGCCATTTTTAAATTCTGCAATTGGTGGCGCTACTGGATATTACCACTATTTAACAAATCCAGTCTTTAAAAAAGATCAGTATACGAACAGGGTTTATTATGAAAATACAGCAGATACTTCATGGAACCTGCCAAAATGGTATCCTATTTTGAGATATTCTCAGTATCAAATGGGTCTTTTAGGTTCAACTCCATATATTATAGATTCCTATAATAATTTAAAGCCAGATTACGAAGAGGAATAAAGTGCAAAGTTTTATAAATTACACAGATCCAGGCAACGATGGAGAAGCCGCAATCAAAAAAGGGAAAATCTTACCCGACAATGCAGTAAATCTTCGGATGGTATTCTACTGATGGGGTAAGACCAGAAAATGCTCTGTCAGTAATTGACACATCTTCTTTAATTAATGAAAACTTTGGTGTGACAACAGCTGCAGCTGAAGATGTAGCTATGTATGCTGATGAATTTGGCGTTTTGAGATATGCAAAAACAAATTCAGAGTTATTCCAAAGCATGCATTCGCCAATAGTAAAAAATTCAGAAGTATCTATCAGCAATCATATAATCACTAATTCAAATAATTCTATTGAAAATAATTTTTCAAATAAAATTGGTGATTTTGAAACACAAAACTTTGCGCATAGTTTCTATGTAAGTAGGTATTTTACAATTTTGCCTTCAAATACAGCTTCCTATAATGGAATAGGAAGATCATTAAAGTTAGTCGACCCAGATAAGTATAATATAAAAGTAGTAGATTCTTCTGGTAATAAATATGTCGATCAGTATGGTCAAAATAAGTATGAGATTTTTATTGAAAGATATGAGAACGAAACATACACACTATCTTATAATGATTATTACAGAATAATTGTAGGTGTTGATCAACCGGATCCCGTCGGCCTGCAGCTTATATATGACAAGTTTGAAAGAACAGCTGACGGAATACCGCATAGCCAGTTCCTTAACTTTAAAGAATACATTAACACCATGCCACTCTATGCCTACGTTGTAGAGGAGTCAGAAGTTATAGATCCATCATCTGCTGGAAGAAAAATCTATTCTACTCAACTATTTTCTCACAAAGAAAACAAACTGCTTAAAAAAACTACCGGTGATGAAGGTTGGAAAGTAGTAACACCGATAAAAGCAATTCAGGACCCAAGAACTTTTCAAAACTTTAACTGGAGATTATTAGCTAAAATAAATTATAATTTTAGTAAAATAAAAGACATATACCAAAATACAGAACGAGCTGTAATGAAAGTGGCGGTCTTGTATTCTGGCTTGATTGAGAATATGCACAACCCATATGTATTCGCCAACTTAGAAGAGTCTGTAATAAATCAACAAAACTTTTTGTTTGAAAATCCGCTAAGACCAGTAGATTCTAACAAAACTCAACGAGCCTATTGGGCTCTTGATATAGATTTATTTATCAGCACTACTGTTACTAATCAAGATATAGATCCATTTGACTATGATATCGTTGTCTGGACACCAAGCCAGGCAATAACAGCTTTGCAAAAAAGAGCACTAGATCTATTCTTGGAAAACGGTGTATCCGTATTTTTGGACTGCTCGATGCTTGATCAAGCGTCATTAACTTCATCTGGTTTAGAAAACTTTGACTACTCATTGACATCTGTGTCAAAAAATACTGGCTATATAACAATTGTAGAGGAGTATGAAGAAGGAGATGACAATCTTAATGGATGGGATTTAACTGAGTATCAAGAGATTGATCAATATAAAAACCATAACGTTTTTGGCAATAGGTTAAATCTATTGAATAACTCTTCTGTTAATCCAATAAGAGTATTTAATGGATCTCCAGAATCAAAAGACGGTTCAGCTCAATCAATAGTGTCCTTAACCGAAGGATTAAACAAGTACACAGCAATTCTTAAAGATAAATACAATACTAGTTCTGAATTTTCATCATTTGTAGTACTGTGTCTAAACCCATTCCTTACCTACATTAACGATAACTACGGGACAAGTGGTCTTGGTGTAGCTGGATCAAATAGAGGAGCAATTAACTCATTTCCAGTTGGCACTCCCGGAGATCAAACCGCGTTTTTAAGTGCTGCGATGTTAGGGCCAAATAAGCTATTTTATAATATTTTAACTGAAGCAAATAAAAATAAAGTAAATAGCAGAACTAAGTTTTCTAGCGATTCAACAATTGTCTGGAACATTTCCCCATGGAGAAACAGCTGGGCAATTAATGGGCAAAGAGATGATGCTGGCAAGGTAACAGTTTTATTTGATGACGAAAAGCAAACTTTTAAGTTCAGCGATAAACAACAAAGAGTTGGTTCTGGATTTGTCGGAGCATATGTTTATGACCCCAAGTTTTGTAGGGAGCTGCAACCATCAATAGGGCAATTGCTTATTAGTGACTTTGAAGCAACGTCTATCCAGCAAGATGCTTCATCCATGATCAATGCAGATTTTAGTAACGTAGATTTTTATCTCGAATGTACAAATGACAATATAAAATTTTTAGATTTTGAAAAAGTAGATAATAATAATTACTTATTTGGGGAAACAAAGACTTCATATAATTTATTTAAATTAACTGATGGGGCAAAGCCACTGCTAGCTACTGGCGCTTTGAGCCTAGATGCCTATTCAACAGTGATTTCAAAAGAGTTTGACCTTAAGTCAATCTATTATCCATATATGATTTTAGATTATAATGATAGTTCTAGCGGATATCAGAGTACAAGTAAATCTGTAGTAAAAACTCCAAAAGAATATCTTCCAGGAAGTCAATTTGTTAAAGACTATGACTTTGATTTTAAAACACAAATATTTGTTACACAAACAAAGACAAATAAATTCACTTATAAAGTTTATTGGAATACAAGCTTTAGTACTCCTTTAAATGCAGAAGTGGGCAATATCTCCTATATTAGCAAAAGAGGTATAGCTGAAAATCCAGATGGAATTCCAGTTGTCTCCACTCAACAACCAAGAGACGAAAATGGAATTGTAATTACAAATACTGATTCTAGATTTAGGGGTTATAAATATCCAACAAATATTTATTCATTGACAGATATACAGTCATTAAAGCCAGTTGATAGAGCAAGTCCTAGAAATAGTTTTCATTATACTTTTGACATCCCAAGATCTGGAAGATGGAATGAATACATGGTGGGGTCAAATGATTCAAATAACTCAAATGTAGATTCAACTCAAGTTGTATATAAAGAAATTGGAAAACCAATTGAGGGGCAATGGAATCTTGACCAACGCCCACCACAATCAGCTTCAAATACAATTAAAAATTATATTAAAACACAGTTAAACACTTGGGAAAAGTTTGTTGCTGCATCACAAAAATTGTATTGGTTTGCTCCGACCTTAGAGCAACGTGGTAATAATATGTCAAATAAGGGGATTGTTAGATCTCTTGGGGAGCATTGGGAATATTTTGAAAACCATGTTATGAATGAATGCGATGCATTACCTGGTTCTACCAAACAATCAAGAATAGCTGCCCTAAGGTCTGTATATACAAGTGATACTAACCTAATAGTTGGAACAACTTTGGACATTCAGCAGGTTTTAAATGAACCTGTAGGTGCAGTTGGAAGAAGTTTTTTTACAAGACAATTAAATAGATTCTTAGATCGAGAGGAACTATTTGAGCCAGTTCAAAAAATGGAAATTGTTAGAGTTGAGGAAAACGTTGCTGCGTCAAACAACGCAGGTGTAAAAAATAATTATGTTTATTATATACAGTATACACTTAAATTAAATGGATACGCCGTAACTGTTAACGGTACATACGGATCGCAAACAGCAAATGCAGTTACAAAATTTCAAGTAGATAAAAAATTAAATCAAAATAGAAATCCTGGAATTGTTGACTCTGAAACAAAATCTGTTATGGCAACATACTGGCTTAACCTATTCAAAAATGATAAAACAAAATTTGAGACACTAAGAAAACAAGCACCAGCTCAAGCACAGCCATATATAAATAATGCTTTAAAGTATTCCGACATTGCAGTTGTATGTAACTCATCTGCTGCTGACGAATATAGAAGAATTAGCTATACAGGTATTCCTGGCCCTACCACAGTGCAAGATTTTATTGTTGTCGAAGTGCCGCAAATGAAAGACAAATCTGGAAAAGCATTTGCGTGGCAAGAGTTAGTAGCAATAAATTTAAAGTCTGGTGGCTGGAATCTGGGAGTTACACAAATATTTTTGTATGAGCAAGATTTAGTAACTTCAAGTCATTTAGTCCCACAATTTGGCCCAAACAATACTATAAAAGCAGCTCCTCAAAATATTATTCCTGTGTCAAAAGTTATACAACCAAATGGTTCAGAGGTAATTACAACAGGAGATAAAAGAAAGATTAAGTACGTAATGCTGGAAGTCTTTGGAACTGCATTAAATGACGGCGTGCACGGTCCTAACGCTGAAGGTCTTTCTATAAAAGACATTTCTTTTTCGATAAGAACTCCAGGAGTGCCAATAACTGCACAAAAGCAAGAAACAAGTTTAATTGATGCTACAGAAACAACTGCAGTAGCAACTGGGACAATCTATGGAGAAACGGATTTAGACTCTGGAGATTATGGAGTATTCAATCTTGGCACAATAGCTAAAGCGATATCTTCTGCAGCAAGATCAAAAGTTACTTCAATAGTTTTAAATGATATTTCAATGAATGTAATACCAATAATTGATGGTCAGCCTTTAATTGATGATGAGGGAAATCCTGTTGAAAGAAGTTTTTCTAAGTCATTTAATAAAACTATTTACTCAGATTCAATTAATGATATAGGTGACACTTATGAATGGGAAGATAATGAATCAACAATAGTTGTTTCAGCATTTTCTGAGGGCGCTTCAATTAATGGAGCAAGCCCGACAATAAGTCGTGTTTCAAAAATTGGCCCCACAGCTACCACTGATCTAACTGGACCAGAAGTAGCTTCTCAATTTGCCGTGTTATCGAATAGAGCGCCACAATATTTGATAACTACTACAAATGGCATTGAGGTTATCTCAGACGAAATATCTGAAGAATATTCAGTAGATAATTTTTATCTAGCGGACGCAGACATAACTGGTTTGAATTCAAAACAAAATACAAAACTGTCTGTAAATGCAAAAGATGGTGTTGTAGTTCTTACAAATTCTTTAGGTCAAGCACAAGGGTTCCCAGATTATTCTAAGTTCATCATGCCAGGAGTAGAAACATCTTTTGGTACTACGATTCTTAAATGGGATCTAAAAGATAAGAATGGACAGCTGGTTTCACCCCCAGATGGTCTACAATGGGGATTCTATAACATTAGAACAAAGCAATTTTTAGGTATAAAATTATCTTATCAATATTATTTAAGAAATAAAAGAGATATTTATATAGCAGTCCACGCCTATGATGCGGACAGAGATGTTTCTACACTTGAAAACGTTATTGGTGTTTCTAATAGAGTAGAAACACTTACAGAATTTGCGTTTCCTGCAAAGAGCGTTTGTCCTCTTTACTCTGTTCGTGTTAGCAGTCGTCCAAAAATATATCTATCTGCCCCACCAAAAAATCTTTCAAAGTTTGATCAGTGGTTTATTAACTTAAGTAGAGGTAGATTCTATAAATTAATAGATATACCAATTGATTATCAATTTACTGACTGGAAGAAAAACTTTAGGGGCAAAAAACTAAGATGTTTCTATGATACAACTAGAATAGAAGTGCCGTCATCGCCAATATTTGGTTCTGGGCATTACAGCATAGTCGATGAGCACCCAATTGTTTTATCTCAAAATGAAATACAGGTAAGACATGGTTCATTTATTGTGGCCCAAGAGCAGCTAGACATATCTTCAATCAATAGCACTTATACGGATGCAAGCCCAATTGAGGCATGGGTTGATACATTTATCCAAGATGGCAATGGTGCCTGGAATCTAATAGATTATAGTTTAATTAAGAATTTTAACAAACATACTGGAGTCATTTCTTTTAATAAAGAAATAGTTCCATCAGATCCTAAAAAAATTAAAGTAGACTATGTGGTTAAAAATCCAAATGTTATGCTGTATCACATCGATGGCCAGGAAATTCCGTTGAATCCATACGTTATTAAAAATTCATTTGTTTATAACGGAGAATCAATAGAGGCAGTTTATTCAAGAAATGCAAAGATGCATTTCTATCTTCTCCCCAAAACAGTAGAAGAACTTGTTGATGGAGAGTATGTTGAAGTTAATTCATATCAGAATCCAAATTCTGTAATCAATCTCTCTTACAATACTGATATATTTAACTACACTGTTGACTATAACCCATTTGCTCTTTATATCGGAACAGCTATTGTAAATAATATTTACAATTTTGATAATGTAAAGGTTCATGACCTTAGAGTTAAGGGTGGCGGTATAGCAGCCGGAACATCTTTGGTAAAAGAATCGGAAAATAATAGGAATATTCTTTCATTTAACGATGTAAAATCGGGCAAAGGAATGCTGTATCCAAATGGAGGATACGTTATTATCCAAATACCAAAAGAAGTAATAGATAATTTTAGAAATATAAATGATATATATGATATAGTTAGATCTAACTTAACTGCTGGAGTATCTTTTGATATCCAAGACATGGATGGAAATGACTGGAGAACACTATAATGTTGATGCAACTAAGTGACCATATTTCATCCTTTAGTAGACAGGCAAGAAGGACAATACAATCTGTTTTGTCAGAGTCAAAACTTGAAAAAGCAGAAATAGGAAGACTAATAAATAAGCTTTCTACATTTTCTTCGGCTTCAGACTACATACCGTCTCTCGTAAGAAACCTTACTGTAATGCAGAGAGAGCCCTTAATAGATCTATTTAGGGATATTGATTTAAGAGTTAAAACAAACTATGATATTTCTAAATCTTTGAGCATGTTGAGAGCTTCAATGTCTACTATTTTTTCTGGAGAAATTGAAAAAATAGAAAAAGATATTTTATATTTAGAATCTTATATAAACAATTGGTCATTTTTATCTGGTGAAGATGATTTGTTCAATCATAATTTTGTGGAAAATTTTGATAATACTTTAAATTCTAATATATACGATACCAATCAATTTACTACACCAGACAGAAACGGCATGCCATTTAAGGGCATTGAATATGCAGCAGTAGATCCTACTAGCGGAACTTTAAAATTTTCTGCGAATCAAGAAGAAAAATTAATAGACTTTGATAGAAATAATATAAAAGAAATAAACTACTATACAAACTTTGCCTCAGAGTATATTTCAAGTAATACAAATATTCAAAATGTTTTTGATAACTCTTCAAGCAATTCTTGGAATATGACAATTAAATCACCTTTTGTAATAAAAGAATCTATTTTTAACAGAGATGAATTTAAACAATATAAAGGGTCAATAGCATTTGATGACTCAGCTCAAGTGGCTATTGAAATTATACTAAATTCAGAAGTACCAGCCTCAAGAATAAGGATAAGTCCAAATGTTACAAAAGGGATGTACTTGATACAAGCAGCTGTAGAATCTGGAGTGTTAAGTTCGTCCAATCAAAAAATAGAAGGGCAATCTGCAAAAAAATTATTACTAGATAATCCTATCTATATAGACAAAGCTACTGACATTGATCTTTCTGGATTGGTTTTTGTAAAATCAATTATACTCTTCTTTGCTCAAAACAACTATGTTAGGACAAGAATAACACCAGTCCAATCAGAGTTAAATGCAAAGCTGGTTAATGAAATAGCTAAAGAAATACGTAAAGATAAAAAGAAAAGTCATGACACTTTACAAGATTTAGTTATTAATTTCTTTATTAAAGATTACGCAAAAGATTATATATTAAAAAATAAAAAATTATATAATTATGACTATACATATTATTATCCAACAGATGTTTCAAAAAAGAATATTGGAGTATTAAATGAGTTAAAGAGTAATAAATATTACTCTGATATTGACTCTTATAATAAGTTTAAAAATACAAGTATATTATCAAATATAATATTCTCAATAATTTCATATTCAATTGGTTCAAATATTAGAGCTTCTGTAAAAAATACATATTTAGAATCTAATTTAAGAGATCTAGTTAAACCAATTTCGTCCTATGCGTCTGGTGGTTTAGTTCCTTTGGGAGACTCTAATAATATTGCAGAAAATATTCATTTTATTGAAGAGTCATTTTATTCAGTTGATCAAAAAGGGGTAATAGATCTTCTTAATAATATTGAATCACAGAACCAATATGAATATATGTTCTCTATAAAAAATATAAGTTTATTTTCAGTAGAAAATATTTACACAGTAAACGCATCTTTGCCGGTCCAACAAAGATCAGTTTATGTAAGTAAAAGACTGCCATTAGCTGGTGTGCCGCTTAAAACAAAAATGATGGCGAATTATTTTTCAGAAATATCTAGACTTGAACTAGATGAATCTGGGGATAAAACGTCTATTGAGTTTAGCGTTTCAATTAAAGATAATCCAATTAACGAAGACGACTGGCTACCCATAATGCCATTTAATGACTCTGTTATTAGGTCTGAGTTTTTGTTCTTAAATACTAGTGGTTCGGGCATTCTTAGATTTTTACCTAGAGTAGAGACAATTTCTGTATACGAATCTGGCAAAAGAAGAGACCCAGCAACGTTTAATGCTAATGGCAAAAATATAACTATACTAAATTATGATTCAACAAAAACATACTATGTATCATATACCCCAGCAAGCCCTAATCTAGTAAAAGAAATACAGCTTTTTTCTAGATCCTTAGCAAACCCAGTCCTAGTTTCGGCTAGCACAAACGGATTTAACGGAGAAATATTTGAAAAATCTGATTTTGGCAATAGGGTTGAGCTTAGAAATAATCCACATGTAGACTATGGTAAATTCGCAAATGCATCCTATTCAGCTATAAATGGCACCATAACAACTTCAAATAGTTCTTTTGGTAATTTTGATTATTCTTCTTATTCACCAGTAAAAGTTATTTTAAATGATGGAACAGTTGCTTTAAATATAACAAACTACATACTAGACAGCGCCCAAAGAGAGTCTTTTTATGATACTGAATTACTATTATTTATACATACAGGGCAAAGTTTATTATTCAATAAGCCAGTAACACAACCATTTAGGGTTCTATACCACTATGCTGCTGATTCATTTAGGTATAGAATAGTATTGAGAAATTTAAATAATACTAAAGAAAACTATTCAGTTGATAGATTAATGTTTAAATTCTCCATAGATACGCAAGATAGCATAATAAATACATTTGTAAAGTATAATAATAGATATAAAAATAGAATAATATAGGTTTTATATGGCTCAATTATCAACAGACAGTTTAGTATATTCTCAAATAATATCAAAAGTTCAACGATTTATTGCAGAGTATGTAACTCAAAAAAACGTACCACCGAATGTCTTTGACGCTGAATATCAAAAATTGCTATCTGAAATACACAATAAAATTGGCGGTACATCTTTTGATATAAAGTTATTCCAGAAAGCTGACATACCTAACTCAGCTGTATTTAATGAGATCATAGCAGCTATGTCAAAAGACCTTAACATAATGACAAACCAGCTTGAAGCTATGTCAGCAAATTATATAAACACTTTTAATGTTTTCACAAACTCATTAGAATCAGAAAAAAATTCAATATCAAGAATTAAATCTAAAATTAATGTCTTGGAAATGTATTCACAAAGCCCATCTGTAGATGCCTGGTATTTTGGTGATTCTTTTAATGATCTCTCAAAAGTAGATGCAAGAAAGATACAAGCTGGTTTAGTCCCCGACATATCTGACGGCTATGCAACGCTTGCAAAAACAACAAGTAAAAAAACCAAAGGGAATATTCGTGTAATAAATCAAAACTATAACGAAAGCATTTCGACAGAAGTCCCTTTTGCTGGTTTGTCAAATGGATTAAAGGGGAACCACTTCCTTTTTTACAAAGACATAAATAATACTCAGTTTATTTATGAAAAAGATTCTAGCATTTTAAGATCTACTGAATCAGCTATTACAGACAATAGCCCAGCTACATATTTTGAGTACGAAGCAATCAATGTTTTGGCTGAAAGCCTAACTAATAGACCTTCATATGAATTTCAGTATTTTGATGGATCAAATTACATTAATTGGGCAAATTTTGATACAACAAAACCTCTTAAATTAACCTTAGAATTTTCTACACAGAATAGAACTGGTGAGTATATAAATTATATTTCAATCATACCATTTTTTGGTTATGATATTCAAGGAGCAAATGCACTAATAAATAATGTAAAAGTAACTTCATTAAAATTATATAATCAAAAAACTAATACAACTTATGAGATTATAAATAATGGACCAGTTTATATAGCGTCAGATGTTTCTCAGAAAAATATAAATAATTATAAAAACTTTTTCTACAATAAAGGTGTATTCAGATTTGAAGAGAAGATTGTAAATAAAGTATATATTACTTTTGAACAAGATCAGTTTAAGGATACAGTTATCAGACACGCGTACTGGACACCTTACGAAATTAATTCAACTACAAAATGGAATAATCAAACCCACTTTCAGCCAGAAGCAGTCTTGGGGGCTGCAGCACAAAACGTATCTTGGGATAAGAACACCTTAGTTCCTAACATAAATAGGCCAACTGACTTTAAATCTTCTGCTTCGGATACAAAGCAAATTACAGTGACTTACAACAATCAAGTAGCAGGGGAAACAAAATACCAGGTTAAAATAAATGTTGGTCAAAATTCTTTTTATTGGTACAAAAAAGATGTTGATCTTAATATAGATTTATTTACAACAAAAGAAAATTCAATTGGGTTTTCCTCACAGGAATTAATGGACGCAACAAAGCAGCGTATGATAAACGCAAACTTCCCGTCTGCTTGTGTTTTAATTGATCCGACAAAGTACGATCCAACAACAAATTTAAAAATAAAAATGAGTAGCATAAGCATAGCTTCTGGAATAGCTACTTTAAACACATCTGCAAACCATGGTGTTTCAGTTGGCGACAAGGTTTACATAAGAGATAGATGGTCTACCGTTGATATTTTTGGCATATTTACAGTTACAGAAACACCAAGTGTAAATCAATTTAAGTTCTCAGTAGGTTCATCTTCAACAACTTCTCTGCCTACAACAGACATTTCTAAAAGCTATGGGCTATGCATTAAAGTTTTGGATGCACCAACGCAAAATAATATTGTTGTAGAAAAATACACTGAAAAAATTAATAAAGCTAATAAAGTATCTTTAAACCTTAAAAGAAACTTTGAAGAACTAAAGGCAAAAAGAGCAAGTATAGGTATAAGAGATATTTCTTTTGGCAAAGAAACATTTCAAGAGTCAGCAGAAATAATATCAAAACCATTTTTTGTGACAGGAAACTTAGATATGGTTACCTTGTACGCAGCGGATTTTATTCCAGAAGGTACTCAAAACCAATCATATGTTAAATATTCTATTAGCGTAGATGGTGGCGTCAAATATTTCCCCATACAACCAATTGAAAGAAACTATACTGGAACTCCAGAAGTTTTAGTTTTTAATCAAAATTTAACTAATGATACAGCTCTTCCACAGATTATGTACTTGAACAGTGGTAAAGATCCCGGAGTGCCGAATCCAATAAATTCGATTATAGTTAAAATAGAAATCAAAAAAGATAGGACAATAAACAACACACCAATAGTTTATTACTATAAAATTGGAGCTAGGTTTAGGTAGTTATGTCTATAGAAAATATACAGAAAAAAAGATTTCTTGAAACAATATATAAAATATACTATTCTTTAGGATCAGAGCCTTCAACTGAAGAAATTTCTTCAATATACGGAAGATATTTTTCTAGATTTAAACCAGGTCAACCAATACCTGTTCCGTTTAATGATCTTAACGCTAGCTCATATGTAGACATTGATAAACTCAATAGAATTTTAGTACACACAGGTTTTAACCTAGATGTTTTGTATGAAGACTATCATGAAGAACTTGAGCAACTTTATGAATTGGTTTCAGCATTTAAGTTTAGAATAGATAATTTAAAGAGTAGAAGAGCAGAACTAGAAAAAACAGTAGATGACTATTTGTTTAGCATAAATAATACTGACGGGTACTACTTTGCTTTTACGGAAGCTTTTAACAATACAAATCATACAGACTTAAATAACACTACGGCAATTGTAGACACTTTGGCACGAAAAGCATCATTGCCAAAAGAGACTTCAGGGCTGTTTAATTATGTTGGTAATATTTTAAACAAAGTTTCTAACGCCAAAGTAGATCTATATCTAGACGGTCAAACAAAAATCAGTCAACAAAATACAGATTTTTCTAATGTTTTTAATGGCTTAAACAACAGTGAATGGTCCATGAAATATGAGTCCAGTACAATTGGAATTTGTACTCTAAAAATTAATGTACCAGTCACTCTATATAACACTGAAACTAGCGGCATATCAGTAGTTGAAGGAAGAATAAATTCTCAAAAACCAGTTGAAACAAGCATTTTAGTCATAGATCCTATAGATAGATCTAAGTCTTTATTTTTTACAAAAGATAGTGCAACTGATTACGATAATTTTTCTTTTAATTTTTCAACAAAAAAGACTTCTATGATAGAAATATACCTGACTAAAGTAGAGCCTGATTATGTTTCTGATAAAAATGGACAAATAGCTTATATATATGATTTCAGAATAGAAGAATTAATTATAACTGCTCCATACTATAGTTCTTCAGCGATTTATGTGAGTAAATCTATTGGCTTACCTAATGCTCAGAATCCAGACTTAGCAATAGATGAAGTTGTTTTTGACGCTGAGCAACAAGTGCCACCTGGTACTGCAATAAACTATTATGTGGCTGTAGATAATGGTTCATCTACAGATATAAATTCTTTTAATTGGATTGGTATTTCTCCATCTTCAGAAAAAAATTCTAGTCAACCAAGTATTATTGACTTTAAGGGGACTAGACTTGTTGAATCAAGTTTAGATAAACAAACTGGTACTTCGATTGATTCTACTTTTGATAGCATGATACAAATTCCAAGAACTACTACCTACAATAACCCTATACAAGCTTACTTCTATCAAAACGATGCTCTATCTAGAAATTTTAATGTCTATAGATTGTGTAAGTTTCCAAAAAATTCAGAGCCGTATGAACCATACATTCTGGAAAGCGTTACAAGCAATCAGATTCAAGTTTCTTATGTCACTGGAACTGCGTTAGATAGAACTACTTGGCAAGAAGTAATTTCTGGCACAAGAAATGACATCGTTTATACAACTGCATTTAATTCAGTGGAATCAACTCAAGAGTTCTACCAGGCTCAAAGTGTTCCATTTGGAAGCATATATTTAACAACAAATGTTTTTATGGACAAGCCACTCACAATAACAAAAAACTTTCTTAAATCTCTTGATGCTCAGTACTGGGATGTCAACGTGTATTTAAATGGCATAGAACTATCTAACGCTGGAATGCTAGCTCCAGGAATTTTGTCATCTTCATTAACGTGGAATTTTAATAAAGGACAAAATACAATACTTATCATTATTAACAAGTCTACAAATACTACTAATGGCATAGGCACTTCGTTTAATGGAAGTATTTCTTTGATGGAGAATCAGTCCCTACTAACGATACCTAATGCAGAAGTATACAGAAATTATTTATCCTATGTGAAAATAGAAGATCTAAGAAATAGATATTCAAATAACGACAATGTTTTCTCAATAATAGATTATGAAAACAATAAGGAAATAGTATATAGAAGAACTGAAGAAATTAAAGATGGAAGTAAGGTATACTATTTTGCGAACAATCAAGACAGACCGCAGTTTATAAAGCTAAGAGCGGATTTTTTTAGGGGTTCAGATTCATACTCTTCTCCAGCTTTAAATTCTTATACATTAAAGTTTAAACACTAGGTATTATATGACAATTTCATATTCCGAAAACAATAAAAGAGAAACTATATTTGAGCCACTGTTGAATAGGCAACGTTTGGTTTACAAGGGCCCTGTTCCTTCAAGCATATTAAACCTAGCCAATGACCAATTGTACATGGACATTAATAGGCTCAATAAAAAGCTTGAAAACCTCCAAGCTTTAATTGACCAATCTAGTGATATATCAAGAAATGATCTAAATTTAGCAACCCCAGATTACTATTTAAATGAAGATTTATTAATGACGATATATTCACAGTACGTTTCATATGACGAAACCACTCAAGAATATGTAGTTGAATCAAGTACACCATATTATGAAGATAGTTTAGAGTTCAATAAACCTCAGCTTAATTCTGCAATAATATCTAATTTGTCAAGAAAATTAGACATAATTGAAGCAAAATTAAGAGGAGAAAACTAGGAGATTAAATGTCTGATTTTATTTATACACAAAAAAAGCCAATTCAATATCATGGCCCTATTTCAAGCACTGACTTTAACGAGCGCATAGAACAAAATTATGCAGACTTGGTATATCTCTATAACAAATATGGTGTTTTGGATAAAAAAATTACTGAAATTATAGAAAGAATTGTTAAAGAAAATATGTTTTTGACTTCTGCTCTAAGAGATTTGCAAGACAGAGTTAGAAATATAGAAAGCATAAATACTAATCAGCTTTCTATCCACTCAAAAACACAGGTTGATTTGTCTGCATTTGTGTCAACAAGCTATGCAATAGCAGCATCCGGTGCCCTAGAGTTCAATGATTACTACAATCATTTGACACTGCCTGCAGCATCTGGTTCATCTCATTCTAAGATAAAATTTGTTAATTCTGTTAAGGGTCAAGTCATCCCAGACTTTTTGGAGACTAGAGTAGATCCTAATTTAGCAGGAGGCGATGGCAATGGAGCATTGATAGATACTACGCCAGTTCAATATGCGTTCTTGAATCAGCCAGATAAGGTTTGGAGAAGAAATGTTATTTTGAATGAGCCAAATCCACTTGGTGTTAGCATGTATGTGTATGTAAAAATTCCAATAGGATCTATTGGCAGTTCTTTAACTAACTCAATATCACTTTCCCCATTCCCGGCTAGTGGAGTTGACGTTGTTAAAATCGAATACACCACAGTGCCAAGCCCAAGTCTAACAGATAAAGATGGGTACAGCCCCCTTAATTCAGGGTTATATGATAGTGAATATGACGCGTTAGGCAAGGTCCCACCAGGCGGTTGGTCAGTTGCTGGTTCAGATACGGTAGTTAATTCTAGCCCACTAAAGTTTTACTTTGCTGATACTCCGATAACAGCAATAAGGGTTCTTTTAAGACAGAGAAATTATGTCAAAGAAAATAATGTATATGTTTATACTTATGGTCTCTCTGATCTTGATGTTAGGTATGACAAATTTATTACTTCTGGAAAAACCTTTATAAGATTTGATGCGCCAGCAGGCAATACGATTAATGAGGTTTTGAATGTCTCACCAAAAGTTTATAACGTAAGCCAATCACTATTGTCTAGTGTTTTTGGCTATAGGGTTTTTTACCCTAATGGTGGGAGTTATTCTTTAAATAACCCAAATACGTCTGATCATGTATATGTAGAGGTTACTTTAAATATGCTAGAGGACAAAATACCACCAGTTCTTTCAGATTTAATTATAGAAGTTGATTATAATTTATAATTAAAGGTGAAAATCGGCATTTCTTTTTACTATATAGATATATTTTTCAATAAGGAGACAAATAAATGGCTACTTTTTATGTAGGTCGTAGACCAGTCTTGAAGGGTCGCAACTCAAATGAGATGATTAACTCATTTAAGGGCACAGCCGGCACCTATTCATTCTATCCACTCTTTGCAAAAGGTCTGTTGGATGGTGCACCAGACAATCATAATGTTCCTGGTAGTGGTGATCGCCCAGGTAATAGATTTCTTTCACAACTCTTTACTGGATCAACCCTTTATGATGGCACAACGCCTTTGGCAGGAACTTTCCCAGATGGTAAAGCTACATACGACGGTTCAAGATACAGACCGCTTGAATACAAAGGCTTAGCTGGAGCACAGGCGTTTGGTAGTGGCTATGGTCATGCCGCAGACAGAGAAAATGACTATGCTCTTTATAGCAACTACTTCTTTGATGGTGTTACTTCAGCGGAAGTATTTGCAAGTGGTTATGGTCATGGACCAAGAACAGAAGCACAAGGTGCAGCAGCATCGTTTGGCTTGTTTAGACCAACAGAATTTATTGGTGTAGCAAGTGCACAAATATTCACAAGTGGATATGGTCAGGCTAACACATCTTCTGATTATGGTAGAAACAAAGTTAGAGAATATAAAGGACTCGAGTCCACAAAAGCTCTCTAAACTTTTTCATCACAATAGTTGATGCAACAAAACACCTGCTATAATTAGCAGGGCGAAAAAATTAGATTCCCGCCCCTAGTGGGCGGGAATTGTATTATTAGACCAAGTTTATAACTTTTGATACAAGCAAAGAGGATTACATATGTCTATACAACTATTAGAGCAATTTGTTGCCAACAACGCTCTTACAGTTGAATTAGCTGATAAATATTTAACCTTATATTTGGGTGAATCAGATTGGCCAGAAAAACTTGCGCAGCTTTGGTCAGTACAAAAGAAAAAGCTTGGTGAAGATAAGGCAAAAGAATTCATAAAAAAATCTGTTGCATGTGCATGCCTGTCTCCAGTAATTAACAAAAGTGCGATACCAGAAGAAAAACACGTACTGCTTTTTTGGGTGAGTGGTTGGCCGCAGTTCAATGAAAGAGATTGGTTGTCCCTATTTAAGGATACAATCAAAACAGATATGCAAATAGAAAAAAATAGAGCCCTTATTCTTAAGGAAGGTATATTTGATCACATAGATATACCCCCCTTAACTAGGCAGGCTTATAACTGGCTGTATGAAAGACTAGACAAAGAGTCTTTCTCTAGCCAAGACAAAAAAGAAGAAGCTGTGACAAAAATGAAAAATCTTATTAAGATTTATGGCGGTGCAGTTGTCTGTAATTTGTTTACTAATTATAGTTCAAATGTAGAAAAAGTTTTAAACTGGAGAAGTGGATATTTTGTGGAAAAAGAAATTCATAAAATATATTCTACAGAACAAATTATAAAAATAAAAAAAGCAGAAATGCAAAAAACCAATTCAAATTACGTAAAAACCATTAAATAGGAGAAATAAATGTCAGAAGAAATTGAAAACGGAAATCCCGATTTAGCACCAATCGCCAATAAATTATCATCAATGTTTTCTTTTAAATTAACCGATGATTTTATAGCTAGCTATAAAGAAAAGATTGCTCCTTTTGGTTACAGAGATGCTGGAGGAAACTCTGTGGGTGAAATTACTTTTTTGCGTACATACTCACGCTTAAAAGAAGATGGAACTAAAGAATCTTGGTCAGATGTTTGTGAGAGAGTTATCAACGGAATGTACTCTCTGCAAAAAGATCACTGTAAAAAGAATAGGCTTCCATGGAACGATGCAAAAGCACAGGCTTCAGCTAAAGAAGCTTTTGATCGTTTGTTTAATTTGAAGTGGACACCACCAGGTCGCGGTTTGTGGGCTATGGGAACTAATATTGTAAACATACAAAAGAATTCAGCAGCACTTCAAAACTGCGCTTTTGTTTCTACAGCAGAAATGACTAAGTTAAATCCATCAAAGCCTTTTTCCTTCCTTATGGAAGCCTCTATGTTGGGTGTTGGCGTAGGTTTTGACGACAAAGGTGCAGATAAAGACTTCACAATCTATTCACCAAATCCAGTAGACTCATCTACTGCGACCTATATTGTTCCTGATACTCGAGAGGGCTGGTATATCTCAACAGCAATGTTGATTGACTCTTATCTTAAGTCTTCTCAAAACGAAGTATATTTTGATTACTCTCTCATAAGACCAGCTGGCACTCCAATTAAAACTTTTGGTGGCATTGCTGCAGGTCATGAGCCTTTAGAAAAGCTTCATAAGCAGATTAGAAAAATGTTTAATGGTAGAGCTGGAGAAAAACTTACAAGAAAAGACATCGCAGACATTGGTAACTTAATTGGTGTTTGTGTGGTTTCTGGTAATGTTCGCCGTTCCGCAGAACTTTTGATTGGCCGCATTGATGATCAAGATTTCTTAAATTTAAAAAACGCTGAAGTATTTCCAGAAAGAAACTCCTATGATTCAAATGCTCCAGGCTGGGGATGGATGTCAAATAACTCAGTGGAAACTGAAGTTGGGACAGACCTGAGCGCAATAGTAGAGGGCATAGCTCGTAATGGAGAGCCAGGAGTTCTCTGGATGGATATGAGCCGCAAGTATGGGCGCCTTGCTGATGCACCAAACAACAAGGATCATCGTGTAGCTGGCTACAATCCTTGCGCGGAACAATCATTAGAGTCTTTTGAATGCTGCACGCTAGTAGAAACTTATTTAAACAGACATGAAAGCCTAGAAGACTACAAGAGAACCTTAAAGTTTGCATACCTCTATGCAAAAACAGTTACTCTTCTCCCAACACACTGGGAAGAAACAAATGCAATCATGCAAAGAAACCGACGCATCGGCACTTCTATGTCTGGTGTGGCAAACTTTGCTGATCGTGTCGGCGTTCCAGCTCTTCGTGAGTGGATGGACGAAGGTTACAAAACAATACAAAGATATGATAACGTTTACTCAGAATGGCTAGGTATTCGTGAATCTATTAAAATGACAACTGTAAAGCCATCTGGAACTGTGTCAATACTTGCTGGAGAGTCTCCTGGAGTCCACTGGACCCCAGGTGGAAAGTTCTTCAATAGAACAATTAGATTCTCTAACGATGATCCAATGCTTCCCTTGTTTAGAATGGCTAATTACACAGTTGAACCAGCATCTGAATCACCAGATACAACATCTGTTGTATACTTCCCAATTAAATCAGAAGCTGCAAGAGCAGAACGTGACGTAACAATATTTGAAAAAATGTCATTAGCTGCCATGGCACAAAGATACTGGTCAGATAATTCAGTATCTGTAACAATATCTTTTAATAAAGATACAGAAGCACAGCATGTTGGCACAGTTCTTCATATGTATGATGGACAGTTAAAAACTGTATCGTTTCTTCCAAGCGGAAACGACACATACCCGCAAATGCCGTACACTCAAATTACAGAAGAGGAATATACAACAGCTTCAATGTCTTTGTTTCCAATAGATCTCTCTGGAGTGTATGCTGGAATGGCAGCTGATGCTATTGGAGAGCGTTATTGCACAACAGATTCTTGTGAAATAAAATTTATAAAGGATAGCAATACACAACAATAAATGATATAATCTCTATTATGACAACAGAGAATAAGATATCAGTTCTTGATAAAGGCTATGTCCGACTGGTAGATCACATGGGCAGTGACCTATCAGTCGTCAATGCCGCTAGAGCATCCTTTGCAAAAGAGTCAGAAAACTTTTCACAAAACGACGCAAAGCTAATAAGCTTTTTAGCTAGAGAAAATCACATGTCTCCATTCAGACATGCGTTTATTACATTTGAATTTTATGCTCCGCTTATGGTTGCTCGTCAACACTGGAAGTACGTAGTAGGATCTGATCATACAATGGACTCCTGGAATGAATCGTCAAGAAGATATATAACACAAGAGCCAGAGTTCTATCTTCCAACAGCTGAACAATGGAGACTTGCAGCTGAAGATAAGAAGCAAGGTTCTGCTGGTTTAGCTGGGCCGTGGATAGGTTCTGTGCTTACAACAGAGTTAAAAGAACTAATGGAAAAGTGTGAATCACTTTATAATATGGCTATAGATAATGGAATTGCACCAGAACAAGCTCGTTTATTTTTGCCAGCGTACGGGATGTATCTTTCATATAGATGGTCTTGCAGTCTTCAGTCAGTGGCTCTTTTCTTAAATCAGAGACTTTCTGAGGACTCCCAAGCAGAAATACAAGAGTATGCAAAAGCTGTGCATGAGCTAGTAAAACCTCTTTATCCAGTTTCTTTATACGCACTATTGGGGATGTAATGGCAGCAGGTAAACTAAATTATATTGTTGTATACAAAAACTCTAGTCAAGTTTATGGATCAGCATCAAAAAAGATAGCACTTGAATCAGCCCCACCAGAAGGTTGTAAGTTAGAGGACAAAAGAATTTTGTTTGTAACATATGAGCCAGATAGCGAAGAGATATCAGTGCACCAAGTGCCACAAGAAGAAGTGTTAAAAGCAGAAATAAAAGAGAAGAAAAGCAATGAGTAAGAAAACCCATCAGAAAAAGAAAGTTCAAATTAAACTTGAAAATAACCAATCTTATTTAATAGAAGATCTAGAAATTCTTCTACATATCCAAAAAACATATGGTAGTATGTTGCGCGGAAATATTACAGAAAAAGAAAAAGATATCTATACAAGAATATTTTCTGCTATAAATTTATCAATTGAAAATGCTTTTATTGCCCCAGTAGATAGTGAAAATGATGAATGGTAAATCTAAGCTCGTAATAAGTTCTCTGTTTATACTTGGCTTTATTGCTGGTAAAATAAACCAAAAAAAGTTTATAGATAATAAAAATATAAAATCACAAACAATAAATACTCAACAGTATTTAAATAGATTGAGCGAGTTTTTTATAGACGATTTGTCTAACGCAAAAGAAGATTTTTTTGAACTACTTGACATGGGCTTTAACCCAAGTGACTGTTTTGAAATTACTATAGCAAAGAGCTCTTTGATATGATAGACCTATGTATTGTTAATTACAACACAAGACCGATGCTGCAACGCATGTTGGATATGCTGCATGGTGATCTTAAATATACAAAAAAACTTTGGACTTTAAATATTTGTGATAATGGTTCTGTTGACGATTCTTGGAAATGGTTAGAATCTTTTAAAGATAAGTATTTTATAAATAAAGCTTGGAAGAATGAAAATGTGGGTTATTCGGCTGCGTGCAACCTTATGGCAGCAAATACTGATAGTGATATCATTTGTCTTTTGAATGCTGATGTGTGGCTAACTAGCGAAGATGTTGTGAAGGTCCAAAAAATATTTGATCAGAATCCAGATATACATATTCTTGGGCCAAAACAAAGAGATGAATCCGGAAGAATAACTCACGCGGGTATTGTAGGGACCAATACAGCACCAAAACATCGTGGTTGGAGAGAATACGATGCGGAAGACATTCTCTATAGAGACAGAGTAGAGTGCGTTACAGTCTCCGGATCTGCATATTTTATTAGAAGATCAGTTTGGGAGGCTCTTACAAATGACGAAGAGTACAGAAAGATGTATCCTCAGGCAATAGGGGCATTCCTTCCAACACCTCACTACTATGAAGAAACTTGGTGCTCATATTTTGCACGTCATCGTGGCTACAATGTAGTGTATGATGGAACAGTTTCTATTGGTCATAGCTGGCATGCGTCTTCTCCGAAGCCAGGAGAAGGCTACAGCCACGCTGATGCTCAGTTCAAGGTAAGTCAATCAATATTTCGCAACGCATGCGACACTATAGGAATAGAAAGAGATTAATATGTCAGACAAATTTAATGTTTATTTGTACAACGCAGAAGTTGTTAAGGTAGTAGACGGAGATACATTTAAGATCAATATAGATCTTGGTTTTGAAGTTCACATTGGCCCAAAGAGTGTGAGACTCTATGGAGTTAATACACCGGAAAGCCGCACCACAAATCTTGAAGAAAAGAAGATGGGCCTCGCAGCAAAAGAGTTTACTGATCAATGGATTAAGAAAGCCAATAATAAGGTAAAGATTGAAACTATCTTAGATAAGAATGAAAAGTATGGTAGAATCCTTGCTAAAGTATGGAACGAAGCTGGGGAGTGCTTGAACACAGAAATTGTTAAGGCTGGATTAGCTAGAGAATACTTTGGTGTAGGTGACAAAACTTTTGAGGAATTCAAGAAGGCATAATGCAAACGTTTTTACCATATCCAGATTTTCAAGAATCAGTTCGGGTATTAGATTATCGTAGGCTTGGAAAGCAACGAGTAGAAACTTTCCAAGTTTTAAATATTCTTCTTGGCCGTACTCCGTCAAAAGGTTGGCGCAACCATCCTGTAACACGCATGTGGGATGGGCATGAAGCTGCTCTCCAGTTATATCAGAACTATACGATAGCTGAATGGGTTAAGCGAGGATATAAAAACACCATGCAGTTTGAAGTTTTTGATGCACTTGATGTAGTTATGCCACCTTGGTTCGGCGCTGATGAATTTCATAGGTCCCATAGGTCTAACCTCTTGAGAAAAGACTATCAATATTATTCTCAATTTTTTGACGAACCAAGTGATTTAGAGTATTATTGGCCAGTATGATAATAATAGGAGTAAGATCTTACATATGCCATTGTCCAAAGCCAATCCCTCAGGATCCGGTTTGTGGGGACAGAGGCGTAGAAGATGACGATTAGGAAAAAAATGCAAACAAGAGTGTTTTTATCAGGTGCAATAGAAGATGTTACTTCTGATTTTAAGTATAGTTGGAGAGATGAAGCTACTTTACTTTTAGATCAAAGAGGTTTTAAGGCCATTAATCCAATGGACTATGCCTTAGAAGAAGAGGACTGCGAACCAAAAGAAATAGTAGATAAGAATCTCTTCCTTCAAAAAAGCTGTGATATCCTGCTGGTAGAATACACGATATTATATAGGGCTTATATAGGAACTGACTTTGAAATGACGTGGGCTCATTTAAACAATCAGCCTGTTATTGTTTGGGCTCATCAAAATCTACAACACAGAATTTATCTGAAGTTTCTTGCAACAAAAGTTGCAGACACACTAGAAGAAGCTGTAGAATATATCTCTAATACATATCCATCAAAAAAATAACGGAAGGAAAAAAAATGTCCGACAATAAGTTCAATTACTTTGCAGTAGTTACAACAACTCTTGTAAAGGCAAAGAATAAGCAAGATGCTGAGAAGATCAGCATGGGTCGTCGCAATGTAAATGGTGAGGTTCTGTTTAAGTCAACAGATATCGAACGTATTTCATCTGTACAGGCACACAAGCAAATCAATCAATTATCAGCATAAGTACTAGCCAGGGCTAGATTTTTTTCTAGCTCTGGCTTTTCTATACATTGGAGTAAAAATGATCATTGCACAAATGGTTGGAAGAAATGAGTCTTCTAGATTTTTGGAGCCAGTTCTTCAGAGAATTAAAAGCCAAGTAGATAAAATAGTTTTTACAGACGACTGCTCAACAGATGACACAGCTGAAATAGCTAAGAAGTATGCGGAAGTCTACTCAAATGAAGAGCCTTTATTTTCTTCAAATGAAGGTTTGCTACGAGCAAAAGCTTGGCGCAATTTAGAAAATCACGCAAGTGAAGGCGATTGGATTATCGCAATAGACTGTGATGAAAAGCTGTACAACGTTGAAGATATTAATAATAGTAATATTAAAACAGTTTTAGATAAATCACCATATGATGTAGTAAATGTGCGTTTTTATCATATGTGGAATGAATCACAATATAGAGTTGATAAACTATGGGCACCCAATAATAGCTCAAGAATCTTTAGATTTAAACCTGATGGTAAGTTTTTAGATCGCAAGTTAGCTTGTGGTTCTGAACCTACATATGTAGTTGAAGACATTAGAAGAAAAAATTATTGGCTCCACTCTGGCTTAATCATGCAGCACTTAGGATATACTTACGATGACGACAAGCAAAATAAGTATATGAGATACATGAATTTAGACAAGGGCGAGTTTCACAACTTAAACCATATCCAATCAATTATCGATCCTAATCCAACACTAATTAACTGGGGAAATTTCGGAATATGAAAACATATAATGCACCAGACACAATCAAAAAAGTTTCTCTTCTTCTAGAAAACAAACAAAGATTTGCTTTTGTGACATACACAAGATCTGCGATTTTTTCAGCAATAGGTGAAGTAAAGGGTGACAAAAAACCACCGAAGCATTTCACGAAATGTATTCTTGATGGATTGCAAAATCAAGATGAACTGTTTGTCAGAGCAGCTCAAAACGATTTAGTTAATTCTTCTCTTGAGAGATTTAAAGAATTGGGTATTAACGCAAGTAATTTTTATGACCCAGGTTTTTTAGAATACTACATTAATAATAACTATGATGTATTCAAAACTTTCGCTTCGTGGTATTTTAAATATACTAAAGCAGTTGTTGTTTCATTCCAAAATGAATCATACATAGGAAAATACTTTTCCACAGATTCAACCTTTATACAGGTGCCATACAATGACTTTTATTCAAAAGTAGATAGCATAACTAAAGAAGTACTTTCTAATAGAAATGGTGCAGAGATAGTTATACTTGACTGCCCAATGCTAAGTTCGGCAATTGCACCCAAAATTTGGGCAGAATCAAATATGTCAATCCTTGACCTTGGTAGAACTTTAAACGCTGCTAGATCGTTGGTCAAGACTAATGATTCAAAGAAATAAAAAAGACGAACTTACAGACAAACAGTATCTGACTCATCTTTTATTTGAGACAGATAAATCTTTCTCTGCAATTGCCCAGAGTATGGAGTTGACATTAAATGAGCTTAACTCCATGCTTAAAAAACTTGGTCTTTACTGGGTAAAAGATCACAGAAGAAAGATGTCAAAGGGGCAAACAGTCTTAACTAGCGTTGCTAAAAAACTATTACCAGGTCAAAAAATAGTTAATGAATATCATATCGGAGATAGGTTAAAATTAGACGTATATTGCCCTTCCTACAAACTTGCTCTTGAGTTTCATGGCATACAGCATTTCAAATATAGCCCATTATTTTTTGATTCTAAAGATGAGTTTATTGAAGCACAAAAGAGAGATGACAAAAAAGCCGTTCTTTGTGCAGAACAAGGAATTGTACTTGTCGTATTTAGATATAATGACAACATATCAGAAGAGAATGTCTATGCTAGAATATTAGACGCCATAAAAAGTACAGCCGATGATAAATCTGTAGTTAAAAAAATAAAAAAACCAAGTGTAAAACAAAATCAGATGTATCAAAAAGCAAAAGAGATAAGATCAGAACGCAATAAAAAATATTATAAGCAGATGAAAGAGCAAAGAAAAAATGGAAGAAGAAGTAAAGACTGAGACTCCTCAGTATCCAATTGAATACCAGGTTTTTGCCCTTTCTCTTAGAAACCCTGGCTCGATTGCGTACTTTGACGCGCAACTGCCTGAAGATATCGTTGGCACAATAAATAACCAAATTGGAATAAATGAATTTTACAAAGCACTTTTAGCTTATCATCATGTTACTAAACTAGACTTAGTTGATCCGGTTGCTTTTAAGTCTTGGCTTGAATCAGAAACAGATATACATTCAGGTCTTGGTGGTGCAATAGGTGTTGACACCATGATAGATATTCTTTTAAATATAAAGATATCAGATCATGAGTCTGTAACTCAGGTAATTAAACATAGAGCCAACAAACAAAAGCAGCTTAATATTCTCCAGGAACTAGAGTTTATTTTAACTCAAAAAGGGGAAAAGACAGCTAAAGAAATAGCTAGAATTTCTGAGATAACAACAGAAATTAAAAACTTAGAAAATGAATTAAATTTTAACCCTTTAGATAGCGTTACTACAGCAGAAGATATAGCGAAAAGAGCAGAGTCTCTTTTGGATATACCAAGTTTTCTTCCAACCCAATACAAATCTTTGAATAGAGCAATGGGGTATACGGACGAGGGAGGTTTCTTTAGGGGCGCAGTTCATGCGATTATTGCTCCTTCTGGAAAAGGCAAAAGCACTTTTGCCAAATGCTTAGTTAACAATTGGGCAGATACTGGTTATAGAGTATTATACGTAAACTTTGAGGAAGCAGTTCCTCACTGGGAAAGAGTTCTTATGACTCAGATAATAGAGAAGAACGTATATGCAGAAGCATCAAATTGGTCTGATAAAGAAAAAGAAGACAACTTAAATAAGTTCCAAGAAAAGCTAAACCAGTGGGGCGACAGATTCATGGTTAGACATGACCCAGATACTCCATATTTTGAGGACCTTGAAAAGTGGCTACGAAGCATTATGGGTCATTCGGAACTAATCCCAGACGTTATTGTGATTGACACAATCCAATCCATGTTCACTAGATCTTCAGGAAAAGGTAAGCCACGTTGGGGTGAGTTTGAAGAGATGATGGTTAGACTAGAGAAGCTTGCTAGAGATATGAGTTGCGTCTTAATTATCACAGCTCAAGAAAACGCAAACAGAATGAAAGAAAGAAGAGAAGTAGTTCAGCAGTCTGATACTGGCGGCTCTCTTTCTATCCAGCAAAAGTGTGCTGTCACAATATTTATTACAGAAAAAAAATTAATAAGTGGAGATGATTCAGAAGATGAGAATATAATGCAACTGCAGATCCCAAAAAATAGAATAACTGGATCTACATATGTGTACAATTCTCCTCTAGTTAAGTACATAGATCAGCATAAAAAATATGTTGAATATGAACCGATAACAGCAGAATCATACGCTAAAATAGTTAACTCAGAAGACATGGAAGAACTCATGTCTAGTATCAATATATTGTAAGGGCACTATGTTACACATAACAACACAACAATTAAAAGATTTTCAAACATGTGAAAGACTTTACGATTTTAGACACAGAGAAAAGCTGGCTGAAACAATTGGTGGAAGACAACTGCTGTCTGCAAAGTTTGAATCAACATTAAAAAGTATTGTTCATTATTTCTTTTATAAAAAACAAGCAGGTGTGACTCCATCGTACGCCTCACTTTTGAATAGATGGGAAAAGTTATGGTTTCCTAAAGAGACATCTTCATTTGATATTGTTTATGAGCAGCACGAAACCTTGTATGGGAATACAGCTAGCTTGACAAGCAAAGCAGCATTTGTTTTATTAGATCTTATAGAAAACTTTGGAGATCAAGATATTATACCTATTGGTATTGATGAAGAATATATCGCACCAATAACTGATGATGTAGCAATTAAAGATAAGTTTGATTTAATTTATTCAAAAAATAAAAAAATATATGTTGTTAAATGGGTGTTTAATCACAAGCTAAAGTATGAAGACAGTTATATTTTTGATTTTGCGGTAATGAACGTTGGCTTTATGAATAAGTTCTGTGACAAAAAGAATATAACTAGTTTTGGTTATGTTGATTTAATGAATCAAAAATCAGATTTTATAGAATTTTCAGTAGAAAATGCAGACATCGAAGCTTTAAAATACTGGTGCAATTCTTTGTACGAGGAAAAAACATTTCCTTCAAGAAGAGGGCTAACCTCATATTGCAAGTCATGCCCATTCGATAAGCCATGCTCTAAGTGGGTTGCATGGGAAAAAAAGGAGCAAAAAAATGTCAAAAAATAATTCCAATAATGTTCTTGATGATCTTTTATCAGATAAAATTCAAACAACTTCTTTAAAAGATGAGGATAAAATATTAGAACCTCTTCTTGAAGAAATCAATTTAATAATTGATGAAGGAATTAGATCTTTTGTAAGATCTATATTGTATAGAGCTGATGGATTTTGGCAAATACCATCTAGTTTTTCTGGCAAATATCATCCAAAAGACGAGCATGGAGAGGGGGGCAATGTCCTTCATACAAAGAGAGCAGTAAAAATTGCAAGAATTATGTGCGATTCATACTCCCTCCCGCAAGAAGATATTGACATAGTTATCGCAGCAATGCTTTTGCATGATGTTACTAAAGGTGTAAAGGATGAAACATCTAATGCATACAAGTATGATCCAATGCACCCATACACAGTAGGCCTTTTTGTCCGAAGATGTCAAGAAGATGACAAAAATTATGCTTCAGAAGTGCAGTCTTCAACATTGTTTTTGTCAGAAGATGTAGTTCAATCAATTCTGCGTTTGGTAAGATGTCATTTAGGCCCATGGTCACCAGTCCCCGAAACTACTCCAATTACATTTATGGATATGATAGTGCACATGGCAGACAATATTTCGTCTAAGCTCCATCATATTGTTGAGGTCGACAATGTGGTAGAATCTAGATGGAAAAATTATGACGAATGATAACAATATAATCCTAAAAAGATTTACTCTCTTAAAAAGATTAGATTACTTTATAGAAGAATCTATATATTATAGAACTCATTCAGAATCTTTTTTGAATAAAAAAAATACACTAATAAATATCAACCAAAACACTCGGTAAAACAAAAGTATTATGAAAATTAACTTAGATAGTAAATTTCTTTCTGAATGGAAATATTATGAAGTCGCAAGATACGTTCCCTCTCTTGGTAGGGTTATAAGAGAGAAGAATAAAATCATTGAGTTTAAAGATATCAAAGAGTATTCAGAAAAAAATAATAACAATGGTATATACACTTCTGTATTTGCCTATAACTCAGAAGATCTAGAAAAAGCTACACGTCTTCGGACCACTTTACTTTGACCTGGATCACGCAGACTTTAGTGTAGCTATGCAAGAGTGTGTTAAGTTATACGAATATCTTGCAAAACGAATCCCAAAGCAATCTATTTTAGTGTATTTTACTGGCAAAAAAGGCTTCCATATAGAATGTGAACCTGTTGCCTTAGGCATTAACCCTAGCAATACACTACCTAAAGTATTTAGATATATCGCAACAAAATTAAAGAAAGATCTTGAATTAGTTAGTCTTGATTTTAGCGTATATGATCTAAGAAGAATGTGGCGTTTACCTGGGTCTAAGCACCAAAGTACTGGTCTATATAAAACTCTTTTAAATCCACTTGGTAATGATTCAATCTTATATTCTGATCAAGAAACAATAGTGAATTACTCTTCTACTTTGCAGCCTATTGATGTAGCTGAACAAAGCTTTGCTTACTCAGCTAATGAATGGTATCGAGAAAACATTTATGAAATGGAAGAAGATGAAAAAAGAAAAGACAATCCTCTAGACTATTTTAATAAGTTTGGTTCAAAAGCTTTTAAAGACTTAAAAGAAACCCATAAAGTTTTTGATAGAGACGCCCTTCTTCACGGTTGCTCTGCTGTTGCAAGACTAAAAAAACAAGCTGAAGAACAGCATTTTTTGGAACACGAAGCTAGATTGTTTTTGTGTTCAATACTAACTTATACTGAAGATTCGATAAAGTTTCTGCATGAAATACTCAGCAACTGCTCTGATTACTCATTTGATAAATCTTCTGCACACATAAATGATTGGGTTAAAAGAAGACAGATGGGAACTGGCGGTAGACCATTTACTTGTGATAGAGCAAATGCAGTCGGTGTTGGCTGTGGAGAATGTAAACTAGAAAGAAAAAATAAATGGGCTCAAATTGGAAACAAATATGTTGAAACTACAGAAAAGTCTTCACCATCACCAATTAGATACGCCTATAAAAATATAAAGAAAGAGGAAAATAATGGCAATAAGAAATCCAGATGATGTAATTGGCGTCTGCTCTGAGTGTAAATCAGATCAGCCAATGGGCTACATGGAAAATAGCGCGTTTGCTCAAGCTGGTATAGCTGTTCCTTGTAAGTTTTGTGGAGGAATTGTAATTATAACCTATAGAGAAACAAGAGATCAATCACTTGGTAACTCTGATAGGGAGAGAGGGATAAATTGAAAAATTGGACCAACCTACATAACCATACTGTCTTTTCAATGTTAGATGGTCATGGTAAAGTAGAAGAATATTTTTCTAAAGCCAAGTCACTTGGGATGGTCGGTCTTGCTAGTACTGACCATGGAAACATACACTCATGGTTAGACTTTTATGATGCAGGCACAGCTTGTGGAGTGAAACCAATACTTGGTTCTGAGTTTTATCAAGCTAGAAAATCTAGATTTGATAGAGATGAGGAAGAAAGATCAGGTCCAGCAAAAAATGAGTGGGAACAAAGAGGCCCATATCATTTAACAATACTAGCTAAAAACAATACTGGTTATCACAACTTAATAAAACTATCTTCTAGGTCATATTTAGATGGATATTATGTTAAGCCTAGAATAGACCACGAACTCATAGCAGAGCACGCTGATGGTCTTATAGTGCTTTCTGGGTGCCTCAATGGGGAGATAGCTCAGGCGTTATTAAGAGGAGATTATAATTTTGCTCTCACAACTGCCGCAAAAATGCAGGACATTTTAGGTAAAGAAAATTATTTTATAGAAATACAAAATCATGGATTAAGTGAGCAATTAAAAATTACATCTGACTTAATAAAAATAGCTAATACAATTGGCGCAAAGATAATACCAACAGGCGACTGTCACTACGTGCATAAAGAAGATGCACGAGCTCACGATATTATGTTGTGTGTATCAACTAACTCAAATATAAATACAGAAAACCGTTTTTCATTTAGCGGAGACAATTTTTATTTAAAATCATATGATGAGATGGCTGAAGTGTTTTCAGAGGAATGGTTAAAAAACACAATGCACATTGCAGACATGGTTAATGTTAACTTAAAGTTTGGTGAACTATACTTTCCTCATTTTCCACTTCCAGAAAATAAAAAAACAGATGACTATCTTGATGAGTTAGCTTGGGAAGGTCTTAAGAAAAAGTATGGGGATCCTCTTCCAGAAGAAGTTTTAGCACGCGCTAATCACGAACTTCGCGTAGTTAAGGAAATGGGTTATCCAGAATATTTCTTAGTTGTTTCTGATTTAGTTCAATGGGCAAAAGCAAATGATATTAGAGTAGGCTGGGGAAGAGGTTCTGCAGCTGGAAGTATTTTATCTTACGCTTTAGGAATTACAAATTTAGATCCATTAAAATTTGGTTTGCTGTTTGAAAGATTCTTGGTTGAAGGAAGAAAGTCAATGCCGGATATTGACTTAGACTTTGATGATAGACATAGAGATAAAGTAATTGATTATGCTAGAAACAAATACGGAGATGACCGAGTAGCACATATATGTACTTTTAATAAAACTGGTGCACGACAATCTATTAGAGACGCAGCTAGAGCTTTAGCCTATGATTTTGCTGGTGGTGATAAGGTAGCAAAGCTTGTCCCAGCACCAGTGCTTGGAGTTTCAAAAACCCTTTCTGAATGCATGGAAGTTAAAGATTTTTCTGAGCTATACGAAAAAGACGAAGACGCTAAGCAGATAGTTGATGCAGCCTTTGGCCTAGAAGGCTTGATAAGACAAACTGGAATGCATGCAGCTGGTGTAGTTATTTCTAGAGATCCATTAACAGAATATCTTCCCATCATGCAAAAAGGAGTAGACAACCCTGTTATTACTCAGTGGGACATGGGAAGAGTAGAACAATGTGGACTATTAAAAATTGACTTTCTTGGGTTAAGAAACCTTGGAGTCATAGACTACTGTATTAAACTTGTGCAAAAGACAAGAGGCGTACACATAGATGTTGATGAGATACCATTAAATGATTATAAAACATTTAACGAGCTTTGTAGAGGGAATGCGATAGGCGTTTTCCAGCTTGAGTCAACTGGCATGCGTGAACTTATGGTTCAGCTTCAACCTCAAACAGTAGAAGATATAATGGCTCTTATATCACTTTACAGACCTGGTCCTATGGGATCTGGTATGGATAAGCTTTACATATCTAGAAAGCATGCGCGCACTAGTATTGAATATGACCATCCAAATCTAGAAAAAGTTCTAGGCCCATCACTAGGCATCATGCTTTACCAGGAAGACGTACTTGGTGTCGCCAGAGAACTTGCTGGCTTTAGTTCTGCGGAAGCTGATGATCTACGTAAAGTAATTGGCAAAAAGCTGATGGATAAAATTGCTCTTTTCAGAGATAAGTTTGTTAAAGGCTGCATTAAAAAATCTAATTTGTCAGAAGAAAAAGCTAATAAAATTTATTCAGATATTGAATACTTTGGTGGCTATGGTTTCAATAGAGCTCACGCTGCAAGTTATGCGATGATTTCATACATAACAGCATACTTAAAAACAAATTATACTGCAGAGTATATGGCGGCTTTGTTGTCATCTGTTACTGGCAATAAAGATAAGCTAGCATTATATTTGGCTGACTGTAGAAAACTTGGCCTTGAGGTTCTAAGCCCTTCAATAAATAAGTCAGTTGAAGATTTTGCTGTGATAGATAATGAGACAATTATCTTTGGTCTTTCTGCTATCAATGGGATAGGTTATGCAGTTTCTGAAGCTATTCTCTCTTCTAGAGATGTTAAAAACCCGTATGTTAGTATGTATGATTTCTTTAGAAGAACAAACCCATCAGTGTTAAAAAAATCAACACTAGAACATTTAGCTAATGCAGGAGCATTAGATGAATTGATAGATGAAGCACTTGACCAAGACTTCGGTAGACAAACAGAATTAAAAATTCTAGAAAAAGAAAAAGAAGAACTTGGTATTTATGTTTCAAAAAATCCAGTAGATGGAGTTTGGGATCTTCTTAGCAAGCAAGTTAGCTATGAAATCATAGATATAGCTGATCTTCCTGCTGGCTCACGCGTAACTATAGCTGGGATTGTTTCAGGAGCGAAGAAAATGATTACCAAGAAGGGAGCAAAGATGTTTAAGTTTAACTTGCAAGACATATCTTCAGACATTGAAATAATTGTTTTCCCCCGTGAGGCAAAGAACTATCAAGATGATTTTTTCCAAAATGGTGACGTATTAACATTGACTGGTTCAGTCTCTAAAGATGGAGATGAAGAAAATGTTATATCAAAAATACTTTTAAATTCATGTGAAAAGTTAGATCTATCTAATTTTTCTGGTGGCACTCCTATTTATTTAGAAATTGATTCTCAGATTAGCGAAAAAACTTTAAATAAATTGTATGATATAATTAAGTCAAAAGATGGTGGTTCTTATGTATTCCTTTCTTATAAAGATGGAAGCAAAATAATCACCTTTAAGTTTAATAAAAAAACATCTGTAGTTGTAAAAGAAAAGTTAGAAAAAGTTTTAATGGAGCAGTGATGACAACTGGAAATTTTTATAAGAACCCCTCAACAAAAGACTGCTGGGTTTTTTGTTCGTCGTGTAACCGATGCCAAGATAAGGGAAGATACACTAAATGCAATAAATGCAGTGGTAGATATGATCCAAATGGGTCTATAGATGCGCATCCAGAAGATTATTGCGACTGCAAAAACGGAGTTCTGCGTTGGAGAACCCAAGAGGGTAAGTTGATTATGACTAGATTTAAATCTAATCCTTTTGCTGGCAAGGTAAAGTATCTTAAGCAGAGTGAGGATGAAAGAGACTGGGACTCATATGTAAAAGATATGAGAGAAAAAATGAATGACCCAAATTGGAACCCTATAACAATAGTAGATGAAGATTAATATGTCTAAATCAGAGATAGGCAGAATGGCTGTCAATAACACTGTTTTGATAGAATATCAAACAGACAATGGTAAAAGTAATTTTTTTATTCAATCTGGCATTGCAGGTTTTTATGCTAGTGAGCCTGAGTTACGTGACCTATTCGGTTTGTTAAGCTACTATTACAATTTAGATACTGTAAATAATACAGTAATTAGTGTAAACTAGGAGACAAATGAACTGGCCAAGACTTGAAGACGATTTCATGGAGTATGGAAACACTGGATGGATTGCTCTAGGCGAAGGTAAATATAAAAATATTCATACTGGTTATATCATGGATGAAAACGGAACGATATTTGATCAACAAGGAAACATAGTTTCAGAAATAGAAGAAAATTAATAATGATATTAAAAGATATTAGGGAAGTTGATGACTTCCAAAGGATTACATTATCTGAATTTAGTTATTCAAGAATAGACACATACGAAATGTGTCCATCGAAGTATTTTTATTCCTACATAAAAAGAGAACCCAGAATGTTTTCAGCTCCTGCGGTTCTTCGGGAATATTGTTCATGGCGTTTTAGAGGATCATGTCTCATCTACTGATGTTTTAGATCTAGATAAGATGAAGTCTTCTTTTGTAGATCATAAAAACACTTTAGATCCAAACTCAGAAATAACTGAAGAGTTAAATCAAGCTGGTCTTCAAATTTTAGAAGACTTTTATGATATATATGATGGCAGAACTTTTGATGTTTTTGATAAAGAAATGGGATTTAACTTTGTTTTAGGAAACTATTTAATGATAGGCTATATAGACAGAGTAGATGTAGTAGGCGACACAGTTGAAATAGTTGATTACAAAACTGGAAAACGTGAAGTAGCACAAAAAGATGTGCACAATAATTTGCAGCTTGGAATCTATGCACTAGCTGCCTCAATAGCTTTTCCCGATAAGCAAATTAAAGCATCTTTGCATTACCTAAGATCTGGAAGAATTAAAAGTCACGAGTATTCTAAAGATGATTTAGAAAATGTAAAGCAAATGCTTATTGAAAAAATTAATTTAATTATGAATGACTTTAATTTTACCCCTACAAAGAATGAAAGAGTATGTTATTTCTGCGATCACGCCAAGTCAGGTGCTTGCGCTACTGGGGCAGCTAGATTAAAAAGATCTAAACAGGGATAGTAAAAAGCCCCTGGTTACCCAGGGGCCATATCTAATATATATATTGTATCTAATTAAAACTGGGCTACTGGATTATCCAGGCCAGAAGCAACGATATCAAAGTCGTCAGAATCAACGACTACCTTGATTGCGTCTTCGTGAGCAAAACCAAGAGTTGTCAAGTCGTCAATAACTGACTCGTTGATGCTCTGGCGCATGCTGTTGAAAATGCTGGTTGCGGTTGTCATATTTTTCTCCTTAAGTTTGAATTTATATTTGTTTTTTTATAAAATATAAAGTATAATGTATTAACTTGACACACAAAGGATAGCAGATTTATGGTAGCAGGCGCAAATCCAAAAGATTTTTTCTTGGAAAGATCTACAAAAAAAACTCCGAACTTTTCCAAAAAAGCAAGCACCACTATAGCATCTAAGGATTCTTCTGCGCAAAAAAAGGGAAATGCTTACAGGCATACTAAGTCTGGTTATCGAGAAGATTTAGACATGAATATGAGATCAAACTGGGAAGCTAACTTCGCTAGAATTTTGAATCGGTTATTCAATCAAGTTTGAGTTTGAACCAAAGGTGTTCACTTTCCCAATAAAAAGGGGAACCAAAGGTTACACTCCAGATTTTTATCTAACCAAAACAAAAGAGTGGCTTGAAATAAAAGGTTACTTAGATGATAAAAGTAAAATAAAATTAAAAAGATTCAAGAAATATTATCCGCTTGAATTTGAAAAATTAACTTTTGTCATAAGCAAATATTCAGCGGAAGCTATTAGATTTGCAATTGAGTTGGAGATACCAAGGGTAATTTTTTACGAAGATATACGCAACGAGTACGCTGCAAAAATTTCAAACTGGGAAGGTAAGTAATGGCTTCTTACAAAGAGCAATATTATAATTTAGAAGAAGAGGAAATGCAAAGGTTAATCCAGGAGGCAAAGAATGGTTCTGGTAAGGCTAAAGAAGAGTTACTAAAAGTTTTTAATAACTTTTTAACAAAATATGTAACGATGTTACATGTGGGCAAGTATAGCTTTAGCGACTATGACATTAGAAGATTTATGTCATTGTTTGTAAAAGATACTTTTGTGCGTTATGCTCTAATGAAAAATAAGCTTAATCAAGCTGGTTACAAGCATGTAAATGAATCCATAAATGGAATCTTATACATGGTTAAAAGATACTGTACTGAAGAAGATGTCCAACAGACGGTCAGGCTCACATTCTTTCAATGCATAACAAGGTATGAAAGGAAAGATTCAGAGAAGGGCCCAATACCATTTAGCGCTTTTTTATATAGTTATTTTTTGTACCTTCTTAAAAAGAACGTAGATACAATGTTGATAAATCAACTTGGCAGAAAGTCGTTCCCGCTCTTGACGCAAGATGATTTATTTAATGATGGAGAAACAGAAGACACTGCTAAAGGAGGAGCATATGTAGACACTCTGGAGTATGCTACAGTTGATACTCCATTCAACAACGACGTTAATGAATTTTGGGTTCTAGGTGAAGGTGTTAATGATTTATTTGGTAAACTTTCTTTGCAGGAAAGACAGCTATTAAAGTGGAGATATATAGATGGAAAAAGGTCTTCTGAAATAGCAATAAAAATTACAGAACATCCTAACACAGTTAGGGAGCACCTAACAAAAATAAGAGATAAAATAGAAATAATGCTAGATGAACCACGGAATGGAAGAATATAAGGTATTATTGAAGTCGTATTTCTCTAAGAAGGATGATAAAGTAGACGAGGACGATGAATAATTATTCTGTTAACACAAAAGATTTTTTTGATAAAATATCTAACATGGTTACACCTCAACTCCAGGAGTTGATTAATGCGATTTCTTCTCAAGAAGAACTAAATAAATACTATGTAGAAATTCCAGACCCAAATTATGTTGATTTAGGTATCAATGATATAGCTTCTTTAGTAGCAAGATCATCCAATGTTTATGGGAGAGCTGCTAGATTTGCTGGCATTGCAAGATCACAGCATAAGCTCCTAGAAGCACAATACAAACGAGTATATAAGGCTAATAGAATTGGCAAGAATGAGGCAGAGAGAGAAGCTGCAGCTGCAGCAGCAGCTGATTCTGAATATACATCTCTAGCTGCGGTAGAGGCAGTTGTTGAGTTGGCAGAGTCTATGGAGTTAGCAGCAAGAATTTCATCTGAGTCAGCTAGAAAACTAATGGATAAAATGCAGGCTATGCAAGTGGCATCTGCTAGAGAAGAAAAAGGTTTCTTTTCTGAAAAAGACTTTACACCATACTGAGGAGAGTTATGTATATAGGTCATTACAAGGCTGTTAATTCGGCTAATGAATTCTTTTCACAAAAAAGAAAAGATTTAAATTTTCCAACACAGATAGAATATAAAGGGGAAAGATATTCTTTACACGCCACACATATAGCTTCAACTAAGCTACAAGAGAATAATATAAAAAATAGATCAAAGGAACTAGGCATTCCTTTTGGCGTTAAGCTGGCCTAATTTGAATATAGAAGTTTTTTGTGACGGAGCTTCAAGAGGGCAGGGGCAAAAAAGATTCGGGGAAGCAGCATGTGCTGTAGTTGTGTATAAAAATAAAAGAAAAGTAGTTGAATTTGCCAGAGGCCTTGGAGCAAGGACTAACAATGAAGCTGAATACGAAGCTGTAATTACGTCTCTTTTAATATGTACAATGTCTGAATTTGTTGACCCAATCATTTATACTGATTCTGCTGTAGTTGCAAACCATGTAAATCAAAAATGGATTTGCAAACATCCTTCATTGGTTCCTCTTCTGATGACTATAGAAGAAATAAAATCTGAGTATAGATTTAGATTGATTCAAGTGCCAAGGTTGCTTGTAGCGGAAGCCGATGCCTTAGCGAATCAATTTTTGAACAATCTAGAAATAAGAAAAGAAAACATCTGATCCAAGTGCTATACTGGAAGCTATGAGCGAAATTAAAAAGAATAGCCCTATAATTATAGGTTTAGCAGGGAAAGCTGGATCTGGTAAAACCAGTGTAGCTGAACACATAGTCCCTAAAGGTTCAATTGAAATCATTAAAGACAATACAAAATGGGACCACATATTTTATGCCCTACCATTGTACGAAATGGCTTCAATTAAAAAGAATACAAAAGGATTGAGAGAAAGTTCTAGAAAACTATTTGCTTTACACGATGTTTTGTATGATGTGTATGGTGGGTCTTCTCTAGGGACTATCCCAGATTATCCTGAGTTTGTTAATTTAGTTAATGACATTAACAGCCTGCCTATTGAGCCTGAAGGTGTTAAACCAAGAAAGTTCTTGCAAACTGCAGGAGACTTATGTAGAGGTTTCAACCCCGATTGCTTTGCCTCTTGGGCTATTAACAAAGCAAAGAAAATACATAGAGAAGCTGTGCGTTCTTTGGATGATTTAGAAGATAAAAATGTTGTTGTTTTAATTTCAGATGTTAGATATTTAAATGAGGCTAGAAGCATTTTGGAGCAACCCAATGGTTTCGTGATCTGCTTTGATGCCACACAGGATGTCTTAAACCAGAGATTAATGAAACGTGATGGTAAGCTTATGAATGAAGATGAAATGGCTCATTCTTCTGAAAAGCAGATAGATTATATTAAAAACATAGCTTCTGCTATCATTAATACAAACGAGCTTGATTTAGACCAACAGACCGCAAAAACAATAGAGACTATAAACAAAATAAAAGAAGGAACAAATGCCTAAAATTACACGAAATGCCCAAGAAGAAACAGTAGGATCACCTTTAGATCAGGTTGTTTCAAATATGGCCGGAGAGATATCTCTGTCCAGTTCTCCAATTTTTATATGTGGAGTTAACAGAAAGATCAATATTGGCAACTTTGAAAACGTAGACGTATATGCTGGGATAACGATTCCCCTTGAAAACATAAGTCTTTCAGATAAAGAAGCGTTTTCAGAGGCAGTTAAAAATGCTGCAGCATACGGATTTTCTTTAGTTTCTAAAGAAACTGGGGAAAGATATACTCTTATTAAAGAGTCCCAGCAGACGGGTAGGTAGTTTTCCCGCTTGCAAAGTTACTATTTACTAAGTATAATATAGTCCCAATTAAAATAAAACAGAGGTTAAAATGTTTAAGAAGTTAGCACAAAAGATAAAGTCAGTATTGTTTGCAGCTCAGAAGATTGATGCTAATAGCCCAATCGCCAAAGCACAGGCTAAGATCGTGGATGATCTTGCCGCACAGGCTGAGGTTATTGCAGAGGTTGCCAAAAATGCTTCTGATGATATTGTTGCTTCAGTTAAAAAAGAAGTTAATGAGGCAGTAAAAGAAGTTAAGGCTAAAAAGCCAGCAGCAAAGAAAGCTGCTTCAGCTAAAAAGCCAGGAAGACCAAAGAAGACTACTAAGTAATGGCTTTAGCCAAATTTAGAAAAGTTTCTAAGGGTAATAAAAAACCAGAACCAAAGAAGGAAAAAGATGAAAAGAAAAATTAGTCTTTTAGATATTCTTTGGAAATTATGGTTTAAAGTTTTTGATTGTTTAGAGGCTATGGATTCTAAGAGAGAAAAGAAACGTGGCCTTTAAACAAAAAATCTATATTAGTGGTCCAAGAATGGGTACTAATAATTCTATGTATGGGATAGAACTTCCTGCAAAGAAAAAGAAAACTAAATCTAAAAAAATAAAAAGGAAAAAGTAATGGTCATTAAAAAAGGCTCAGAAACTTTTGCTGGCTATAATAAGCCTAAGCGTACTCCAAATCATCCTAAAAAGTCTCACGCTGTACTAGCTAAGTCGCGGATCTAAGACTAAATTAATTCGTTTTGGCCAACAAGGGGTAAGTGGTTCACCAAAGAAAAAAGGTGAGTCTGCTTCGTACAGGAAGCGTCGTGAATCATTCAAAGCACGTCATGCAAGTAACATCAAAAAAGGCGTGATGTCGGCTGCCTACTGGGCCAATAGAGTCAAATGGTAGTTAGGAGTAAATATGTCTAAGTATGTAAATAATGTAGTGGACACAGAAAAAAAACCACCAGCAAAAAAGAAAGCAAATGCTAAAACAAAAACAACTTCCAAAAAAAAGGATGAAAAATAATGGCAATGATGAAAAAAGATAAGATGATGGCTGGTAAAAAGATGTCATCAAAGAAAATGAGCAGCTCAAAGAAGATGGGCAGCAAAAAGAAAATGGGCGGCTATTCAAAAAAGAAGATGATGTAATCATGGCTTCCAAAAAAATGGCAAAGAAAAAGGCTCCTGCAAAGAAGGCAGCAGCTAGCACGAGTGGCCTTACACCAGCTCAAAAGAAATTACCACCTTTTATTCAAGCAGCTATTGCTAAGAAGAAGAAAAAGAAGTAATAATTATGGCTAAGAAGAAGTCCCTTTTTCAAAAAAAAGTTACTAAAGTAATGGATGAGTATGGAAAAGGGGCTCTTCATTCTGGCAAAAAAGGTCCAGTAGTCAAGAGTAGAAAGCAGGCTATAGCTATAGCTCTTTCTGTCGCAAGTAAAAGAAAAAAAAGATCTAAGAAAAAATAATAGGAGAAAGTATCATGGGCAAAGTTGCTTGGGACTATATTGTTCCCGTAAAACTACCAGCTGACCTAAAAGGTGTTACACCTGGTAAGCTTCCAGCTAATCTGTTGGTTGGTATAGAGGGTGGTGGCAAGCTTCATTGGCTAGCTGCAGCGGCTTATTGCGCCATGGATGAGAAGGCAAAAGCAGATGGAGTTGAGCTCAAGCCAACTTCTGCTGGTGATACTTATAGAACCTATGAATCACAACTTGCTGGCTTTAGGCAGCGCTATCAGCTTGAAGAAATTGCTGGTCAAAGTACTCGTACATTTGAAGGCAAGAAATGGTATCTAAAAAAGGGCATGGCGCCTTTGGCAGCTCCTGGTTCATCACAGCACAACTTGCGGAATTGCAGTTGACATTGCCAATGCTGCTGAACCAAAGCGCATTAACTGGCTCATTGCAAACGTAAAAGATTTTGGTTGGTCATGGGAAGTAGTTCCCGAAGAGCCTTGGCACATACGCTATGTATGTGGAGACAACCCACCACCAGCAGTTGCTGCATGGATGGAAAGAAATGGTGTCAAAAAACCAGAAGCTGGTGTTGCAAATCTAAATAATACACCTGCTGGCGGAAACGCAAAAACAAAATCAATTCAAGAAGCACTAAAGAAAAAAGGGATTTATGCTGGTCCAATTAACGGAGAAATGGACGCAGCAACCAAAGAAGCAATTAAAGCTTTTAAGGTAGCTAACAAATTGCCAGCAGATTCTGTTCCTGGGCCTAAGGTCATGGAACTCTTGGGAATTAAAGCATAGTGCCATGGAGCAGATTACTGTTGCTCTCATTGGCGTTGTCGGTGCTATTCTTGTTACTCTTTTAGAAAAAAGTAGAAGAGAAAATAAAGAAGATCATGGTTATGTTAGAGATCATTTAACTAGAATAGAATATAAAATTGATGATCACATCAATGATCATGCTGTAGCTTCTTTTGATTTTATTAAAAAGAAAACTAATACAAAGAAAAAGGAAATAGCAAATGGCAGCAAAAAAAGATAAGAAATGGATTCAAAAAGCAATTAAAAGACCTGGGGCTTTTACTGCTAAGGCAAAAAAGGCTAACAAATCAGTAGCAGCAATGGCTGCTGCAGTTACAAAGAATCCTAGCAAGTATAGTGCAACAACAGTCCGCCAAGCTAACCTTGCAAAAACGCTTAGAAAAATTAGCAAAAAGAGGAAGAGCAAATAATGCATTGCAATAATCACGAACATCATAAGCCAAACGGCGAACCATGCCACGATAACCGTGAACACTGTTGTGAGTCACATCACCACAACGGTCCAGAGGGCCCAAATCCACACGATGCCCACTACCATATAAACAAATATGCCGTTCGTGCTTGGTTGATGAATGCTTTGTATCTTGGTCTCCACGCTGTGGAAATTTACTTAATTATAAAGTTGGTTTAATTATGGCTAAAGTAAACAAACCCACAAAACCAGCTCTGTGGTCTTCGGCTAAGTCACAAGCTAAAGCAAAGTTTGATGTTTATCCATCCGCTTATGCAAATGCATGGGCTGCAAAAAAATATAAAGCTATGGGTGGAACTTGGAAAACAGTTTCCACAAAAAAAGCTAAAAGAAAAAAGTAATAAAACTCTATGCCTGGTCCAAAAGGTGTTGGCTTAACCAAGTGGTTTGATCAAAAGTGGGTCAACATTGGTGCGCCTAAAAAAAAGGGAAAATGGCAGCCGTGTGGAACATCTGGAGCAGGTGGTTCAGGATACGCTAAATGTGTGCCAGTTGCAAAAGCTAACTCAATGTCATCATCACAAAGAAAAAGCGCAGTGCAAAGAAAAAGAGCACAGGGTGCAGCAAAAAAGGGCGTAAAAGGACAAGCTCCAAAAAATATTTCTACCTTTAAAAAAGGATCAAAAAAGAAATAGTGGTATACTTTTTACATGAGCGATTTTGGCACTTACTATACAAATACGTCATACCAAGATATCTGGGATAATCCTGATAGAGTTCGCCAACATCTTCTAGAACACAAGGTTTTAGTTTTTAGAAATATAAAAACATCCTTAGAAGATCAAATTAAATTGATGGAACATTTATACCCATCAAGTAATCACTTGCGAATTCTTAAAGACGTAGACCATGCTCCGTTGTTTGATCTCTTTTCAAGAAACGCACAACCAATGCCAGGTGAAGGTGATCATTTTGCTAGATGGCATACCGATGATAGTTGGCTACAAGAGCCAGTAGATATTGACTGTATCCATATGTATCATTTAGATGATGTCACTGGCGGTCAAACTAGATGGGTTGATTTAGAAAAAATTTACACATTGCTAGATGAAGAAACTCTTTCTTTTGTAAAAAGTGTAAAAGTTAAAAAACAATGGAACGCAGATGATATAAATGATCCTCTCTACAGAGAAGAATCAGAAAACATTTACCACCCTGCGTTAAGAACTCATCCACAAACTGGTAAAACTTCTATTTTTTACCCTGGTCTCACTACTCTTGGAAAAGACCAAGATAAATGGTCTAAGTATAACGAAGTTTTATTTAAACTATTTGAAGATCACAATAATATTTTTATGTTAGACTGGAAAAAGGACGATTTGGTTATATGGGATAACCGTTGTACAGCCCACTGTTTGATGGGCGGTTTTAGTTTGGGTAGCAGAATTTTTAATAAAATAGAGATCGGAAAATCAAAACCATTTTACAATGAAGTGATGTGATATAATTATCTAATGCAAACGGGTGGTCCATTTGATGGCTTTATGCCAATGATTACTGATGTAGTTATATCAGGAAAAACCGCATCAATTACTTCCGATGGTCAACTTGTTGATGTATATTGTTTGACGATAAAAACTCTTGAAAAAGAATATGTTTTCAGTGTGCTTCCAAACGATTTACAAAAACTTCACTTCCTGATTCTTAAGGTTTTAATGTCATGAGTTCGGTCTATATTAGAAAGAATATTTTTTTAGGAGATGTTCCACCAACTCCATCTAGTCCAAATGATCCATCTGCTTATCTACCACATATAGCGGAGCTTTTGGTTGAGCATGGACAAGACTATGGAACTCCTGTTGGTTATATCCAAGAACAAAATGGATCTTTAATACAAAATATTCTTCCTGTTTATAAAACAGAACTTGAGCAAATATCCACTTCATCCAAAGTAACACTTGGCCTTCATACGGAAACAGCTTTCCATCCTTATAAGCCTGACTATATACTTCTTTTATGCTTAAGGGGTGACCCAAATGCAGCCACAACCTACGCAAAAATTGATGATATCCTAACGCACATCCCGCAAAAATATATAGATGTACTAAAACAAAATTGGTTTGTAACTGGAGTTGACATTAGTTTTAGAACTAATGGCGAAGAAGATATTGAAATACCTGTTTCAATTATTAAGGAAGACGAAATAGATGGTTTATCTTTTATATATGACGAAACTGTCATAAGACCCACAAATGAAGATGCGGCTGAAGCTTTATCTTTTTTGAGAAAAGCAATTTCTTTTGCAACAAAAGAAGTAATTTTAAAAACTGGAGATCTTTTACTAATCAATAATCATAAGGCTGTTCATGGTAGAAAACCATTTAAGGCAAGATATGATGGAACAGATAGGTGGCTGCAAAGATTACTAGTGCGTAAAACTTTGCCACCAAAAGATTTTTTGATGTATAATAATATTATTAATGTAGAACTAAAAGATATGGTTAACCAATGAACCCAAAAGTTTCTGTTATTCTAACAAGTTATAATAAGCCTGCCTTTTTAGAAAAGGCAATTAAATCTGTTTTATCTCAAACATATGATAATTATGAATTAATTATTGCAGATGACAACTCAGATAATGTTAAAGTATTTGAAGTTATTGCGAAGTATCAGGACATTAAAAATGTAAAGTTTTTTAATTCTTTTGTTAAAGATGAAGACCGCTTAAAGACAGCGCGCTATGCTACACAAATAAACAAGGCCGTTAAAGAATACTCAGGTGGTAAGTATATTTGCTACTTAGCTGATGACGACTACTACTACCCCGAGATGCTGGAAAAGCTTGTAGAAACGGCTGAAAAATACTCCTACGATGTTTGTTTTTGTGCGCAACACATCAGAGATATTGATGGAAATATAGATGGTGGAGGTGCACCTGGTGTGGGTGTTCGTTTTTTTGGTACCCCTCTTGTTAGAGGAGCGGATAAGCTTGATCACAATCAAGTTATGACTACAAGAAAGTCTTTCGATGTAGTTGGTGGTTGGGATGATAGTCCTTGGTGGTGGAGTGGAGCAGACGCAGGTTTTTTTGATAGACTTGAAAAAAATGGATTCATATTTTATCCAATTAATTATGTACAGCCTCTTCAAGCTAAAGTCTATAGAGAAAAATCTGTTCAATGGAATATGGCCAATAATTTAAATCCAGACGGAGGAACAAAATTAATATGACAATTAACCTATGGGCCATAGCTATGGCTAAAGATGAGGGTGACATTATTGAGCACACTATGTGCCATTTGGCAGCAAATGGAATTGATGGTTTAATTGTCGCAAATAATTTATCTAAAGATAATACCTTAGATAAAATGGAAGCCGCCAAAGAAAAAATAAATAAAGCTTATCCAAATATAGAAGTAATTCTTTTAGAAGACAATGTATTGGCATATACTCAGTCTCAGAAGATGACTACGCTAGGAGAAATGGCTAGAAAAAATGGGGCGCAATGGATTATCCCATTTGATATAGATGAGATTTGGTATTCCCCAAATAGTTCTTTAAAGCAAGCTTTTATAGATCTTGACAATCAAAATTATGATGTGTATAGAACTCTATATACAAACCATTCTATAACAGAATTTGATCCCATTGGTGAATCCCCATTCCATTCCATGGTTTGGAAATGGAACCTACCGACTAATCATAAAAGTGCGTTTAGATTTAGACCATCAGATAGATTTGTTTCGATTTCTAATGGGAACCATTTAGTTAATTACAACGGTGCTGGTTTCAATGCTGGTGCTAAAGTTGCTATAGATGATTATGGTGATGACAAAATTGTCTTTGGTCCACAGACTGTCCAAATTAGACACTTTCAATGGAGATCACTTGATCATTTCATGAGAAAAATATTAAACGCTTATGAATCGTGCAGAGCTTTAGGTCCAGGTGCTGACTTATACAATGGGGCAGCTTGGGCAGAGCACTTTAAAATTTATGAAGCTTATGGAACTAAAGGATTGGAAGATTATTTCCATAAAAATATATTAGTCACTGGCAATACTGGATCATTAATAAATGATCCAGCTCCTTTAGTGGGGTTACCCCATGCATAGAGTTTCTTTAGTTGTAATAACAGATGGTAGACAAGATTGTATTCAGAGAACTATTGACCAGTTTGATTCAACTGTATCATATCCTTTTGTTGAAAGAATTATAATAAATGATTCAGGAGATATAAGGTATCATAACTTTTTAGTAAGCCGTTTTCCAAAATTTAAAGTTGTTTCCCATGAACAAAGAAGAGGATTAGCTGGAGCTGTCCAATCTGCGTGGGATTCAGTTTCTCAAGAAACTCAATACATTTTCCATTTAGAGGATGATTTTTTATTTAACACATCAATCAATATTGATCACATGATAAATATTCTTTTAGAAAATACTTATTTGGTACAAATGGCTATGGTTAGAGCACCGGTAAATCCACCAGAAGAACAGGTTGGAGGATTTGTTTTTCAACATCTTGAGGATTACCACCAAAAAAATGGTTGGTTTGAACATGGTCGTTTATTTACACTAAACCCATGCATTTACCCTATGTCAACAGTAAAAATTGGTTGGCCAGATCATGGCGGAGAGTCTGAATTTACTTCAAAGGTTCATTCTCTAAATAAAGAATACAGATTTGGTTTTTACGGCGACATATATGATAAGCCAATAGTTACACACATTGGTGGAAGAAGAAGTGAAGACTGGTTTTTGTAATGACTAATAATTTATTGGTAAGTAAAAATAACGTATCATTTACTGTAGAAGACAGTAAAGAGCTACATCAAGATATAGGTTATAATTTTTGGTCAGAAAAGTATTCTTCCTGGGAACCGGGCACCTTCAATTTTTTAGATAGATTTTTATCAAAAGATAAAGATTATTTAGATATAGGATCTTGGATCGGACCAACTGCAATATATGGTTCTTTCTTTTCAAGAAATGTAGTAGCCGTTGAGCCAGATCCAATTGCGCATAAGATACTGCAGAAAAATATATCTTTAAATTCCATTAAAAATATTAACGTAATACACAAAGCTGCTTCAGGAGTTAAGGAAGTTTATTTACAGTCAAATAACTTTTTAGGCGATTCAATGACAAGAGTTTCTGAAAAAAATACGACTGGGATTAGTGCAGAAACAATTGGATTAGATGCCCTTTTATCAATGGGAGATTTTTCTCTGATAAAAATAGATATAGAAGGACACGAATTTAGTTTAATTAATCATTACGCAGAAATTTTACAAGACTATAAAATCCCACTTTTATTATCTCTACATGGTCCGTTTTTTACAAACGGGGATGCACTAACTAGCCAACTAGTAAAAGATCTAGATAAAGTTAATAATATTTTAACTGAAAACGGTGAGCAGATTTCTAACAAAGACATCACCAGCAACTTTGGATCATACCTTTTTACTTGGTAGCCTTTATGGACTTAGTTGTAATTCGGAGCTGGTGGTCATTCTAAGGATCTAGAGTATTTATGCTCATCCGATAAGTATCAGGCCTGGAATATAATAGGTTATCTAGATGATAATTCTTCTGTTGAAAACTCTTCTTTACTCGGCAGTGTATCTCTTATTAATTCTTTGTTGGATAAATATCCTAATTTGAAATATACTATTGCAATTAATTCATCAAAGATAAGAAAAGAAATAGAATCAAAAATTAATAGAATCAACCAAGCAGCGAATCTTATACATGAAACAGCCTTAATAGGAACTTACTGCAGTTACGGGAATGGCTTAACTATGGGCCCTTACTCAGTTTTAACCACACGAGTACATTTAGGCAAGCATGTACACATCAACACCGCTGCATCAATAAACCAATCTAGTTCAATAGGAGATTTCTGTACTGTTAGTCCTGGGGCCAGAATTTGTGGAGATGTGAATGTTGGTGAAGCTACATCAATAGGTGCAGGAAGTGTTATTATCAACTTCAAAAATGTAGGAAGCAACTGTACACTTGGAGCAGGCACTGTTGTTATAGAGCATATAAGCGATGGTGCTACAGTCGTTGGTGTTCCAGGAAGAGAAATAAAAAAATTTGGAGAATACATTTAGTTCTGGTATACTTTGTCTACGGAAACCGACGCTCTATAGCGTAAAAAATCCCCAGCTTATTTAGAGATGGGGATTTTTTTTTATTTTAGTTGTTACTATTAGGAGTGTCTAACTGAAGGGGATGTCGGTTGAATATACTTAATAGATTACGCTACGCTTTTACGCGTAAGGCAGCATGGATTTTTGTTCCTCTATTTTTAATAGGATCTTTTGTTCCGCCGTCTGGTCCTGCTCAAGCCACATTTTCTACAAATACGAAGATTTCTGGGGACCAGGCATTCCTGCAGGGCGAGTTTGCTGAAGTTGGTGTGCGAGCAAACGGAGCTTTTGGCTCTACGAGTGTTCCCTCTGGATTCAACCAGAACCCATCAAACTGTCTTGGCTTTCGCGTTGACAGAGAAATGGACGGCTGGGGCGTCACTACAGATGACGGAGACTTCTTCTGCCCTGGCTCACCGTTTGAAGGCTGGCAAATGAAGGTTGCTGGGAGCGTAGGCAAAAATGACAATGGCCAAACAGGTATCGCAGGTGCAGTTTCAGACATCCAAAACTCTGGCTCCTCTCAGTGTGTATCTTGGAGCAGCGCAAGTCCCTATAACGGCGTAAGCGTTTCCCAAAGGTATTGTGTGCCAACAGCAGGGCAAGCACTCCATACCGACGTTACTCTCACCAACACAACTAGCTCTGCGATTAGCGATGTTTTCTTTGGTCGTGGATTTGACCCAGACAATGCAACTGGTTCTGGCTCAATGACATGTGCAGGTAGTACTGGTAATACAACAACTTTTCAATCATGCAATGCCGTAACTGGTCAAGGAGCAGAAGCGCAAGCAACAGCAAGATGGGGTAACGGTGCATTCATCGCTCTACAATCATTTGATGCTCGTGCTCGTGTAGCCAGACAAACTGGTGGATTCTCTTCTCCAGACCCTGCAGACATTTGGAATGCTGGAAACACTCTTGCAACAAGCGGAGCGTACCTTGGCAATATTGGAGAAATATACGCCGACGCTGGAATCTACGTAGCACTAAATGTTCCAACACTTGGTGCTGGTGCATCAACTTCTTTTCGTATTAGCTATGTGCTTTCAGCTGATGGAAATAACGCTCCAGTTCTAGGCGCACCAGTAGTAAGCGGCATTGGACAGACCTCTGCAACCGTTGCATCAACAGTGAACCCCAAGGGGTTCTCGACTACAGCAGAACTTGTTTACTCAACTGACTCAAGCTTTACTACTTCTAGTTCAGTATCAATGGGAACTTTCACGGGCTCCGATGAATTAGCAGCCAGTGCAGAAATTACTGGTCTTGATCCAAGCCAAACCTACTACGCAAAGATTGTTGCAACTAACGAAACTGGAACAACAGAGTCTGCTGTATTTGACTTTGACACACTTGCTGCTACTGCACCAATAGTTTCATCAGAGGAACCAACAGTAACTGTTGATGACGGCCCTGTAACACTTTCTGGAACGTTAAACCCTAATGGATTTAGTTCAACAGCAGTATTCCAGTACAGCACTACGGCTGACTTCTCTGGAACTGTCGTTGACATTCCGGTATCTGGAACATTTACTGGAACTTCGCTTTCAACTGTATCGACTGTTGTTTCTGGCTTGACTGGCTCAACCACTTATTACTTCAGGCTAAAAGTAACCAATGCTTCAGGTTCGGCGTATGGTTCAACTCTTTCGTTTGTCCCTAATGACATCCCTGCACCAACATCCCTAGTGGTAACAAGCCTTGAAGATACGACCGCAAACGGGACTCTTCGTTGGGCAATAACTCAAGCAAACGCTACTGCTGGCGGTATATACGACTCAATCACATTTAGCGTTGATGGAACGATAACTCTGGCTAGCGCACTGCCACAGATAACTCAAAATGTGACAATTACTGGTAACGGAAGAACGCAAACCATAATTGATGGAAATAACCTGTACCGAATATTTAACGTTCCATCTGGCAAGAGCCTTACGGTCTCTGACATGACCCTTAAACAAGGGCAAAATGTTTACGGTGGTCTTATTTACAACTCCCAAGGAACGGTTGTTGCAACAAACATTAGATTCACAGCAATGACTGGTGGTAGTGCTGTTTGGAATAATGCTGCTGGATCAACAGCAACATATACCAACTGTACATTTGACTACCTAAGTATTGGTATTGGTGGAGACCACGGCTCAACCCCACAACTTCCTGCTGGAGTTACAACATGGGCAGACCAAACGGATTCTGCTTTCCAAAACAAAACATATGTAAATAATTGCGTATTTAGCAATAACGGTTCTGGTATCAATACCCAGCGCTTTACAAAAGTGCAGAACTCAACATTTACAAATAACTCTTATGCAGTAAACATCCAAGGACTAAATCGTGGGCAGGTTCTAAATTCCACATTTACAAACAATGGAATTGGTGTTTATCACAACGGCTGGATTCCACCGACTTTCAACATGGGAACCGACAACCGTCTCATTAGTGGCAATACATTCACAACAAATGCAATCGCTATTTATCTTGACGACACATACAATAATGGTCAAAAGAACCAAAGTTGGTCAACAGTAACCGGCAACTCCTGGGATGCTTCAGGTGTTTGGATTCGTCACTATCAATGGAATGGAACGACCCAGGTTGAGGGAACTGCTCGCCCATACACAACTGGAACAGTGTTTACACAAAGTTCTAATACATTTCCAGACACAATTGGTGCCCCATCAAACCTAACAGTAACTGATACCGGCTCTGAAATCCTACTTGACTGGGATGCGCCAACTACTGGTGGATATCTACCTGAAAGATATGCCATCAGTTTAAATACGGCAGGACAGAGCGGTTGGGGTGTTGCAACTGGGAATGTCGGTGATACAAATGCTTTAAATACAAACTACACAATTGGCTATTCACTGCTCGAAAGTTTGATGCCAAGCGGAACTACTTGGCTTTTTCATATTCGCTCTGACAACGACACATTCGGTAAGTATTCAGCTAATTCAAACACTGTGTCAATCCAGGTTGGTGTTTCTTCAAGCACTACGACTACTAGCAGTTCAGTGCCAACTAGCAGTTCAGTTCCTACGAGTAGTTCAGTAGCACCGGAACCAGAACCAGGGACAACAACCACAGAGCCAGTGGTAGTAGTCGTCCCTGTATCGCCTGAGCCAGAGACCACAGTCCCAGAAGACACCACCCCAGCCACAGAAGAGACGCTGCCTGAAGAAACAGAAACAACAACTGTAGAAGAAGATACAACGACGACAGAACCTGAAACAGAATCAACTGAACCTCCTGTAGACACTATACCAGATGAAACAACTGATTTCACTGACGAAGAAATAAATAATATTATTGAAGACATAGATATTACTTCTTCGGAGGAAGTGGCCACAGTACTAGAAGACATTTTTGCTTCTGATATATCTGCTGAACAATTAACAGAGGTACTCGATACTGTGTTTACTGCAGATGCAGATGCAGAAGTATTAGTGGCAGCTCTTGATACAGTGTTGTCAGCTGACGTTTCTGTAGAAGAATTTGCTGCAGTTCTTGACGCTGTGTTTGATGAGCCATTATCTGACGAACAGTTTACTGCAGTTATAGATTCTATTATCACAGAAGATATAACAGACGAACAATTTACTGAAGTTTTGAATGTTCTTGAATCCGATACTGTATCTGAAGAACAAGTTGCTGAAGCTGTTGATGCAGTACTTGAAAACGGTGTAACAGAAGACCAGGCAACCGCCCTTGCTAGCAGTTCTAAAGTTCTCGAAAGTATTGACACCACTCAAGCAGAGGCTGTGTTCGAAACCATCCCAGTTGAAGACTTAACCGCAACAGAAGAAGCAGCTCTCGTTGAAGCCGTAACTAATGCTCCTGAGGAAATTAAAGAAACTTTTGAAGAGACCATTGACGTGTATGGTGAGGGTCTGGATGATTACGTGCCAGTCGGCTCACAGGTTGACGTAGGAGCTCGTAGAACGCTTATAGCAGCCACCACAGCGGTTGCTGGCGTTGCTGCAGCTGCAGCCACTGGGGGGCCTTCTGGAGGCTCTACAGGAGGCTCTGGAAGCGGTTCTGGAGGATCTGGTAGTTCTAGCCCAGAAGGACGCAGTAGGAGAGAAGAAGAGGGAGAAGAGCCAGCTGGAGAAATAGCAGGCTTGGATGACGAAGACGACGAAGAATATACAAGAAACAGCATATTTAATTATTACCTGGAGGAGGGTACATGGAAGAGAAAAATAAGTTGGTTCGGACTAGTAAGAAAGTTCGTTAATGAAACAGCTGCACTATCATTCACGTTAGCTGGTAGCGTTGTTGTATTCATTACATTGTCCGGCGACACAAGAAAGACAGCCATGATAGCAACAGGCGTTGCCCTAGCTGTCCACTACATACATGTTCTTTTAAAAAACGACGAGGCTTAAATGAGTAGAATACTTTCTGCAGTAAAGGATCCTAAAACAGAAGAGATAAAACTTTCTGTTGAAAATTTTTTAAAAGAAGTATCTAAAGCTGAAAGAGAGTTATTTTCTCACCAAGAAGTGGAGAACATGTTATTAGATCTATATAATCTAATAAAAAAATAAAAATCCCTATATAGGGAAAAAGTTCAAAAATGGAAAACCCCCTTAAAAATTTTTTCTCATTTTAACCCTATATAGGAATTTTAAAATGAAATATGGTATTATATAAATATGGCAATTATTCCAAATAAAAGTGGATATATCTATGAAGGCAGCAAAGATCTACTCATAGATACTGACGATGTTAAAAATATTTACTTAATTGAAAATTTTATCTCAGAAGAAGATTTACTCACTATTGACAAAGGAATTAAAGATGGAAACTTTGTCATAGATAAATATAAAATGCATGAATACCCTTTAAGGGCCTATTTGGTCCAAGATTGTCATCCAGACGATCCAAACTTTAATCAAAATACCAGAGACTTACTAGAAGTACTTATTAAGTATAGGGACAAGGTTCAACTTCTTCTGGAAGAAACATTTGAATGTGAATTAGAAAAATCTGAAATAAACAGCATTACCGAATATAGAACAGGCTCTATGCTAAATGAGCACGCAGATAAGATCTGTGAATCTTGGAGAGATGTCAGCAATATACTATATTATAATGATAACTACACTGGTGGAGAAATATTTTTTAGCCAGTACGATCTTGAATTCAAGCCAAAAGCTGGTTCAGTGTTAATATTCCCAGCAGGTGGAAATTACGCTCATGGCGTAAATCCAGTAACATCTGGTGATCGTTATGTCACAACAACTTTTTGGGTTGTAAAAAAATGGCTAAATAAGCCGTACTCTTAGTCTTCTAATTCTTCTTCTTTAGAATTACGACCAGTAGATATCATTAGGCCAGCAAGTGTTCCAGTGATAAAGGTGGCAACGCTAGAAAGAACTCCAAAAAACATTTTGTCATTTTCAGCTTGAGCGCCAATTGGCTGTGTGACAAACACTAATGCGTATAAAACACCAATTGTTGTTAGTGTTAAAACACCAGCCAAAACACATCCAACAACAAATTTTAATCGAGCATCAAGTTCTTCGGGTGTTAGTCTTTTTTTCATGGCGCTACCGTTTCTTGTGTAGGTGTTTCTATTGTTGTTTCGCTTGGATCGAAACCAAGCAATGTTTCTGTGCACATTCCATCTACTAGACATAATGGTGGATTACACTCCTCTGCTTCCCAATTCTCTGGATCTTGACACTCATATCTATAGCTTCCGTCATAGCCGCAGGCTGAAACTGCAATCAGCATGATTGGAAGCAGTTTAATTAATCGTGATGACTTGTACATGCACTATAACCCATTAATTCGTTGCAAGTACAACTGTTCAAACATGAGGTTTCACAATCGCAATGTGCGCATTTGCACTCAGACTTTTCATGATTTTGACGCATCATTCGCCTGCTTTTTTAACCTTTTTGTCTACTTGATTAAATACCTGATTAATTTCAGCAACTGAAAGTTTCCCGTCGTCTAAAAAAGCTCTTGAAAGACCTTCAATTACGGTTGCTACTCCAGCAATCCCTGCCATAAAAACTGCTTTCCAAAGTGGCACTCCGGCTATTGTACCAGCACCAATTACGCCAAGACCAGACGCTGCAAAAGTTGCAACAATACGCATTATTATATTCTTTATTTGCTCCACAAAATCCCCTTCAAATTAAAGTATTATAGGGGATATAGTAACGATTTATTTAGGCAGTCCCAACACTTTTTCTGCAATGATATTTCTTTGTATTTCAGAAGAGCCCGCATAGATTATCTCTGATCTAGCGTTTAAAAATGTCATAATCCAACTCATCGAAGAGTTTTCTGAACCTATATCATCTGTTATCAACAGGTTTGATGGCTTTCTTCCCTCTAAGATCATGGCTTCTGCACCTAGTATTTCAGTAGAAAGCTCCAAAACTTCTTGGTGATACTCACTCCAAGCTAATTTGGCTATTGCGGATTCTGGACCCAATTGAGCACCGTGTAAATATTTTGATAATGTTCTTAGACCAGACCATTTTAAAATTTGGACTTTTGAGTAGCATGCTGCCAACGAATCTCGTATAATTGGGCTCAAATTAGTTTTGTTTTGCTGTGCTAGTCTAATTAATTTTTGGATCTCTTCTTCAAGAAGAATTGGGAGTACTGACGCATTGCCACCTCTCTCATGGCCCAAAAGAGTCATAGCAACTGCCCAACCATTGTTTATCTCACCAAGGATCTCTTCCTCTTTTACTACAACGTCCCTATAAAATACTTCATTAAATTCTTTATAGCCAGACAACATATTTATTGGTCTTACCTCAAGACCCGGTTGATTCATATCAACTAAAAAAAATGTTAATCCCTTATGCCTGCCCATAGTGCTATCAGTTCTAGCTAAGGTCATTATATGATTAGACGTCATCGCAGAGGAGGTCCATATCTTCTGGCCATTTAAGATCCAAGCATCTCCGTATTTTTTGGCGGACAAAGATATATTAGCTAAATCACTTCCTGCATTTGGTTCACTAAAACCCTGAGACCAAACATGTTCTCCAGATATAATTTTTGGTAAGTAGTATTCTTTCTGCGCTTCTGTGCCAAGAAGCAGAAGTGTATTCCCTAACATTCTGATACTCATAGAATCATTGATACTTCCCATTGGAACGCCAGCTTTTGTAAATTCTTCAGCAATTATTACATGTTCCATCGGAGAGGCGTCGGCCCCCCCGTACTTTTTGGGCCAAGTTGGGGCTAAAAATGTTGTAGTTGAAAGCTTTTTTCTCCACTGTAAAACAAATTCATTAAATTCTTTTTCATTTAATTTTCCCATTCCAGCCCAATCTTTTGGGAGGTTATTGGATAAAAAAGTTTTAACTACATTTCTGTATTCTTCTGCTTCAGCAGAATAAACTGGTTTCATTTTAGTACCTCGACATTTTGAGCCAATAAGACCAGTAGGAGTCTGTTTTCAAACGATTTATTTTCCAATTACTAAGAATTTGATCTTTTTCAAGGAAGCAACCATGGATATTTCTCTCACCTTCAGTTGCACTATACTCTGATCGCCCATGCAAGATCCTAGTATTATCTATCATATAAAGATCGCCTTGGTTCATCTTTATTTTTAATTGGTACTTTTGATGCTCTCGCATTTTCCCAAATTGTTGATACGCAGCATAAAAATCGTACATTTTTTCTGGAGGCAAATTAAATGGCTGACTTGAGTGATTAGAATATCTAATACAATTAATTTGTCCAATAGAATCTAATTCTATTATTGTTTTTATAGATTCAAAAATGTTGTTATTATCTTTTAAATAAAAATGAATTGGAGTTTTTGCAAGAAGCTCAAAATGTTCTGGATACAGAACTCTCATATCTTCTGCGATTTTAAAACCATCGCATAAAGTAGATTCTCCACCTTTTGTAGTATTTTTAGTGAATAAACTTATCTGCGCTGTAGCTATTGGGTCCCTATAAGGATCATCTGTGTGTCCAAATAAGGCATGGTTTGTATATGCAACACTATTAGCATCAGCGTATGATTTCACATGATAAGTCCTACCCCAATTTGTTTCTCTAATGTATCCAAAAAAATCAACTATATCCAATACGTCAACATGTGGTACTGGAATATTTTTTATAAAAATAATTCCGTATTGGTAAAATCCTTCTATTATTTTTGATAAGTTTTCTTTTGAACTTGAATTTTTTTCAGAAAGCATTCAAAAGAAAATAAACTTATATGGCCATCTTTCCAGTAAATTTTTAATTCTTTATCAGAAAATATTGTTTCTTGTGGCTTTATATCTAAAGGTAGGTTAGATGTTTCTACTAGTCTATGGTTAGTTTGAGAGTGCCTGCAGCAAGAGCAATTGTCTCTTAACCAGATGTAATGATATATGCTATGACCATTATCGGGCCATTGTATTTTAATTGATATATCAGTATTTTCTATTAGCTTAGGTGCCTGCTTCATATGTTCCTTTGAGGAAGGTGTTAATTTTATTTATATAAGTCAATAGCAGAAGATTTATCAGAATGATAAAATCCAGTTTTATGACTTACAATATTTCCATTAATTATACCATAATGACCAATAATAGACTTTCTTAAAATATTTTCGTCTACTGGGTCTGAACCTCTATGTATCAAATGACCATTCCATATGATTAAATCACCTTTATCTGGCAAAAAAGAATATGCTAAAGCTTCTCGCTTTAAAGACTCTTGTATTAAAAGATTGCTAACTTGATCTTTATTTGATTTATCATAAATTAGGTTGTAGTCAATATCCCAATTGTGTGAACCAGGGATAAACTGAAATGGGCCAGAATTAGGATCAATTTTATCCAGTGCTACCCATACTCCGAAATAGTTGTTTGCGCCTTGTTTATCAGCTTTTGTCCAATCCTGATGCCAAGCTTTTCTAGTTGAAACCCAACTAGTAAAAGATAAATGAAGGACAATATTATTATTTAACAACTTTAAAAAATTAAATATATTTTCATGACATAATATATCTAATATTTCTTTATGGTTCATGTAAGAACTTGAGCTAGTCCAACCATGATAATTTAATATCTGCCCATTTTGTGAGTGGTGATCTAACCAAAGTTTTTCATACTGATTTATTAAAGTTTCAGGAATCGCATTTTTTAAAATAGCATAGCCATTTTTTTCGTAGAATTCTACGGTGTTCATTTTGTTCCTGGATCTACATTAAGTTTTTCTAAAAACTCTTTTTCTTTCTTCCATAATTCTTCAAGCTTTTCTTGAAGAGTTAGATAGTCTAACTCATTATGGTTCGATGAAGATACATTCTCCTGGGCATTCTTCTGCTGCTTCAACTACGTCTCCTAATCTTTCTTCCGAAAAAGATGCCAGACCAGCGGCTCCTTGTGGGTTTCCCACAGCTTCCGCATAAATTTTGGTTCCTTCTTTGACATATGCAAGACCATCCGGCATCATATGGAATACATCTGGCGCTATCTCTGCACATAGTCCATCTCCAGTGCATAAGTCTTGATCAATCCAAACTTTCATTACTTTTTAATCAATTCTTCTGGGATAATCCAAAGCTTACAAATAGCCATTGGCTCTATTTTGCCAGAGACTATTTCACATCCGCCACCACCGATAAAATAAACGCAATTAGCACAAGCCATTCCTTTATCTTTGAAAGGGTTAGCTGATGCTGGCGCATAGTGTGCACCATTAGCTTTTGCGGTTTGGTTAAATTTACCATGCATCTCTACGACTTCTTCATAGAGTTCATACATCATTTTTTGACGATTATTTAACTTTGATTCTGGGCCTTCTTCTTCATCGCCGTCTTCTTCTTCGTCTTCAGGCATTTCTTCATCGTCATCTGATTTATTGTACGCAGCTTCGTTAATTGTTTTTAATTTATAGACTTGGTAGTCTAAATTTGAGAGCCAAACATTTTTCATTCTCTATCACCTTGAGTAACTAATCCATCTGGAATTGCTGCAAGGCGGCAAAGACCACCAAGTTCAATTTCTTGAGCTACAATTTTACATGTTGTTTCTGATTCACGTAAATAGCAGTTTTTGCACATAACGCCCATTTCAGCATTGTCGTTTTCAGCAGCTGGAGTGTATCCAACCCAAATGCCCTTACCGTCATTATTAGCAAGTTTGCCATATTTTGCAGCAATGGACAACAAAGCGTTGGCAAACTCAAGTTCCGGTAGCGGCATGCTTGCCATCTCTTTTTGTTCAAGATTTTCTAAAAATTCTGCTAGCCAATAAATAGACATATTTACTCCATTTTAGTTAAAATTATATAATAATAGTACTACAGTTTTTGTTTTTGCGCAAAATTAACCATCAGACATTAAGCTTCTTCTCAAATTTGAAGCTTCATCTGGGCCCATTGGGCCATCTGGCTGATTTCCAATTTTATCTCTACCTTTACCTATAGCAAAACCAGCTACAGAAAGCAATGCTGCGGTTCCTGCAAGTCTAAGATTTTTTCCATTTTTTGCTGCTGATATAACACTTCCCGCTAAACCCTCACTAGCATCAAGTATTTCCATAGTAGTTCTTCCTGGAGCTTTTCCTGTAACACTAGTTATTCCTTCAACAAGTTTTTTCTTGAAAGCAGTATCAACTGGCGCTTTGCCAGCAGCACTTCTAAATCTAGCATTATCTGTTTCTATGATATTTTCTAATAATTGTTCTTGAGCTTTTTCTTTTTCTTTTTCAACTCTTTCTTCTACTTTTTTAGTTGGATCCATCTTTTCTTTAGCTTTTTCTGCTAAAGCTTCTGAAGCTTCTTTTGGTGAAGTGGCAACGCTTAGAGCGTCGTCTAAAACGCCACTCATATCAATTTTTTTATCATCTATGTCTGATCCACCTTTTGCCGCATCTTTTGTTTCAATAACTTTTCCGGCTTTTAATGGTATTCTTTTTCTTTCTTTAGCGATTGGTTCTTCAGCCTTTTTTACAGGTGTTCCAACTTTAAGGACTGGTCTACCATCTTTTGTTGTTTCAATAATAGCTTTTGGTGCAGGTTGAGTTACATCTGCTTTTTCAACTGGACCGGTTACAGTTATATCTGCTTTTTTAACCGGAGTAGCTACAGCTGCAGTAACAGCTTTTGCTTCTTCAGATGTTTTTGCAATTTTTGTTGTTATTGGGTCAGGAGCTCTAGATGGCCTAGTGTTGCCATAAACTATTTCTTCGTCCATTTCTTTAGAGTACGGGCTAGGGGGTATCGCTCCAGACACTCTTCTTTCAAATACGTCTTCTATTGTTGCATAAGGTGACTTATATCCAGGCGAACCATGCAAAATCTCTTGAAATGCTGGCTCTGCTGCCAAAACATTATTAATCCTTTGTGCTTCTCTTTCGGAAACTTTTCCAGAAACAGAATATTTGGATTCTGTTGGACCAGATGATGATTCGCGAAAATTTGGAGTCCCATCTGGATTTATATCAGCATAATCTGTGGTAAATCTACCAGAAACAAAACCAGATAGTGGTGCATTTTTTGCCCCAGTTGATCCAAGCCCAGCCCTATAAGTACGATCTCCTTGGGACTGCAGCATTCCGCCTACTCTTTCATTGAGAGCGGTTATAACTTGATCTCTTCTTTCTAAAGTTTGTGGATAGGCTGTAAGATGTCTGCCTTGACGATACCCTCCAGAAAGTTTGTACTGCATTCCAAGATCTTCCATGACGCCCATAGTTTCAAGCACTGGCAACGGATGCATGTATTTTTGTTGTCCACCAATTGTACCAATGAGCCCTGCCCCATCAAGTTTTTTAGATGGATTTCCAATAAAAGCATTTTTAAACTCATCATAAGACATACCAACTTTGCCAAGTAAGGTGTCCATTTCTTTGGCAGTTTTTGCATCAGTTATTTCACCAGTTGCAGATCTACCCATGGCATAAAAGAAATCGTCTAAAGCAATTTGCTTTTCAAAGTCAGCGTGGATTTTCCAACCATGGTTAATATCTATACCACTAGCACCGACCATACCAAAACGACTATCAACTTTTCCAGAAGGATTCTGAAATTGTTGGCCAGCAAGACCTATCTGTATTGCACGATGCGGAGTTTTTGCCATTAAAATATCCTTTTAAAAATTATGCTGTTGTCACACATCTTCTTGAGCAATATAGTTGATTTTGGTCTTCATATACTATACCACGACCTGTTTTTTTAGAACACTTAGGGCAAATATGAAAAACGCCCTTTAAAGCAGCCATATAATACGTAGCTTTACCTGGTAAGGTTGGCTGTACTGTTTTATTACCTGAATTTACTTTTGCTGGTTTTTTGCCGGCCATGACTACCCCTTTGATATTTTGGTTATATCAAAATAGTAATCAAATGCTATAAAAATGGAGCGGGTAGGGAGAATCGAACTCCCACGAGCAGGTCGGAAGCATGCCAGTCTACCATTAACTTATACCCGCAATTATTCAGAAAACCAGTTTGAATTTAAATAATTAGCCAAATTTGATTGGTTCGTTAAACCGATTTTCAATAATATCCTTAATAGTATTTAAAGTATTTACAGAGGCTACACTTTTAGGACTATTAAAAAGTATGTGCATTTGCCATAGTGCGTCTGTAATATTCTTTGCAGCTATGACTTGAGCATTTTCTGGGTAGCCGTCTTTTTTTACAGATTCAAGTATCTGCTTGTAGATCTCAGTATATGTCATAATTATCCTTTAATTAAAGGTCTCCACTCATTAATCGTAACCTGTTGTATTTTACCATCTGTAAATTTAATATTATAAGATAACCAATACTTTAAGTTTTCAGACGGTATTTCAATAGACGTGTAACATTCTACGTGCTGATGAACATAATATTGTTTATATTCATCACCATTTTTTTGATACATGTATCCGTTTTTATCTATATAAAAAACATCTAGAACACAGTGTAAATCCTGTGTTTGAAAATTATCAGCAGCTATTGAGTTTTTAATAAATATTTTTTGTTCTTGGGTAGCATTATCAGGAATGGGCATATCATAATTTATATCAACGTAATCAAACATTCCCATACGAATATTATATCATTTAATTGAATGGTTCTTGTTGATAGCACCAAACTCTAGAAAATATTCTTTCGCCTAAAGAAAAACCGCCTCTTACTGCGTGAGCCATGGTAAATAAATCAACTAATACCAAATCTCCTTCATCCCAACTAATCCAATGTTGGATATCAGAATTATTGAGTACTTCTTCTGAGATGTATCCTTCTATTTGCTTAAATAAGAATATGTCTTCTTCAGAAGGATCTAATCCATCAACAGATGATAATAGGTTTTCATTAGGGTAAAAACCCATTCTTACTACTGGAACGTTTGTCTTATAGTGCTTTTGTATTATCGGTCTCTCAGTGCCAGACGAATGGTCGTCTAAAAAAAGAATAGTGCCAGTATTATCAGTGTGAGTAGTAGATTTAATTTTTATTTTTTTTAAAAAAGAAATCCATTCTTCAGGGATAATTGAAAATATTTTTGCCATATTAACAAAACCTGTTGTACCTGAACTTGGATCACATTTAAATTTAATCATATTCCAAGAAGCAGCTATTTGTGGATTATCTTGATGGATATTTTCCATGTGCCATTCAATAAAAATACTTTTTTTACGAGAAATATTAGTAGGACCACTTAAATGTCTATTAAAAGTATTTTTATGATCTTCATTTTCAACACAATAAAATGGTGGACGCATTTCTTCTTTAAGAGTCAAATTTGGCAAAAAACCAAAGTGTTCCCCAATGGCACATGTTATATCCCACTGTTCTTTAGTGGTGGCAAAAAGTTTTTTAAAATGGATCACTCCATCTGCTAGAAACAGATCCAAGTACTTATTTATATTTAAAAGAATTTCTTTTGAAGAAACATTCTCTATTTGGGCAATCAAATATTCCTCCAAATAAAACAGCTCAGTGGGCAAGGGGTTCTTGCCCACCAAGAGCATCTGACTTCGTAGGAAAAGTATAGCACAGTTAGAAGCATTTGTGTGTAAAATCACAAAAAAAAGTACTATAGTTATATCTATTAAAGGAAAAATATGGGTTATTTTAGCATTGGATCAAAAGCAGCAATGGGCGTTGCAGCAGGAGCTGGCATAGGCTATGCCGGCTATAAGGCAACTGGTGCTGGTTACACAAATGCTGGCATGGGTACCATGGGTGTGGGAACAGCACTAGGTGTTGGTTCTTTGGCTCTAGGTAAACGTGGAATTTCAAAGCATGCAACAGCAAGAGCTTTTGAACGTGTCGCAAGAGAAACAGCAAGAGCTTCAGGAAAACTTTCTGGGCAGGCATCAAGAAGATTTGCAGGAGCAAAAATGGCTGGTGTGGTAGGGGTCGGTGCTGCAGGATACCGGTGCTTATAATCAGCAACAGGGCGATATTATGGGAGCAGCTGGAGGTTATGCCTTGGCTGGAGCTTCTTTATTTGGAGCTGGCAGTCTAGCTGTTAAGGGTCTTGGTAAACGCAATTTAGCACGAGCTGCTACATCAGGGGTAGGTTTTGCCGGACAGGCTTTAGAAGGAACTGGGAGAATGTCTAGAAGGGCAGCTTCTACTGGCAGAGCTATTTCTAGAGGCACACCGAGAAGTTCCGGCAGATCTCTTACAGCGTTGCCTATAGCATCACCAACAAGCACAGGGGCGCTTGTTAACCCAGCTGCTGGGGGTGGAGTTACTTCACAGGGAATGGCAGCTTATGAAGCAGCACAAAGAAGGCCTTCACTAAATCCATTTAGTGGTTTTTTTAGTTAAAAACTAGTTTTAGGTTCTAAAATAAAAAACTATTGATAACCATTTTCTACTTTTTTTTGTAGATGATTTAAATTTTCTTGTTTTGTAGAAAACTTTTTACGTATTTGATCTCTAAAATTATTTGTCCATTCATAACGCTGTGCGTAATGATTATTTGAATTTGTACTGACGTAAGTACGATCACCATGAGAATAAAAAGCCAAATATATCCAACGAAATCCAGAAGTTATTTGACGCACCTCATGGGCACCAATATAATTAGAAGGATAAAATAAAGCTGAACCAGCCTTTGGATGGACTTCTATATCCCAGTTATTGAAATAAATACCACCACCAGTGAATTCATCGTTTAATAATAATGACGCAGTTAAAGTATTTCCTATAGCTACTGTAGATGTAGCCTCAACACTGTTTGGCTTATAGCCTAAAGCAACATCAGAATGAGGGCCCATAACTCCTTTGGGTAAATACTTAACAAAATGCATGCCGCTATAGTCTGTGATGCACTCTGCTGCTACAGGAAATAACTTACAATATTCAACTGCAGCTCGATGCATAGCGTGGTTTATGTTTTGAACAAAAGGTAAAGATTGAATATCTTTAATGTATCTTACTGGCATTGTAGGAACATCTTCTTCAGGGATGTGGTGACCACCTTCCATAAAAGTTTTTTCTTCTACTTTTTTATAACCTTGAGGTTCAATACTTTTTTCAATTGAAGCCAAATTAATTTCATTAAGTTCGTCTTTTGATAATAAATCTTCAAATACGACAATTCCATTACCTAAATGATTAATTTTCATAGATATATTATATCAGCTTTCTAATATCTGTTTTTAGGTTCTAAAATAAAAAACTTTTAAAATAGTTATTTTTTGTATAAACAAAAAAATGCAATAATGGAGCCCGCTCTCGGGATTGAACCGAGGACCACCGCATTACAAGTGCGGAGCTCTACCACTGAGCTAAACGGGCAAGTACGTTAGTGATAAAAAATTGTATCACATAATTGAGCAACAATATATTAATTACTTTTGCAAATCTTGAATCTTATTGCGAAGTGCAATAATTTCATTGTCACGTAAAAGAACTTTACCTTGCAAATAATCTATACAAAAGTCAGCTTCTTTAAGATCGTCTTTTAATTGTTGAATTTGATATTCTAAATCTTTAATCTCACGAAATGTTTTCATATCCATTTTAGAAATTATAGTTTTATCCATGTTAGAAGGAAAATTATAATAGTTCATACCACAAACAGAAGTATTTTCATGAGAACACTGGGATTTTCCAGGTCTTACAATATGGACGTCACATTCAAAATACCCACAAGGTATAACTTCTTCATCCATTTGAAATCCACTTAGATTTTACATATTGATGAGTTTGTTCAGAAATAGTATCTTTATGAAAAGGATCATGAAGTGACCCTTTTAAAAGCTCAGCTAGTTGAGGTTTTGCAGAACTTAAAACCAAAAAATAAGTTTGACCATATCTGTTTGTTTTAATTGATTGGTGATACTTATCAACTAAAGCAAGAAAGTCTTCGTATGAAATATCTGGAGATATTTTCACAAAATCTCTTTACGCATAAATAGCTATTTTTTCTTCTTTCCGAATATTTAAAACCATTTCAACATACTTAGATGTATGAGAAGATGGATTATTGCAAACTGGAGGTTCACTCAAACGAACATATGTGGTTAGTTGAGAAGAACACTTAGGGCATACCCATTGAAGTTTATTTTTAGGATTTAATTTTTCGTTGGGAGTATTATCAATAATATCGTCAATCGATTCAATTTCTTCTGAATCATCAACTTCATCAATATAATCTTTGGTGCTCATAACTTGAACGGCATTCTTCTTTATGCAGCCAGGACAGAAGCGTGGCTTTCTACCACGTGAACGATTCCGTGACCAAGTGTTTTTGCACAACTGACATTGTATTTTTTCTCTAGCCATTACACTCTCCAAAATATGATACTAATTATATGTAAGAGCATAGCATAAAAAATAACTATTTCTGCTCTTGTACAAAAGTATGAAATGGGGCTCCTGTATAAGAATCAAATCTAGCGGCAATGCTCATAGCTTTAAGGGCAATCTTCTTAGCTACTTGGACTGTTATTGGAGCTTTAGGAAGCAAAGCAGTAAGAGCACCGAGGGCATAAGAAGACCCACTACCAAGGGCATAGACACCAGAAGTATCTGAAAGCCAAGAGTAATCACCGTCAACTATATAAATTTGGCCAGATATAGAAGCTATAACAATTGATTCATGTTCTGCCATATGACGTTTTTCATCTTTATCAGGCGTGGCATAGCCATGTGCTTCAAAGCATTCTCTTAATGCCGGAATAAACTTAACAGTAAAGAACTGATCTAACTTCTTTCCTTTTATTCCAGCAGGAGCTGGAGGAGGAACAAAAGCATGATGCAGTAAGTTTATAGCTCTAAGATCTCCAGCAGCACCAAGAAGGTATTTTCCGTTAGAAGCAACCTTAGAAGTGCCTTCTCTCAAAGTGCTGACCTGAGAAGCATAGCCATCACCATCCATGTCTGATATACGAGAATCAGAACAAATAAGGGCAAAACCGTCCCCTTGAATAGCAACTATCGTAGTCATAAATACATTATAACACAAATTTAGTTATTTGAGTCAACAGTAAAATATGTTGATCCAAATACTTTAAAAGCAATTTCTTTAATGTCTTTAGATTTGGCTGGAAGCCATACAGAATCATAATAAGCCTGTTTTTGCTTATAAGCAGCAAGCTTTTTATTTTTCTTTTTCTTCCTAGACATTATACCTCAATTAAATTAACTTTAACGTAATTGACTCTTTCAGCAGTATAAACATTTCTTATATTAGAATTAAAATATCCACCGTAAGACTTTGCTTTACAAAAGCCGCTATATATTTCAAATGGAACATCATAGTATGCCCAAATAGAGCCAGTAGTAAACGTAAGCATTAATATATTGCCGTCTTCAAACCAAGACATTTTAATAATAAAAGAACTGTCCAATGGCGAATGGGTCTCAACCCGCATATCAGAATTCTGCAACATATTTAAATTCCTCGTGATACTCATCAAAAATTTGTGGTTCTTTCTTTTCAAATATCATTAATAAGAACTTGATAAGAATAAGCAATAAGTGTAGCACAATAACAGAACGTGCCATGGCATCCTTCCTAATAGTTGGTAAGGATATGTATTAAGCGCGTCGGGCAGGAATCGAACCTGCAACCTACAGATTAGAAGTCTGTTGCTCTATCCGATTGAGCTACCGACGCATATACTAGACAATTATACATCAGGATATAATTGAATATTTTTAGTTTTAGTATCTATAAAGAGTTTTATTTGGATAATAGAATCGTTATCTTTAACAAGATAAACAAAGCCATTAACCCAATAAACTCCTTCAACTATGTATCCAGGAATATCTTTATATGAATCAACTAAATACGGTAGCCCATTAGAAAGCATTTTATACCTAAACACACCAAGTGGAATTGAGGTCCAAAAAGTTTCAATAAGCTCATTTTTTTGAGGAAAATAAACAGTGCCATGAAATGCCATAAAATTATTAGCTAGTGCCTTTGTGGCATCTAGCCCAATTTTATCAGAATCATAAATATACCAATCACCGAATTGATTTTCCAATAAAAAACCATATGAATCTTCTTCATACCAAGTGGCTTCTAAATCAGAAATATTTTCAACGGTAAGAATGGTTTTGTTCACTATATTTATTCCGATACAAATAAGCTAAATAGGCCTTCAATGATGGCTACAATTATAGCACCAAAAGCAGTTAGTATTGCTGCTGCTACAAAAGGATCCATAACCTACCTTATGTGTTTGTTATTTGTTTGTTAGATAAAAACATTTTGACATATAGTGTTTTGTTTTCAATATTAGCTAAAAACTTTAAAACAGACATACGCCATTTATGATGTTTAACCTTCAAGTCAATTATTTGATTTTCTCTAAGATATTCATCAGTTGCTTCGTTAGAAGCTGAAAGTTGATAAATATCCATTTTATTCTTTGCATTTTGACACGATAGTTGAAGCTCAACTTCTCGTCTCAAAGTCTGCAAAGTATAAAGCCAAAGATCAGGAGATTGATGCAAATATTCAAAGATATCTTGACTAGAAGAATCCTTTACATCATCAATAACCAGTTCTCTAAATCTTAATAATTGTTCTTGATCTAATATCTCTGTCATAATAATTAACTACCTTTACTGTAGCAAAATTGGTACGCTTGGAGCATATCTGCTTGAAAAACTTCTTCAGCAGAAGCTCCGGCTTTTAGAATATACAATAAAGAATATACTGGAAATATTGGCCAAGATCCCAGCCAAGTAATCTTTCCTTTATAAGTTTTAATTGCGGCGTCTGGCCCAAAAAATGTTTTAAGGACGTTATTGCCGACAGGTATAATAAGCTTAGGATTCATTATTTGAATCTCTTGATGCAAGTAAGGACTGCAGGTATCAATAATAGTCTGATCAAAAGAATTTGAATTAACAGGGCATCTAACTAGATATGTTAAACATACTTTTTCAGAACTAAAACCAGCAGACTTTAATGCAGAAATAAATAATGCAGAAGCTTGTTGATTTAATGAAGGACTATCCATAATAAACACAACATCAGGATTTGTTACATTCCACTTAGGAAGTTGTGGATCTACAGATATCTGTTTTTGACACTTTTTGCAATTGTGAGTTATGGTGTGTAAATCTGTGATTTTAAAATTGTTTTGCGTAGATAATGCTGGAATTCTAGAATCTTTTATTATAGAGATAAGATCAGTTTGGCCAATTCTATCTTCAAAAGCTGTAAATATAGATTCAATTACTTGAGACTCCATATATCCCAACTGACCGAATTTACGATCAATTGGGATAACGGAATCATCTAGCGCATTTGATATGATCTCATCAAGTTGAGTAGGATCAAAATCAGAATTCATCTGGAACTGAATTTGATGATGTAGCTGCCTTTGGAGCAGAAGCATCTGAAGATGAGTTAGAATTCTTCTGATAAGCAGAACCAGCGTAAGTAATCGCTTCAGCAACGATAACTACCTTAGAACGATTCTGGTTATCTTGCTGCCAACGCTCTTGAACAAGTCTGCCAAGGATTTGAATCTGTGCGCCTTTCTTCATCTTAGCTTCATTAATCTGCTTAGATATAAATGCAGCGTTCTTGGTTGCAAAATCATTGCCATCTTTGAGATAATAAACAACATCAAAGTAACCAGAGCTCATACCAGAACCTTTTTCGCTTCCAGCGTAATCAACAGCTATACGCAATTTAGCGATGTTGCCATTAGCAACAAGTTCTGGATCTGCAATTACACCTGCAGTAAGTGATACTGTGTTCTTTGGGTCTATCATTTTTATTGCTCCTCATTTTTCTCTTTAGGTAGTGTATCTTTAAATGTATTTGATATTTGGTCTATAAAAGCAGTTGCTTGTATAACTGCTTCAATAGGGCCATAGTGTAACATAAGGTTGTTTAGCAAAGAAACAAACAGATTATATATGCCAGACTTTAGATCTACTATGACATCAGTAGGAACATAATCGCTTACTTCTTCAACAAGCGGTATGTCTTCGTTATTTTCGTTTTGTGACATTTGCACCAACTCTGTTAGACATTGCTTCGTCAATAATTTCAGCTAAAAGCTTTGTATCTTTATAGCCTTTATCATACAAAACAGATATAATAGGCTTAGGATCTATCATATTGTATGTGATGAGTTGAAGATTTAAAACATCATTTATTGTATAAATACGATAGTTATTTAAATCTCTTTTAGGGCTAGGATATCTTTTAGAGTTTTCACGGTTAGCAACAGTAAGTGTTGAAACATTAAGGATTTTGGCTACCTCTGATCTATTGAAAGCAGGGATAGCTGATTTACTTTTAGGCATTTATCCACCTTTTTTAAAGTTTATATAAGTATAATATCATATAAACCTATTAAAGTCAATCAAACTGAAGAAGTAATCTCTAATATTTTAGCGTCAAGGTGTTTAGTAAAAGCGTCAGTTTGATAAGATTTTTTAGTAAAAAAAGAATAATTATTTGTTGGTTTTAACCTATAAGAATGAAGTCTACGATCAGCAATATCATAAGCGTGTTTTAAAGTAGAATTAAAATTATTTAACTTAGGAGCCATAAATGAATGGAATTGAGTAGACTGAAGTATTGACTGAATATCGTGCTCTCTAGACTCGGCTTGTTCTTCATCTTCTACTTCATCTTCAGAAATTAAATCAATATTATTATCTTCAATATATTGGTTAAAATCTTGAGAAAAATGATTACTCAAATAAAGCTCTATTGATTGATAATAGAAATCAGAATATATACAAAATGCAATCCAGTCAAGATCAAGAACATTTTCTAATGGTACATTTTGCCAAAGTGTAAACATAGCATCAACGCTATGAACTTGAGCATTTGTGTGTGGAGCAGAGCCGTGAAAATATGGAACTAAAGATTCATAAGTTTTACGATCAACAAAAGGCTGCATTGATTCATAAAATCTTGAATGTAAGTACTGTGAAATTGGCTCTGTTATATCCCAATTAAAACCAGTGTTCCAAACCCAATCAAAAGCAGAAGAAATAATTCCTGATATGGTTTTTGGATATTTTTCAACATCTTCTAAAGATTCAAAGAATGGACGACATAAAAGACCACTGCCATAAAAGTTTAAAAGCGGTGGAGAATATAGTTTTTGATCCATCGAATAAAGAGATGTTTTAGAAAAATACATTTGAACATCAACTAATTTCATATCATTTGAAAATGTAGCTACATACACTTGCCAAGGAACAGGAATATAATATTTCCTGTAAGATGTGCCGCTAGCATTATCCCTATAAGCATGCTGGTAAGAAACATGACGATAAGCTGGCGGCATTTCAAATATGATCATGTTGCTTTCAATGTGACGAACACCAGGAAAAATTATTGAATTAGAAATTTGTTCGTCTTTATCTTCACCAACATTAATATCAAAAGGAATTTTAAATAACTTTTTCCAATGGTCTTGAATGTTATGAAAATTCTTATCTGCGTAATAAGCAGAATTATTTGTAGCCATACTTAAATAATAATTTGAATCAATAATATAATCTTCATAAGTAGAAAAACTGCTTTGAACAGCACTTGGTTCAATATGGCTTGTGTAATGTTCAAAATAAGCTTTTTTTTCTCCTAAATTAATAAGAGGATTAATAAGAGGATTTCTAGATTTTACTTTCTTTCCTAATCCTTCTGCAAGTTTGGGAGACAAATCAGATATATAATTCTTAGACAAAATAGTTTGAATTATTTTAGACATAAACACCTTCTAAAGGTTGAGCTATAAAATTCATATAATCATTATAATTAATGGTTATGTGAATAGAACCATAGGAGAAAAAATTAGTAAAACGAGAATAAAAATGATAAAAATCATCAGAGCTATTGAAGATAACGTGCTCTAATGTTGGGGTGTTTGACAATTCATTTAGAGCCTCATTTATCTTATCAAAAATAAAAGAATAAATGTATGCGTAAGTATCTTCTGAGATTATAATTGACTTGTTTGTATCTTCAGGAAAGTCTTTAAAAGCAACGATAACAGGTACGTCAATTTTCTTACTTCGATGGGATGGTTGGATAGCATGCTTAAAAGCGCTCATATAGTTAGAATAATGACCAATGAAATCTCGTTCACTAAAATCAAAATTGTTGTCTTGAAAATTAAAAGTACAATTTTTTTGCATACGAAGGGTTATGATTTCAGAAAGAGCAACATACCTAACATGGTGAGTTTGAAAAACTGTAGTCTTAAAATAAGAAACAAGACTCATTGTTTCTTCATAGGTCATTGTACTGAGTAAGAAAAGTACATATATCCATGGTGTAGAAGCCGAACGAGCATTCCATGAAGAAAAATCTTCAATTCCTTTAGGATATTTTTTTAAAGATAAAACTCTTTCAATAAATTTGTTTTGATTAAAATAATTATAAAAAAGAGAGTAATAGTTTGGAGATATATCAGGATTCCACTGGGTAAAATAATCATTAAATAAATAATTATATACGTTTGAAATATTATATTTTATATCGCCTTGATCAATACGTTGTTTAAATGTAAACAAAGAATTACCGAAACAAACTCTAGCGTCACCAAACAAATTTGGAGTATAACCTTTAATAACACGGTCATCAAATGACTCTAAAGGCTTATCATTAAAGAAAAGCATTGCGTTAAGTTCTTCAGGAGAATCTCCTAAAGAAACAACAAAAACAGTCCAAGGTATCCAAATTTTTTTATTTGGTATATGATTTGCTAATCGAGCGTTTACTTTTTTATTAGGATAAAAATCTATATCAGTTTGAAAAGGTGGTCGTTCTATAACATAAATTTTATTTTTAATATCAGCATACCTAACAGCCATCGGAAGCAGATCAACATTATTTGAGTTTAAAGAACTTGAATACTCAAAAGAAGAATAGGATTTATGAAGAAAAGTTTTGTCAGCAGGATATAGCTGAAAATTGTAAGTGTAAGTGTTATCATTTATTGAATTACTAGATAAAGTTTTAGTAAAACAATTTAAATTGAACATAAAAGGATCAACCATAAGCGTGTGCATTGACTTACTAATATGGCTTATATTTTCCATAAAAATACCTATTCAGTAGAAACTAAAGATAGAAGAAATGAATTCTCTTTTTGATTTTGTGGAACTGAAAAATCTTTTTCAATTACATTAAAAGCATAATCAGGAATAAAGGAAGAAACAGAATCATACGACTCAGACAAATGCTGTTTAAAAATTTCAATAGCCTTGTCGTCAATTAAATCATTTTCATAAGAAATTGTATAAATCTGAGTTATATTCTTGCGAGTTTTATTGTATATAAAATATGTATAACCGTGTTGATTCCTAAGTTTAATTAAATCATAAACAATTTCAGAACCTACTGCATCAAATAAAGATGTAGTAGATATTTTATATACATCAGCACGATAATAACTGCATGAAACTTGTACATTAGCATCTGGGCATGTCCATATCCTATTCATAGAAACTTGAGCAAGCCTGTCAGAAGAACTGCAACTGTTTTTAATTGGGAGATTAGCAAAAGCATAATCTGAAGAAGCATACTCTATAGGATTCTTAGAACTTGTAAAGTGAGAGCAGTAAGGCATTGCGCCTTGTTTGGTATTTATATACTCCACTACAGGTAGATAATCTTGAATATAATTATCAATATCAAATATATTTATAGGTTTCATGTTACCGCCAAGTAAGCTGAGTATTTATATAGTTTTGTTTTTGAAGAGTTAAAACTTTATCATTCAGTTCTTCAATAACTGCTTGCTGAGCAGCCATATAAGAAAAATAATATTGAATTTCTTCTTGCGTAAGAACAGCGTGATTTAAAGCAGAAGTTATAGAAGCTGGTTTGCGCGTTAAAGATAACTCATTAACAGCATATCTATAAACATCACTATTGTGAGAAACAATAAACTGTTTATAATAATCTTCGGTTAAAGAAACAGGATGTTTAAACAAAGTAGCATAGCCTCTGCCAGCACCAACTCCCATAATCAAACCTTGATCGTTCATTGCAGAATAAATAGCATTTGCAAGAACTGGTGAAACTTTAAAAAACTCTCTAAAGAAAGAAGTTCTTGAAGCAGGATAAATCTTATAATCTAATGGAAGATTCAAGTCAGAAATAAACTGAGAACCTTCATTAACTTGCTCATCAGTCAAAGAATGAATAGTAGTTTGATCCCAGTTTTCAATATTACTTAACTGCTTGTTCTTTAACCAGTAGGCAGTAACTGAATTTAATTTAAATAACCGTTGATCAGGATTTGGTATAAGATTTAAATAGTATTGAGAAAATACATTATAATCCGTTAAAGCAGCCCGCATGGTAATAAAATCGTTAAGCATATTATAACTCCAATTCAAAAGCTTCAAAAAGTATTGTCTCATCTTTGATGAAATCATACAAAGTTGAGGCAGTAACGTGTAAGGATAATAAATCAGAATACACCTGTCTTGCCAAAGGGTATATTTGGGAAAGATAGTATGTATTATTAATTAATGGAAGATAATCTGGTTGAACTAATAATAAAGAAGAATTATTTTTAGTTGGAGTCAGATAACTTTTGATCAGCCAAGTTTGTAATGGCTGAGGCAAGGTCTTCGTTTTCTGGGCCCAGGATTCCAGGTGCGCCTTCTTTCATAGCTTGAAACATTTTTCTACGATTCTCAGAAACGTTTGCAGTAAACGCTTTTTGAGCTTCAGGAGAAGCAAAGTTTATTTGAGCAATTAAAGCTTCCATAAATACTGCTTGTTCGCCATAACCGACGATCATCTGAGCAAGTTGCTTTTCTAGCATTTCTATATGAGTTTCAGAGTCTTGCAAACGAGATTCAAATTTATTTGCTAAAGCTAGTATAAGTTCTTCAACGTGTTCACGAAGAAGACTTACTTCATCTTTGGGACCTAAAATAGAACTTATATCTTCGCTCATACATCATACCAATCTACATTGTTTGTAACATGTGATTGCAAGCAAAGATCAAGTAAATAAGAAATGCCAACCATTTCTTGACGAGAAACTTTGATAGAATCAACTGAAATAGGTGATTTCATATCTGGAATAAAAGCACCGCTATCAGACTTACGAGCTTTAAAATGACCAGACTTCCAAATAAAAGCAGTAGTGTCAAAAGCATCGTTAGAAGTCCAGTATTGAATCTTTAATATTCTACTAACTGGTTGATTATTAATAATAGCTCCACCATAAGAAACAAAGCCCTCAGGAGTTGTTGTTCCTGTGCGTTCATTTGCTGGGTAGTTGATAGAAGCAGTGCCATTAACTACAGATTTTAAATAGGCAGCAAAGTCAACTGCATCAACAAAACAAGAAGTGCTACTTTCCAACTTTCCATCTGCTGATGTCTTGCCGATATCAATATTAAACTTCATACCAACAAACCATGGACGAATTGAAAGAAAGCCGCTTTGCGTCTTAGAACGAAACCACTTCTTATAAAGTGGAGCATCATATTCTTTCTTTTCAGTCTGAGATGGATCCTGTGTTAAGTTCTCTAAAAACTCTTCGACAGAATTATCAAATGAAGACATAGTTGTCCTTTCTATATTTTAACTTCCCAAGAATCAGTGTTTTGTACACGATTACCAAGTATATCATCAATGTCATTGAGTTGTAAAGTAGAAGCCCAATCCCATTGGTCATAAGCTAATCGATACAAATTCTTAATCATTTCTTTATCTTTATTCCAAAGAATATTTCTCATAGTTGGAACACGAGAAACAATATCCTCTGTTGTAACTGGTCTACGGAAAGTAGACACAACATCAAATTTTACATGCTTGATCAAAGATTTGATTTCTGCACCAGTAAAATACTTTGTAGCTCGAGCAATAATCTCATAATTAAAATCACCTTCAGGAAGATAAATTTTAATAATAGAAATTCGTTCTTCAAAAGCTGGCAATCCAACAAAGAATATCTTGTCGAAACGCTCTGCACGAAGCATTTCTGGACGAAGATTATCAAGCTGATTTGCAGCACACATCAAGAAAACATTATCTGGAAGTTCTTGCAAGCCAGTTAAGAATTCACCGTGAACACGATCTGTGGTGCCACCATCTACATGAGAAGAGCTAGCACCACCTGAAAGATCACGACCAAACTCGTCAATCCATACACAAAGTGGAGCCATTACTTTAATTTGCTGAAAGACTGCACGCATGTTTGCTTCTGATTGACCAACAAAAGAATTCATAACTTGGCTAACACCAGTTCTCGCAAGATCAAGATTTAAAGCGTTGGCAGTAGCCTCACAAATTGCAGACTTACCAGTACCTGGAACACCCACAGTAAGTATTCTTCTAATTGGTGTTATGCCATAACGTTCGGCTTCTTGTGGGTTTTGCCAGAAAAATACATTGCGTTCAATTACTTGCTTGATATTATCAAGACCACCAATAGAATCAAATGTAATTTTCGGTTTAATAATCTCTAGGATGCCGTTCTTTTTGACATTAGCCATTTTAGATTTGTAAACATACTCAGGATTAACTTTGCCAGTATTAAGAACTGACAAAAGACAATAGTTAATGAAAGAAAATTCATTTAAACCCAAACCTGCTTTCGCAATTTCTTTTGCTTTAGTAATGTCAACAATTTCTCCATTAGTTGAAGAATGCATATGTGTAACAATTTCAACGAGATCTTCAAATGAAGGATATGTATCTTCAATGCTAACAAACAAAAAGCTATACTCTTCTGGACATACATGTGGAGAAAGAATAATAACTTGATATGGCATTGCGGAAATATCATCACTCATAAAAGAAGAACGATATATAGAAGACAAATGGTTTATAAGTCCAGATATTTCAGAAGCTGTTTTCTTAGGGTCTTCTAAAGAGTTTATAATGAATGTGGAAGATGATTTATTTGGTTGATTTTCAACATAATCAATTGCGACAGCAATATTATCAGTTGTTGTTTCAATAGTGTCAGAAGTACTTGGATCTGTAAGTTTTACTAGAATTGGTTTCCATTTACCGTCAGCATATAATGAAAAGGCACCGTTTGTGATTGTGTAATAGTTTCTAGACTTGAATTTTAATACAAGTTCAGAAACTCTTATAAAATCTTTGGTTTGGATCCAAAGAGCTGGAACTCCCAACTGCATTTGTTGGTACAACATGATATCTCCAATATAATTATAAAGTATAGCCTTTAGAAAAAATGTGGGGGAAAGTGCCCGATCAAAGCACTCTCCCCCACGATCTTAAAGGGCTAATCAGCCCTTTTCGCCTGAACGGCGGTGAAATTCAAGGTTGTCACCAGGCTGGATGACATAATTCTCATCAAGCTTGTCTTTACCCTTGTATGCAACTGCATCGTTTGAAATACCCCAGATTTTAGAAAACTGTTGACGAACTTCGCCAACTGTCTTTCCAGAAACTGGTGCTGGCTGGCTGTAAACGCCGAAACGGACGTTTGCTGGCTGACCAGCAGGTATGTTCTGCTGTGATGATTGTGCTTGGTTTTCCATAGGATTATCCTCCAAGTTTATGTGGTTATTAATTGTTGTTCAACCATACGGTTGTATGGCTGAGACATTCCTAAACCAAGATCAAAGTAGATCTCAGTTTCTTCAGGACTTTGGTCGGAAACAATGGTTTTTTGTATCCGACCAAGAATGAAGGCAGCTACTGCCATATTAGTGGCTAATACTTGAGTGCCACCTTCAAGTTCTGCTCTTTCCTGACAAGACAATTCACCAGGATTTCTATCTGGTGGGTTTAGATACTCGTCATGTGTTGTTGCAGGATGAGCAGTAACATCGTGTCCATTTCGTCTTTGATAATGATACACAGAGCCGAAAAGATTGTCATCATTGCCGCCAGTAAAAACATCAACATTGTCAATTTTACTTGCTGCATCAAACAATACTTTTCTAGCAGCAAAGTTATCAACAACGGCAATAACTATATCGTTTTCAGATATAAGATCTGAAGCTTTAATTTTATTACTATTGTCATCAGAAGCTTGTTCAAAGTTATCAGAAACAACCCATTTCGGCAATGGAAATATATTTGTCTCTGAAAATTGCTTAGAAAGTTCTAAAGCTTTAACTGAAGCTTTATTGCCAATTTGCGTAAAGTCTTGGCGTTCTAAGTTTTTGGCTTCATAATTATCACCGTCGACGATGATAAGTGCAGAACCAGGAAACTTCCACTCAAGCATTCTGACTAAGCCAGCACAAAGCCAAGTGCCTATGCCGCCTGCTCCTACAACTATAACTCTTTTTGGGTTGTTGCTCATAAATATCCTCTGTAAGTTGTTTCCGCATATGAATCAAAGTCTCTGTAATTTTGAAAAGAATCACACTCTTTGATGGTTGTTTTAAGTAAGTTACGATTAGTGGCATAATCTATGACTGCATCAACATAGTCTCTGCAACCAGGGCCAGAATAAAACTTACATTCAAGACATTTTGATGTCCAATCATAGATATCTTTTCCATCGTGAGCATCTTCAAAGTCTACAGTGTCCTCATATAAAACTGGAAGTTCACAAGTGCAATTCCCATTTAGTATATTTGTTCCACAGCAAACTGTTAAATCTGGATCAAATGACTCAAGATCTGAATCATAAAAACTATCTTCAGAATAATCTAAAACAGTTTTATTATCAGATTCTTTAGATGTATATATAAATTCGGTATCTGTGTCATTTAAGAATTTAACAGTACCGACATTCATAACTATTTCTTCTTTGATACTTGGATCTTTTGACCAAAGATAAACAATTGTATCTTCAGAGATGTAACGACAATTCAAATACCATTTAATTTGAATCATTATTTCATCAATAGTGTCACCAGCAGAAACAAAAGGAATATCACAAACTTTGCAATAGCCAACTTGCATATCATATGCAGTATTGATATGATCACAATTTGGGCATGGCAAACTTTCTACTGCTGGATCTATTTCCGCAACTAAGATGTAATTACCATTTGTTTTAATATCTGGCTTAGATTGCTTATGAGTACCAAGACCCGTAGTAGGAGTAGTTTGAGGGGCTGGACGATAAGGTGCTGGCGGAGTAGCTGGGCTTGTTGTATAAACCCCCGCCTGCGACTGCAGCGGGGGGAGTGCTTTTTTTACTTTACCAGACCATTCAACGACATCAGGATCCGGTTCCTTTTTGATACTAAAAGTTTCAAAAACATCCTCTGGTTTTAATGTCCAGCTAGTTCCACTCATCTGCATTTCAATATGATATTGAGTAGCACCATTATTTACGGTCTTTTGCCAGCCATAAGTGATGTGTAAGCCATCAAAGTCTGCTTGATCAGAATGATCAGTACCTGATGCATAAGCAGCCATTCCAGGGTGTGAATGCACTGAGCCGACAATCAAAACATTATCAGGCTTCTCTTCTACAATAGAATCTGGATTGTAGTTGCAATGCACAGCAGTATTTGTCTGGTCTGGAACTAAAACTCCCCAGCCAGATGAATCATCTTTTGATGGATCAAAAGTTAGTAATACAATTGATTCTGTGCCGTGTTGTGCATCAACAAGTCTGAAAAACTCATCAAGTTTATCAACTATAATTCTTGGAATTGCTGGCATGTGGTATGCACCAGATTCACGAATTGGAGTCAATTCAGAAATGTCATCAGAAACAGCTGAAACAGAACGACCAACAATATTATTAACAACTTTAACAATACCAGTTGTAAGTTCTGTTGTATACTGTGGACTTGTTGTGGCAACTCCATTTGTGTAAGTTGTGGTGGAAGTTGTTACTTTTTTATCTTCTGCAATATTGCAAATAAGATAATATATATTAAAACCCAAAGATTCAACTATATCTTCAATGTTATCACGGTTTGCGTAAAAACATGGCAGACCTGATGTAGTCCAAAAATAGTTTAAATCTTCTAGTTTTAGTGGTTGTACTTCTACTGTGTCAGTCATAAAACTCCAATATCCAATAGGTTTAGTTTTTGTGTATAATTAAAATGGTTCATTGTTTTCTTTGTCAACCAAAGAATCTGGAACGACATAAGGAGAATTTAAAATAACTCCAGATTCAATAGCTTTATCTAGCTGATAAGAAACTTTAGGAATATATTCTCCAATATGGTATCCATTATCAGTAGGCTTGATATTGCCAATGCAAGATGCACAAGCAGCTGCAACTTGATATTGAGAATCACCAACAGTGACTGGTGTTAAAGAGCATTTTAGAATATCAGAAGAATCAACCAAAGATCCACATGGACAAGTCTGGTGAAGCATGGTGGATTTATCTACACATTTAGGGCAATATATAAGTGTAGTATCTGTATATTCAAAAGCAACTTCATGACTTACAGGGCTTGGTTCATCTGTTTGTGGATTAGAATTTGTAGACCAAATAAGTTTAGGAAGAAGAAACTTCTTAATGTACAAGGTTGAAAGGGTATATTCTATAAACTCAGAAATATGTTTAGTGCTACCACAACTGCAAGAAACAACGGTAAGATTGTTATCTTTAGCAACAGATTCAATACAACTGTTGCAGTATTGAAATACCTCACCTTTAGGAGTTGCAAAATCATAAACAGGAACTGCTACTGAATTACCCTGCTCGCAGTAAACAGTATCACAATTATCACAAATCTTTACTGTGTCATAAGACGTGTGATAATAGGTTGATTTAGCTTCATCATAATAAAGATTATCATCACTAGTATGATAATATTCTTGTAAGCTCTCTAAATAAACATAATGTTCAGTTATGCAACTAGAACATACTGGTTCACCATTAACATCATATGTTATATCAGATTCAGTATAGGTACTGTCGCATGAAACACAAGTAAATAATTCATCTTCACTTTCATCTTCTTCAAAAGGTAATTGTGGTGAAGAATTTGATTTATCTTCTCTAGATTTTAAAGTAGAAGACAAAGGATTGGAAAGATTATTATAGCTATAGATTGCAGCAGATTGTGAAAAAGACTTCTTAACAAACTTAGCAACTTGTTCATTTGAAAGATTAAGATCTTCACGAGCTACAACATTATAAAACTTAGGGATATTATCGTCAGTATAATAAGCTCTATAATTACCAAGTAAAGCACCTGATAAAGTAAGAGGAATGCCGTTATCATCGTGATTGTTTTGATTGTCAATAGATTGAACTTTAACCGGAATCCAAAGATTTTCATTTAAGGTCCAATCAAAGCCCTCATTAAGACTTTTGTCTTGCCATTTCTGAGGGTTCCAAAGATAAGAAAGATCTTCATCCATATTATCTTCAAGTTTTTGTTGGTAAAAACGAGGACCATCTGTTTCACTCATATTAGCGTCGTTGTATGTTTCGACACCAGAACAGCGTTCAATAAAACGAGAGATCTTTTCATTTAAAGGAAGATTTGACCAATCTTCTTTTAGATATAAACATATCCAACCTACACCATTGCCACGGTAACCTTTGCAGTTGATGTTTGGAAGATTAACATGGTATAAAGGCATGTCTGGATGGGTAATTGGATAAGGAGAATAAAACATTCTAGCGCCAAGAAGTTGACCATCAACAAAGTCGCCTATAATAATTCGGTAAGGCTGAGCTAAAGTATAAGTTTTAGCACCGGATTGGCCTTCATATTCTCCCCAATTGATATAGTAAAGACCTGGCTTGTGCTGAACGGTAACCTGCATGTGGTTACCTGCAGCACGAATAGCCAAAACACCAGTTCCATCTAAAGGTAATAAACCAGTATCAAATACAGCTGAGTTAGAAAAGTTTTGATAAAAAGAAATGATATCTTTATCAGTAACTTGCTGTAAATTAAAACTTTCTACTGTGGAACGCAATACATATACACCATTATCATTAAGTGTAAGTGCGTAATTAAAGCTATCAGCCATTGTTATCTCCAAATATATCTTTTAAATCATTATCAATAGAACTAGAAAAATCACCAAAAGTATAAGCAAACCAAGAAGGGTCTGATTCAGCATGCTCGATGACCTTCAACTTTGAAGAAAGATTATCGAGATGCTCAACAAGATCTGAAGCTCTATCTAAGGCTTTAGAAAGACCTTTTATAATCTCTTTATCATGAGTCATATTTAAAATGAATCTGATAATTGGCATATCATCAACAGTAAAATGTTGAATGATTTTTTCTATCCGTTCTTCTAAAATAGAAATTTGATTTTTAATCTCTGTTTTAGAGTCGGCAGCTGCGTCTAAACTGAAATAAAAGTTTTTAATTGGCGCAGATTGGGGGACCTTCTCTGGATAAGAAGTCATAAAACTCCAATCTAATTATTAATTATATTATAAGCCGTTTGAAGGTTCGTATGTTGAAAAATAAGATTATCAACATCTTTGTTCCAAATGTCTAAGTCTAGTCCTTTGGAACGAGCAATAAGTTTTAAATTTCTTATTAAAGATTTTCTTTGCTTAGGGGTTAAGCCACCCCAGACACCATGCTTTTCATGAATGACTATAGCAGTATACAAACACTGATTTTGTACAGGACAGCTAGGGCAATACTTGGCAGCCTGCTTCTTCATAACAGATTCTTCTGTATCATAAAAAGATTGGGTATCTACAGACTTACATTTAGCCTCAGAACGCCAATCAGACATATGCAATATAACTCGAGTTTGATGATCAGAAAAATTACTGTTAGAAGTTAAAGCCATATTAAAAGTCAAATCCTATCTCAGTGCGAATAACAGAAAAATACTTATTAATATATTGATCTGAATCTAAAAGATTTAAATCAACGTTATCAATATCTCTATCAATAATAGGTTGCAGTGGAGTTCTGTCAATTTTTTGACATACTTTAATATAAATTTCTATATTGTAATCAATAGCAAAATTTAGCATTTCAATTAAAGATGTCACATAAGTATTGACAAAACGAGAATCAATATTAAGTTTCATTTTTTGAGTGAAAAACTTTAATAGTCTTTCATCTTTTGCGCTAGCTAAAATTTTAAGAAAATCAAATACAATAAATCTTCTTGCAAGTGACTCTTCTAAAATATCGGCATAAACCCGATAAGAGAATTTGCCACTTGTAATAGAGTTTAGCTCGTCAAATATAGAACGATTATAAGAATCAGTTGCAAAAATATATCGATTCGCAGAATCATTAAAAGAGTTTACAATTCTAGAAGTTATCTCTACTTCATTAAAGAAATCAGATGGCTTATCTTTGAGCATTTTCTCAATGTCTTTAAAAATCTCATCTGAACTTTTAGGTGACTCTTTTGAAGAAGACTCAGAACTAAATAAGTCATCGTCATTGCTAGACATAAAATCGTTATACATAAATACTCCATATCATAAATATATTACAGTACTTTTCAAACACAGTACCGCACCTGGGAATTGAACCCAGCAAATGGATGTTTATAAGACATCTGTGTTCGACCAGCTCACCCGTGCGGTGAGCTTTATATTCGAACTTGTCTTTTTGCTGCCTTAGCAGCTGCTTTTTGTGCCTTGGCTTTTTGACGCTGATCAATAGCGTCTTGCTCACGAATGCGTTTAATCTGTGCAGATGTAAACGTTTCAGAAATCAAGGTTTCATAACCCATTTTAGGTTGCGACATGTTCATAGTCCCTATTATATCATATTAATGAATATTAAATCCGCCAGAGTTTTCCAGAAATTCTGCAAAATCTTTTATGTCATCTAAATCTAAGTAGTAGTTAGAAGACCAGTTTTTTACTTTACCTTCTCCATGACAAGCATTACAGGTTTTAATTTGAACTTGGCTGGTATCATTAGGACCTTCACCAGCTTTCCAAGTTCTTTTGCCTGTAGTATTACAATATGTACAATCCTCTAAGGGTAGAGCGTCAAGATGTTCTTGACGATCTTTAATATACTTTTCAGCAAAACCAGAACGAATATCTTCTTTCATTAGTTTAGCAAGCTTGACTGAATCACGAGATCCTAGACCATCTCCACTATTGCTATGTCCATGTTCTACTTTATTAGCAATTTCAGGATGAGCATCTTGGCAGTATTCCCATAGAGGATGCCATCCCCATACGTTGCGGCGAAAGTATTCACCTGTTTCGTTTTTTGGGTTTCTACCGTAAACATCCATTCCCATAAAAATATCCTTTTTTGTAAGAACTTTGTGAAAAAGATTATTATTTAGCCTTTACGCTTAGACGCGTGTTTTGAGCAACAAGTAGTTTAAAATCATCAGTAATGATTGTGTAACCAATTGGCTGAGGAATAATTTCTTTTACTTGTGTTGGAGTTGCAATTGGACTTGGTCCAACAAACAAAATGTCGCCAACAGAAATATTTTCAACAGATAAAGACTGTCCAAAATAATTGTCTGAGACTTTAGGTAAAGATAAAGTTATCATATCATATCCTTATAAGATAGTTTTGTATTTTGTAGCTACACTAATCTACTGGAGCACATAACCGCACCATAAAAGTTCTTCACGGTACTGTTCTGATGGTCCATTAGATCTAGCAAAAGAGGTAAATGTTTTATATTCTCTTCTAGTTGCTTCTATGAAACAATCACAAGATTGGGAATCTGAACGTTCACCCATAAGGTCAACGCAGAACTCTTGACGAAGCTTATCAATCTTTTCTTGAGTCCAAGGAGCAGAAATAATTGAACAAGAAGATAATATAATAACAATAGGAAACAATAGCAGTTTTTTCATAAAGGTTTTTCGTCATCTTTTTTAAGACGTGATTGGAACTGTACAGTAAATGCTTTTCCACGTAAAGCATAGTATGAAGCTTCTAAAACACCATCGCCCCATAGACGATTCATTTTGTACAAACGAACAAAATGTTTAATGTTTAACTTCTTCACGGGTGCTCTACAACCTTTCCTTGTTTATTGTAGACATCTCCACAATCATCACAAGTATAGCCATTAGGATAACCAATAGACCAAGCCCATACAGTAACCGTATGGTTATTATCTAATACGCATCTTTTACAAACAAGACTAGGGTTTTCTGTGATTGCACCTATGCGCTTGTTCATAAAACTACCTTCTGCAACAAGTTACCATCATCATCTGTATAAAGATTTGTATAAATAATGATCTGACCATCATTGTCATAATCAAAATCAGCTGATGGAATAAAAGTTGAAACAAGTGTTTCTAAAGAATACACATTTTCAACAGGAGGTTTGTGTCCTTGTTTTTTAGATTTCTTTTTCATAGTGGGCCGTGTAGGGATCGAACCTACGGCCAAGGCATTATGAGTGCCCTGCTCTAACCGCTGAGCTAACGGCCCTTAAATTACTCAGTAAGAAATTGATCTACTATAGACTCTAAAGCGTCTATGTATCCGTCCCAATAATAATAAGTGACTTCACCATTAGCTTCAGATTCATCTCTAAGTTTTATTGAACGTTCTATTTTAGAAATAATGTCTTCATAAGTAATCATTGGTAACGCCTTTAAAAGGTGATAGTAGTGATAGAGGTCCGTAACGGGAAGTTACAGTACGCATTTATTTCTATCATTCCCAACGGATTGATGCGCTACTATCATGAAAGTTGTGCACTGACGTATGCTTGCCATTCTGGGCAAAGATGCATCACAGCAGCAGCAATAACGGCTGCAAATAACTCATCATCATATTTACCTGATGAGTAATTAGACATAGTAGTAAGAACAGTATCAAGTGTTGCGCCATTATCAAATGATTCACATACAACAGTACCGAATTCTAATAGGTCAGCTTCGTCCCAAGAACGAGCTTGAGCTGATTCATTATAAAGAACTTCTAAATACTGATCGTATTTATTAACTTCTACAGCTGGTGCTTCAGTTGGTGGAGTAGTAACTAGCACTTCTCTTACAGTTTCTTTACCGCAAGCGGACAAAGAAAGAACAACAAGAGCTGATAAAATAATCTTTTTCATTTTGGTTCCTTAATTTTACTTGTAAACGTCACCGTGTTGTTGCATCTTAGTTTCCTCATAAGGAGATACAACTCTGCGATAAAGTTCTAGTTTAGCACACTCGAGTACACCAACTACTTCATTAAGTGTTTGGTAAGACTTCCCATGTTTATTAATATAATCATTAATAAGAATTGTAAGTAGCCAGTTTAATTCACCAGCTGTTTCAACTAGTGAAGAATCAGTGATTTCTTCACGTCGTGATTGTTGAATATATGGCATTATTTACCTTCTTGATAGGTGGTATCTAATTTAGAGATAGTTATATATTAAGTGTTCTTTATTAGTGATATAGTGATACTATATCTAACATGATAATAACACTTTTAATATTAAGCACAATTGGAATAACATTTCATAAATTCATTATGAATGCAGTTAATAATTACGAATACGACAATACACCAAAAAGATACGAAGATCGTGTTGGAAGAATGTATTGGGATGTAATTAAAGAACAACACAAGTTTAATTAATTATAATCTTCATTCTTTAATCTAGACTGATAAGTAGGACTATTAGCTAGTCTATGAGCAACTTGAAAAGGTATGTTCATACCCAAAGGAGTGATGGAGTAGTAAGTTACTTCATCAACTTCTTTGGCTACAACATAATCAGCGCTAAGTAAATACTTTATAGCAGTACGAACATCTGCAGCTTTTGAACTACGACGTTGAAACTTGTGTGGAAAAAATTGAGCTATTTGAAGATCAGTAGTCCACTCAGTTTTATTTCTCTTGCGCATGCCAAGATAATTTAAAATTAACAAAGTTGAACTACCTGGTTTAATTTGCTTTGTGTTCATAAATAGATTTATTCAGTTGCAGTTTTCTTTGCTTTAATATATCCTGAAAGTGTTGAATAAACAGATTGCCAATCAGGATCAATAGAAGCAGCAAAATATTCAATTTCAGACATAAGTTTTTCTTCAAGACCCATATTTGCAAGTTCATAAAAAGCTTCAAAGAAAGCTGGATCTTTAACAGAATAAACTTTATCTAAAGCGGTGATTGGATTGCGCATACGAATATGCTCTGCTTTGTACATTGGAGTACATACATTATAAATAGAGTTTTTAGCTGACTCTATTGCAATCTCATCAGAAGAACGTTTGTCTTCTGTACGCTTTTGTTTTTGACCATGTGGTGGCATGTTAACTCCTACTTTAGTTTGGACTGAACTTTTGCTGGAACCTTTTTGATTACAACCTTCTTTTTAATAATGGGTTTTTTAACAATTGTTTTCTTTGGTAAAGATGATATTGTTTTAACGCCGGTTGAAGGTTGTGCGGTAATATAAAAAGGTGTAGGAGAAATCTCAGTGTCACTGTTATAGTTTTCAACTACAGGAAGAGTAGTGGTGGTAGTAGTTGTTGTGGGAACAACTACGGGTTCTGGAGAAGAAGCTGGTTCTGGATCTGATTGAGGTTCCTGAATAACAACTATGGTTGTAGTAGAAACAACAGTAGTTGTAGTTGATTCGACTGGTTCTTCTTCTTGATATGTACCATCACAAGAAATAGCACAGTCTCCATTAGTTGTTTCTGGATTAACAGGAACGTTTACAAAAGACTTAATTGCTGACCGAGCAGCAGTAAGATCTAAAGTTTGATTAGTCCAAATATAGATGGCAATATTTGGACGGTAACCATTGCCACCAGATCCTACACCAAATCCAATACCTGGAGCTTCTTCAGCTACACCAGCATCTTTTAATGCTTGTCCAATAGTAGAATGTCCACCATTGGAGTAAGTAATTAAAAGTTCATAAGACTCAGTGCCAAGTTCAGTATCATAAAAATATAATACTTGTGGCTCTTGTGCTGGAGTAGCTTCTTCTGCATAAACTGCAGTAGAAAAGAATGAAGAAATTATAAATATACTAGAAGCTAAAATAGATTTAGTTTTCATATTTTTCCTTTGTTAAGAACTGTATTAGAAAGACATATCACTGTATGTTATTATTTCTAACACTTGTGCGCCCTCTGGGGCTCGAACCCAGGACCAACGGATTAAAAGTCCGGTGCTCTACCGACTGAGCTAAAGGCGCTCAGAAAGAATTATTCCCAATCACTATCAAAATCATCTTTAACATCTTGCCAATTATGTTTAATGGCATAAGTTATAGAAGATATCATAACGATTAAAACAATGAGTACTGGCCTAAAGTCGTAATCAAATGGACCTGGAAAGAATATAGATTTTAAAAAATCAATCATACTGTTTCAGGCTTTAGTGAAAGTTCTTCTTGTATCATAATGTGTAGACGAATGTCTAATAAAAGATCAGTCATTTCTGCAGAAGAAACAAGTTGTCTTCCAGAAATGTTTTTGATGGCATTATCAATAAGGTCTGTTATTTGTTTTGTCATAGCTGGTGAGGCAGGGCTCGAACCTGCGACCCAGGGATTAACAGTCCCTTGCTCTGCCAACTGAGCTACTCACCACTGTTTAAAGATCAAACTTTAAAATATTTATTTGTTTCAAGTTTCAAAACAATAGCAAGTCTAGTGATAGTATCAAGATTAGGAGAAAAGTGTCCATTCTCAATTCTATTAATTGTCTTACGGTCAATGCCAGCAATATCAGCTAAAGTCTGCTGAGAGATACCTGCAGCAGTTCTTTTATCATATATTGCTTGAGCAAATGCAGTTTTAACTTTGTTAACTTCTGAAGCTTTAGGCTTACGGAAGACTTGAAGGTTGTTCATTGTTATCTCCTTGTTTGTACAAGTTAGTTGTATATTTATCTTTTTCAACTATCTTATCTATATAATATAGCATGATAATTGGAAGGATAAATATAATGGATAATGATAGGATAATTGTTAATAGAAATGAAAGCATGGTGTCTATAGTAATGAGTTGTGCCCAAGACGGGAATCGAACCCGTACGGTTATTTCTAACCGAGGGGTTTTAAGCCCCTTGCGTCTACCAATTCCGCCACCTGGGCAAATTGTCAGTCAGTTGCAAAAGCAACGTTGTTATAAGACCCGTCCAAAACATCAAGAGCGTTTTGTACAAGTCTTAAAGCGGTCTGCATTTCTTCAGAACCATCGCCATTTTCTCTAATAATAAATGATATATATTTAAGTTGTTCTAAGTTTTCTGGTGTTAGCATAAATGCAATAGACATATATTACTCCTTAATATAAGTTGGGCAAAAGCCCAATACTTTGAATTAATCTTCTTTGATATCTTCTTTTATGCGAAGCATTAAACAAGTCACACAAAGATTAACATCATAACGTACAGAATGATACACTTTGTCAGAATATGTAAAACAATCTTTACATTTTAAAGATTTTTGAAATCTTGAATGATTAAAATCAAATTTCATATTTAAACCTACTCATCAAATTAACTGTTGCGTCTAATAGATGATAGGACACAGAAGTATAATTTGTGTCTTCATCCATGCCGACAACAAGGGCTGGCCCGTATATAGTAAGGGAGCCATTTGATATTGTAGGATATAATGCTCTAACTAAAGTTGTAGCAAAAAAATTTACTTCTGAATAATCAGAAGCATAGTTAGCAGATAATATAAATGAATGCTCATTGTCAAAACTTTTGATATAAGTTTGAGCGCCATAAAATATATAGCGCTTCATATCATGAATATCATCTTGCAAAACAGATGGAGGATCATACATTGGAATATGTATGGCTCTACATTTTTGTTGAATTAAAGTTGAAGAATACAATAGATCACTTGTTTCTAGGATAGATATAGGAAAAGGATGATGGAGATGATTCTTGTCCATAAATTGAAACAGCTGTCAAGTAACAGTAGTTAATTTGAGAAGCTGGAACTTCCAATTTATAGGTATCAATTGTCCATCGAGTTTGATGTGGAATTACATATTTATTGTTTCCATCACAATATAAATTGTAATAAGAAACAATGTTTCTTCCAACAACGGGGACTCGATATTTTACATAGACAAAAGTTTTAAAGCCACCATACATATCCAAAAGTAATGGTTTTGTCATTGTAGGGTGAAAAGGAGGTTTTGGTAAAGTAGTAGTAGGACTAGGAACAGTAGTAGTCACTGGAACAGTTGTAGTTGGAGAAACAACTGTTGTAGTAGTTACAGGAAGTGTAGTGGTAGTGACAACAGGGACAGTAGTTGTTGTAGTAACAACTGGAGTACCGTCACTAAATAAAGCATCAAAATATAAGCGTGGTATTTTAATGCCGCTATAAGAGTCAACAGCTTTTGGAGCGTTCATTGCAAAATCAGAAATAACTTTAGAAACATCTTGTTTTCCATACTTTGAAGTATAGACTGCAAATGCTCCAGCCACATGAGGTGAAGCCATAGATGTGCCTGAAGCATATCGATATGCACCCATCAAAGATGATGAGTTAATCATATTTCCAGGAGCAGCAAGAGTAGTATATTCACTGATATTTGAAAAGTTTGTTACTGTATCAGAGGTAGACATTGTAGCTGCAACAGAAACAGAATAAGTAATGCATGCAGGAGCACTCATGCCTACAGCATATGAGTTGCCTGATGAAATTACTGTAGCAATCTTTTTATCACGAAGAGCTTTAATCGCATCTGTCATTGCTGGAATATATCCATCACATGTAGTTCTAAAAACTTGACTGGAACCAAGTGACATGTTGACAGCAACAATATTATATTGGGAAGATATTGTATTAACCCAATTTAAAGCCTTGATAATATCGTCGTCATAAGCAGCACCGTAAACATCAAATACGTTTACAGCAATGATCTTAGCACCTGGAGCAACTCCGCGCATGTTAGAATTGCTTCCAGCAACAATACCTGCTACGTGAGTGCCGTGCCAGTGGACTGGACGAGCAGCTCCTGGACCAATCATTGAAGTCTGACCATTAGGGCATTTATCAGCAAAGCAAGCTTCTAAAGCAACCTTGCCTTGCAAAAATGGATGTGCAGTTTCTATACCGGTATCAATAACAACAACATACTGATCTGCGCCAGTATAGCCTAAGTTATAGGCTTTTGTTGCACCAATGTATGGGACTGATTTATCTAAAGTAAATCTAAACTTTACTGGAGTTGTAGCAGCAGCCACATCATTGTAAGTTGAAGACCGTGCAGAAACTTCTTTGTACGAAATTAAAGAAAAAACTATTGCACTAACCGCAATAATAGCTAGGTATTTTTTACGCATAATTGCTCCAATTTAAAGTGGAAGTATAAAAATATTTAGATGTGTTTTTATCAACAGTATAGACAACACGTTTGACTCCAGCTTCAAGTATCTTCTGGATACACCATGAGCATGGTTTAGCTAAAGCTGGAAGGTTTAAAGAACTTAACCTTGAAATATACAAAGTAGAGTCTTCTGTTTCTGAAGCTACCTTTAAAGCTGCAATCTCTGCATGAGTTGAAAATCTATTTGGAGGAGTACTTGGTGAGCGTTTAGTAATATTAGCACTACCACCAAACACTCTTCCAGATTTTACGACTAGTGCTCCAACACGAAATCTGTTGTCAGATGTTGCAGCAAGTTTAGTAGCTACAGCTAAAAAAGAAATATCATTTTTAGATACATCAACATAATCAATTGTATTGTAATCCAAATATGGATCAACAACAAAACGAGAATAGAATCTAGACATGTTTATCTATACCTATTCTTATTATAATCAATTTTGTTTTGTAACCATTTAGGTTTAGGATTATTCTCATAATATCTTGAGATAAGTTGAGAAGCCATACCTTTAGTAAGATCTGCTGTGAGTGGAACGCCCATGCGCTTGAGAACACGCTTCTGTGAATCAGTAGGAGAATCAGCTCTCCAAGGAGCATCAGATTCAATCAAGTTCATAGATTGTGCTCTATTATTTTGAATCCATCTATCTGATCTAACAAAAGCTTCTCTGAGATCAAGTACATGGCCTAACACTTTAGCAGTCTTAGAATGTTTATCATGAAGAGCAACTGACCATCTACCAAGAGCATCTTGGTGTATGCTCATAGCCTCATTGTTATTTAAACCAAGATGAAAACTATTTTCGCCAACCTCAGCCCAAACAAGTTTAGAATATTGTTGAACAATTGGGTTTGGAGGTGGTGGCATAAACAGATTTATTCTTGCATAAGCAAGTTGAATATCATCTGGATTAAGAACACGAACTGCTTCACCTGGGCAATACGTTTCAAGTTCTTGAAACTCTTTGGCTACTTCAGTAAGAGACTTACCTTGTAAATCAAAGTCAGGTGGAAGACCAAGTAAAGATGGAAGGCCAATAGGCTTCTTACCTTTAGTTGTGTCTGAAATATCAATGATAGTACAATGTGGTTTACCATCATATAAACGGGTACCTCGACCAACTATTTGCGTATACAAAAGAGTTGAACGAGTAGGCTTAGCAATGATAATAGTTTCTAAAGAAGGTTCATCAAATCCTTCTGTTAGGACACCAACATTGACTAAGACTTTAACGGCACCTGAAGAAAAATCTCTGAGTATTTGAGATCTTTCTTCAGCAGGGGTTGTGCCTACGATTACTCGTACAGAGGTCCCGTTTTGCGCAAAGGATGTGGCCAAGTCTTTTGCGTGGGCGACTCCTGCAGCGAAAACAATGGCTTTCGTAGAAGCTGCCAGATTATTATAACTGGCAACAATATAAGCGTTACGCTCAGGAGTATTAATGTGATCTTCCAGTTGCGACTGGTTATAGTCTCCATTTTGAATCTCTACTTCCGTAATGTCAGTATTAGTTTTAACTCTGTATCCTATAAGTGGACATAAATATCCATCTTCAATTAAATCTTGAATAGATTTATAATAAACAATCTCTTCAAAGACATCTGTTAATCTAGTGTTATCTGAACGCTGAGGCGTTGCAGTAACACCTAATAAAAATGGTGAATTGAAATAATCTACAATACGACGGTATGTCGTTGCAGCAGCATGGTGAGCTTCATCAATAACAATTGATTTAAAATAATCTTGAGGATATTCTAAAATACGTGGAGTATTGTTTCGACCTAGTGTAGCAACAGATGCTACAACTACGTCTACCTTACCAGCTCGTCTTTCTGCTTGCTCTATCTCTACGGTTAAATGAGGATTGCTAGCAATAATTTTATTACGGGCTTGATCAAGTAGTTCTCCTCGATGAGCTAGAACTAACATGGGCAAAGTATTTTTTCTGATTAAAGGTAGATGTGAAAATAAAATAGTCTTACCAGCTCCAGTTGGTAAAACTACAAGTTGTTTAGAAACACCATTGTTTTCACTGGCAACAATAGAATCTAACGCCTCTTGTTGGTAGGGGCGTAATGTTATAGTCATAAAGATTCTCTCTTGCCTTTGTAAAAAACGTTTGCCTTAGAATCCAAATAGATCTATATCACCATAGAATGGTTCTAATTCCATTTTTGATTCTATTTTAGCAGAATAATCAAATTCAATCAAATGCCCACAAATACGGGTATCTGATTCATACCAGCAAATGAGAGCATCATCTGTTTGTATTTTATTGTTTAGTATAGGTTTTTCTAGTGTTATCATAGGGGTAAGATATCACATAGCAATTGGTAGTGCTATGTGATTACTGTTCATGTTGTTGGGATTTATAATCTCAAAGTTAAAATCATTGGCTTTGAGAAAAGCTAATACTTCATGAGGGGACAAAGGACCACTGGTTGAAGCATGTGAAAATGTATAAAATAATTCTAACATATCTCCAGCAGGGCCTTTTGTTGGAGTAAGTGTATCTTCATGAACACAGGAAATCCAAGAGTCATCAAACAAAAAGTTTACTGTGTTATCTTGAAAAATAGTATATGGAACTGTAAATATAATACAGTCTCTAGGAGTGACGTAAGTTACAACAAGAGCATCTGAAACAGATTGTTCTTGTTGATCATCTTTACTAAAAAGTCTAACTCTTGAATCTTGAGCAATAATAAACAATTCAGAATTAATAGATCTTGGAAAGTATAGCATTTGAGCTAAAGCTTTATAAAGATCATTTTTATCTTCTGCTGATCTGCAAGCCAATACACCAACAAGTTTCTTCATTGAGTTATAAACTACCATTGTATTGCTAAAAGAGTCTGGACCCTCTTTAGAAACAATAGAAGAAAATAAGTTGGATAGCTTTTGAAATTCACCATAGGCATCTGGATGAATATGAGAACATAGTTCGTTGTAATCATCTTGGCCTGTGAATTTAATAGCAGATTGATCTTTAGTATTTGACATTCCCAAGTAATCCTGAATAGTAGTTAAACATCGTATTTCTGATTATAGAAGAAACGGCTTCCATAGTTGCATTGGTATAAAGAGCTATCATTACACCAAAGACAATAAAAGCAGCAAGTGTGCCAATTGCGAATGATGCAAGTAACCAAGATGTGACAAAGAAAGCCCAAAACACTAAAAGACTTAATACTTTAATTTGTGGACTACGCATAAATTTAAAGAATCGAGAAGTCTTTTGAGCAAGTTTGTAAGTTACATACTCGCCACGTGTATGTGTTTCTTTATAAATCTTGTCTACATTCTGAACTACAAAATTAATATTTTGATAAATGGTATCTGCTGTAATAGTTTCCATGTTCTGCCTTTGGGAGGAAGTATAAAAAAGGGGGACTAACCAGTAGTTGACAACTGGCTAGTCCCCCTTAATTTGCATCTACTAGAACTCTGCCTTCATTCTACGTCCAGTGGTTTTAGCACTAGTCGTATGAACAATGTCAGAGAACTGAGCATGATATGCTTGATATGCAAAGACATCGTTGAACTCGACGAGGTCACCGTTTTCATCTGGATAGCTCCAGGTTGTTGCGGTGCGTTCTGTCAACGATACTTCACCATCTTCAAATGTCATAATGATCTTGTTACCAATACCATAGTGAATCAACGCAGCCTCAAGATGCGGATAAACCAAACGGTTCATCACGATCTGGTCGGTAACCTTACCATTGCTGGTAGGGTTTTTGATTGATGCAGAATAGAGTGACAAGATAAAATCATGACGATCTTGAACGCGTTCGTATGATTCAATCTTTTCAACAATGTTGTTGTAAAGATATTCCCATTCGTTACGCTTAATGCCATTAGACACTTGAACGGTATCAGCAGCATTCGCATTGAAAATGCTCATACGGAAGTTACGCAACACTGGCAGCGCATGGTAATACAAGCGTTGACCAAGTTGGTGAATAACTTCTGGTGGACGAACATTTTCTTGTGAATGTTGAATAACACGCTGTACATAGCGATTATAATATTCGGTGCACAGGCTATTCAGCTGAGTGATTTTGCCTTCGTAAGTCTCCACTTGCGGATGCTTACGGGCAAGAGCACGAAACCGACCGAACCAAAAGTCACGATCAATAGGCTTGTTAGAAGCAAGCACTTCATCGATCATAACTTGTGCTTCTGTGTCAATGGCTTCACGATCATCAGGATCACTGGTTTGAGTACAGCCGTCAATTGCCGACTCGAGTGAGCAAAGCTGGACTGGTCTATGCTTGCCAATGACCATAGAATGGAGCATTGAAGCATTGACGAATCGTCCAACGTTGCCACCGTTCATGGCAATCTTGACGTCATGCATGACATCTGCAACGGAGTATTCTTCAGTTTCAGGACGAGTGGTGTCTTCACGAGTGTCTCCGGGAAGGCCAAGATATTTGACCTTACGTTGACGAATAGACTCGGAAAGACGTTCTGGCCAACCACGACCATTTACTGCTGGAAAAGAAACTTCTTCTCCATCAGCTTTAGTCCAGGTTGGATACCATTCGCCTTCAACATAGTTGAATACTGAATACTCACCATAGCCGTTTGGTGAACGGGCAATGATAACAACCTTTTCAGAGCGGTCACCTTTTTCCATTGTACGGTAGAAACACTTGAAGAAGTCGTCTTGGTCATGACCGCCATGAGATTCATACATCTCAAGCCAGTCATAGTCATTGACAACATGTACACCAAGAGAATTGATTCGCTTGATTGTACTTTCTTCAACTGTAATATCATGACCAGCCATTCGAGCCAAAGACTCTGGAATGACTTGCTCATAAACAGAACAAGGGATTGGAATACGCTTTTGAAGAGGTTTAGCGTGTGAAATAGCCAAAGTCTCAAAGAGCCAAGGAGAATGAGTAATTGAAAGTCCCATGCTCACCCATCGATAACCGACATAGCTGATACGAGACTGTGCTTCGATATCTTCCATGTCTTGGTTATCGCGTGTGAAGTTACGCATGAAGACAGACTTCCAATCGGTGATAAGGTGTCCGTCAATTGCTTTCTGGAACATCTTATCATATTCTTCTTTAAGCCACATTTCCATGTCAGACTTACGAAACAACTTTGGCAAGTTGATTACAGTCTGGTCATCGGTAATAACTCGTGACTTAGGGCCTTGAGGCTCTGCCAAAAGACGGTAACCACCATGATAGGTGATTTCCTTCTTAAGGTTGTCACGAGTGGAGATGACATCAATGAACTCTGGAAGATCGTCACGGACAAAGAAATTGCCCTTCAAGACGCCTTCAGAAGTAAGAATGCGGCCATTGAATACTTTGGACTTTAACAGATACTGTGTTAACTGTTGACGAACAGTTGGATCATAATAATACTCATTAGTATCAAGAGTATTATGTGGTTCATATACAGGAAGATTCTTTACGGCTTGTTGAACAAGACGAGAAGAAATTACAATACCACCGTCCAAAAGACGGGGAATTGCATCCTGAACCCAGTCTGACCAACTAGCAGATTCAGTAAAATCATACCGAGTAAAATCGGTTGGCTCTACCCATTGAATATTGAGATCATCAAAATGAGCATTGAGCAAAGTTGCACGGTGAAATGACTTCATCCGCTTTGCGGTTTTGCCACCACCTTTGACTTTAAAGCCCATGTCATTAAGAACACTCATCCAGCCTTGTTGGCCATCGATAATAGTGACAACAATTTTATTCTTGTCAACGATGGCATATTGAACGTTTTTGTTTGAAATAATCTTTTCAAGATCATCAAGATCAAAATCGTTTGCTGGGATAGGAAGAGCTGCTACACGATACTCTGAAGCACCCGAATGCTCAAGAGCGTGACGCATGACACCAATGTCATAAAAACCAAATTGATAATTGTTATTAGAACGCAATGGTCCATTGGCCATTGCTTTAAGTCGAACATTTGGACGGTAGGTCTCAAATGACATTTGCATTTCTCCTTTTCAGTTTTATAGGTCCCTTTTTTTCTGTAAAAACTATATTTAAAAACATTCGCGGTTTATGTTACAAGTCAGGTCGCAATGATTCATTCTATCGTCTTGTCACTATACAGTATGTTGATTCATTTGTTCTCAATGTTACAAATGTAATGCGGTGATTCATTCATTCTTTATGTTATAAATTATCGCAGGTGATTCATTTCCATATAATGGTACTCTTACACATCTTGATTCATTCGTAAGAAGTGTTACAAGTCCGTCCATTTGATTCATTTATTCTCAATGATACATTCGCGTGTGGTGATTCAATCGTTTCCGTTGGTATGACTTTGTCTATGTGTTTCACTTGTGATCCCTGGTACAAGTCATGACCACTGGTTCATTCTAGCTTAGTGTTTAAATTTCATTAACATCTATGATTCATTTCTCTTTAGTGTTACAAATTACATCCATTGATTCATTTGTGACGAGTGTTACAAATCAGTCCACTTGATTTAAGATTATCTAATGCCTTTTTAAAAAAAGAATTAGACAGCTCTGTTTTCAATAATAAGTGAAAACAAAGCATAAGTGCTATAGAGCTGTACAGCTACAAGCAAAGATGCAGTAGCAATAGCTCCAGTAGCAACTAGTAATCCAAATGATTGAAACAAAACGACACTTTCTACAGCCCATGCAGAGATGAGCCAGAAAGATCGTGTTTCTTTACGGGTAAAAAAGTTTTTTACTTTAGCAAATAGTTTGCGCATAGTTCCTTCTTAAAAGATAATAAAAGTGCGTTGTTAGACCAGACGCACCCCTGGTGGGTTACTACTTTTCGAAGTAACGAGTTGCAGAGTCAACTACGCTGGTGATACCAACGATAGCAAGACCACTGCCAACAACGTCCACCCACTGAGCACCATTGCCCATACCGTAAGTTGCCAACAGCGAAGTGTCGGTCAACCACACGATAAGGGTGGTGACAAGGATGAACATGTTGTTTTCCCTATTCAGAACAGGAAGCTTGTTCAGAGCAGGGACGAGGTCCACAACGATGTTTGTTACCTGAGCGGCAACAAAACCGATGAGGATTGCAAGTGCAAGTGTATACATGTTATGTATTCCTTAGTTACGTGGATTTATATTATTTCTTTAATGCAGGAGCCACGCTGCATTAAACCTATGATAGTGGCGTATAGCCAGGAATTGCAATCTCATGGACATGGTCCATGTGTGCAATTGTGTAAGGACGAGGAGCAGGCTTCTTGTAGTGATCTTCATACCATACGGCATGAAAATGCGACAAGAAGATCTTTACTGCAAAACGACGTGCTTGAGCATCAATCTGTGCAGGAGGAAGAACTCCTTCTTTCAGATGGTTGCTTGTCTTGTTGACACGCCAATTCTTGGTTTCAAGAATCTCTTTAGCACGGTCTGAGTAAGCGCCTTCTTCGTTGAGTTTCTGTCTACGAGCCTTGTCCTGTAGATAAAGCTTACCATAAAAGCATTGCTCACGATTGGAAAACTTCATAAAGCTTTGACCAATCTTCCAAGACAAAGTCTTGAGCTCTGCGTTGAATGGACGCTTTTCTCCTTTGTTCCACGAGATAGTTGGATCAAGACCAGCATAACGCCAGATGGATCCTGCAGTGTGGGCCTTGTTGATATCAATATGGGAAATAAGACCAGCAGTGATTACTGGTCCAATCCCGTATTGAGACAATGCCCAACGACCTACTGCGTAGGTCTCAGCAAATCTTTCAAGTGGATACTTCAAAGAAGATTCCATGTATGAAAGATTGTCTGCAAGAAACTCAGCAAGCTCATGAGGTGATCCTGCTTTTTGAAGTTCTCTGGCTTGTGCAGCTAGTGCAATGCGGTCATCTTGAATCCGGTAATAAGTGGAAACAAGTTCACGAACTGAACGTTGGTCAAAAGAAGCAGACATAGTACGAACATCTCTGCTAAGCTTTGACCAAAGAGGAACATCGAATTCGATGTCAGTCAAGTCGTGAAAAGATTGAAGTGATGGATTATCGATATAGGTCATGATGGTATCCTTTAATTATAGATGATATATTACGATTTAAAATAACGATATGCTTTGCGTGGAATCCAAATAGGTGATGTGATTACTTTGCCTGTAATGTAACCAACCTTGATTAAGTCAGAGCCAAGCTCTTTACCTTTTTCAAGCTTTGGTTTCATAGTTTGTTTAGTGTGATTATAGCGGTTGCCACCTTGGGCCTGTGCTTTTTCGGTGTCGTAATTCCAGTTTAGAAGTGCATAACCTGGTATTGTCAAGAAAGTTGACAATACACCAGAGGTCATGGCAATCAAACCTTGGGCACCGAAAGCAAGACCAATCAAGTATGACAAGAACATGGAATTCAAAAGATTAAAGAGTTTACTCTTGTGACTCCATCTTCGCCAAGCAGGTACTTGTGCAGCAATCATAAGCTCCAAAGTAGCTGACATGATAGCTAGCATAAAAGTCATAATTAACATAATAATATCCTTTCAAGAACTTGAAGTCTATAATTTTGTATGAACTAAATGTAAGCAAGAAGTTTATTAGATTGGATTAACTTATCAATACAGGAATCACAAATGATTCCTTCATAAGTGTTATTTTCAAAGTTAGAAGGTTGATGAGCGTGTAAGGTAAACTTACATGCGTTCTTCAAACGGTGCTGTGATCCTTCAGCTCGAAGAACCGAAGTTTCACATATAACACAAGGAGTAAGTTCAGCCTGCATCTGGATCTTCTTTCCAATAGAGCTGATGATCTTGGTCACGTGCTGCAGTAAGCACAGTGCTATAATTATTAGTGTTGACATTGTTGCCAAGCTTCCATGAGTAATCACAGCAAGGAGTGTCATCATTGCAAGGATGATGACCCCAGTGCTTGTCAATGCCAACATTAATAGCAAGTGCTGGAAAAGTTTTAAACAACTTTACGCAGCATGAGTGACAGAAATATGCTTTATTGTATTCATCAAATTTTGATTGTGAATCTTGGTGATATTGATCTGTGAATCCACCATAATAGCCGGCAAAACCAGATAGCTCTAAACCATTCTCTAATCCATTGTGAAGAGTCTCAATACGAGAAAGTTTAGAACAACCTGTACACCGCCATTTGTCAGTATTGTCGTCATGGTCGGGTTCAGTGCCGTATGGTGGAACACGGGTATATGGATATCTTTGAGTAGTCATGATGGGTCTCCTTTTAGTAGCCCTTCTTTTTTGTACAAACTATTCTTAAAAACAACCATCGCATGTGCAATGGTTATATCTGCCAGACTGGCAAGTCCATCTAGCAGTATGCGGAGGAAAGAATTTGTTCCCCTGTGCTCGTTCACGATCACAATAAGAACATTCTCCCTCTGGTGCAAACTGCATAAACTTGTAGTCAGCAGGAGGTGTTTTTTCAGCAGGACGAAATTGACTAGTCATATATTCTCCTTGTAGTTTATTATTTTGAATGAACAAAAAAAAGTGATACCCCTAGACGCTGCAACGTTCCCGCGTCTTGACGCCTAGGGGTAAACTTAATTATCTCTAGATAATAGGGTTCGCGTTCGAATTACCTAGAGATAAACTTATTCTACTTTGAGCCAAACCAAGTAATTGGGGGCTACTTGTCATACGGGCAGTATTAAATTTAGCCCAAAGTAGAGAAATTAATCGCTGATTAGCGATTGGTGAGCATGACCCAGAGCTCGATAGTCTTGGTCTGCTCGTTCATCATAGTGCGAGTAGACAATGCAAGATTGTCTTTTGATGAACGGTATGTCAATGAAGCAATAATGCTAGCAAGCTGCTTCTTATTGGTGATTTGAATGTTGACGTGTGCCCACTGATTGCGGTTAGTAATCAAAGCAGAATAAATGTTGTTGATTACTGGATTTGACCGAATGACACGTGTTTCATCGCTGAGCTGGATAGCCATGATGGTACTCCTAATATATCGTTGTTACTTGGAAGAGGTTTCCAAGTTTTCGTATGAACTAGAAGTATGTTATATGTAGTATATGATATTAAAATTAATTACTACTGGATTTGCATCTGTGTGCAAACTCTGGGCCCCATGCACATGGGTCCCAAGGATCCCAACCAGCTTTCTGGTACAAAATGTAACCAGCAGCTAGATTAGTAACTGGATCCAGCAATTGTTCTTGCTTGCAGATTTTGTGCTCTGCACAGAGCAATTGTGTACCAGATCGTTTAGGATCCCAGTTAACTCCGTTAATTTGGAGAAGTCCTGTGTCGGACTTATTGGTTGCTTTAGTCCAACCTGTAATATTGCAGTTCTTATCTACGATAGAACTACCAATACGGTTGGGGCATCCGCCTGATTCACGGAGAATAATATTACCTAGCTTCTTCCACGTTTTACGTGGCCAACCAGCCTGTTCGGCTAGCTGTGGAAGCCAGGATATATCTCCATGTCTGTTCTGGAGCAAACTTAGCAAAAGCTGCAGTTGCCCCAATAGTTAAGTATGCGCATATAGTTATGTATAATACAGATTTGAATAAGTTTCTATTCATCAGTCTGCTCACTTTCGTCTTGGTTTGCGAAGCTAAACTACACTTCGCATTAGTATGGCGTGGTGAGAAACCGAAGATCGAAAGGACTTACGAATGCCCTATCTTGTGGCAGTTGATCGCCATCTCCGACTTCCTAGATACTAGACAGTATCTTCGTATTTCTTTGACTCTATCTTCTGCCCGAGCTAACGGGCATTACATTAATTATCATGGATTAATTATATCACATTTATTACGTTTAATTCCATGTGATTCTGTAAGTGCGGTTTTTACACCGCACCTACAAAACACAGGATTCAACAACTAGTCTCTAATTAACTTATATAAATAGTAACCTAGTAGTTAAAATAAAATAACTTTTATATAGGTTTATTTCAAATTAATTTGCTGTCATACTGTTGGCATTACCGTTGTTGACGGAGCCAGCATTTGAAGGAACAGATGGATTAACTTGATATACGCCTCTACGTACTTGAGTGAATCGAGTAGGATTCTTTCTAACGTAGATGTAAACGTTTTGAACAGTGCAACCAACTTCTGTCGCAAGTTGGCTAATTGTAACTTCAGCTCCGCCTGCGTACTTTCCATTAATAAGCTGTTCAATTGCATTTGTTTTACCTCTTGGCATGTTTGTGTTACTCCTCTATGAGGTTATTTGGTGTAGTTTAACTATAAAATATGTTATATAAAGGTATATAACAATCGTATAGAAAAACGGATATTTCTATAAATATCTTAAGTTTTTCAAATACCATTGTTACAAACATATATATTATATAGTATAAATACGCTGTAACATATATAAATTAGAGGGTTCAACAAATTTTTAGTTTGTGACCACTATATCTTTTGCATAGCACATCTCTCGAAAGGCTTCGACGATGGCGGCAAAACCTATACTGAGAGAATACAAACCTTGATAAAATTTTTCCACTGCATGTTGGTTTGATGGATCAAAGTCTATGAGTGGGTATTGACCGATGTATGCGTGAAGAGTTTCTGAATATGAGTTGAGAGCTAGTAGGATATCTGAGTCTAGCTTCATGAGGTTGAGGTCCATTGATTCTGTCATTTAAAATGCTGCCTTTCGAGTGACGATAGCTTGGTTGTTCGACCAGATGGTCTCCTTACCAAGACTATCATAGATTTCGATGGCACCGTGAATTAAAGTGCCGGTAGAATCTTTGGTTGTGGTAATGTTTGAACGGTAATTAAATTGACCATTGTTGGTGTCAACAATCCAGGTGATTCTGTGATCATTATCCTGGTTTGTGTGACGTTGAATGGCTAATGTACCGTAGGTTGATTTATGTAGATTTTGTGTGATCCAAAGGAATTTGGTTCCTTTAGAATTTGGTAGTAGTACAGATGCATAGCCTCTGTGTGGAGGGATATTGATTTGGTAGGATGTGCCTCTATAGCGTAGTACGTGATTGTCGGAATCGTAGTCATAGACTGCGTTCCATAAAGCGTTATGTACGTATAGTATTTCTTTAGCTTGTTCGTCTGTAAGTGACATATCCTGTGACTTTCTGTTGCCTTTTGAAAAAAGAGTGTCCCCACGGACGTGAAAAGGGGACGCCCGTGGGGAACACAGTTTAATACAATAATGTCCAATTGCGGGGTATCTACTTAATTGAAAGGAGGAAAGGTTAAGTAAATCTTGGTTTCATTAAAGTACTAGACCAATGGTCTGTATTTTTTAAGAAACTATACCGGCAACCAGATCTTGAAGTAGCTCATTACAGTATTTGATCAAATCGTTATACATGAATCTATCGACAGGGTCTTCAGAATTCTCAGCTATCGCAGAGTATTTAAATTTGAGATCCTGTAGAGCTTCTTCCAAGATTTGTCGTTTTAACAAACTTAAAGGTTGTCCAGAACTTAACACATCATCTCCTTAGAGAAAACCGCCGCCAATTATTTTTTTTATTTTTAATAATATTAGAGTATTCCTATGGTCTGTAATCCCAAGAGGAATACATAGGCTAGGAAGGTTATAGAGAGTATTTTTACTGGTGTAGAAAACATAGTAGGATAGTTCCTTTGGCCGCACTAAGAAAGTGCTATAGGGTAGTAGGAAGGGGATAAGTAATAAGAGGGAGGATAACCACATCAGGATTAACCAGGTTCCTATCTCATAGGACCCAGGGAGAGATTAGGCATTGAGGGCGTAGGTGATTGTGTACACCGGTGTAACGTGTGTGTACACAGGGTATATGCAGAGTTATATATGTTTTATACTGGGCCCCCACTTGAAAAGGGTCCTAAACATACGTTTCGTTAACAAATTTTTACAAGAGAGATCTTTTAATTAAAATAATAATAAAAGGTACCCCTGTATAGTATGGTTGGGCATGTGTGTTATTACTGTATTCTACAGTATAATGCATACTCTGTTTTTGCGGCGGTTTTCAATCTAAAATAAAAATAAGATTTTATTATAAGATTACGCCGGCAAAAATAAAAAGGCTGATATGGGTCCAACCACTAAACCCATACCAGCCATCAGAGAGCACTACACATGGAGCTCTACATTATACATACGCTTGAAGTCCCGTCTCATTGGATGCAGAGCGGACTCTGTTCCGTGAGTCGTATAAGTTGGACCTTGAATAGTTGAAGGGGGAACTATTCTGTAGGTGCCTGACTTATTTCTTGTGACCTCAAAGCCTAACCGCTTTAGTTCGGTTAGAACCTTCTTCATTTTAGAAGATTGATGTTGGCGAGGCATTGCTCGTATTTCTCCTTCGTGTGTGGCTACTATCTGACGGATATATGTTATCACATAGGATCCTTCAGGTGCAACACGTGAGGATAAATATTTCGCGTCAACCAGACCGACCTAAAAGTTCGGCGGTTGCCGCTCTAAATTAAAAAACATCTATTCTTCTCTAGATACTATAGGTAACTAGAGAGAGTATAGATAAGGTGATTATTATTTTGTATGAAGTAAAAAAAGAGGTGTCACCCCCCCATCAGTGTTGGTTCCTGATGAGGGGGGACTACCGAGGTGAGATACCTTAGAATGGCATCTCGTCGTCGTTAGACGATGCTGGGGCAGAAGCCGTAGCGTTTGCTTGTGCTGAGTTTGACCACAGGTCACAGGCAACTTCAGTGCCGTTGACTACCATGGTGAAACGACCAGAAGGGGCATTCACTGGATCGTAAATGTCCTTCTTGTCAAATGCACCAGCAGGCGTCACTTCAATACGCTGTTGGCTACCCGACCAGTTGGAAACCCACTGACGGGAAAGCTGAAGCAACTTCTGACGCTTCTCTTCTGCTTCCTTGATTTTGGCTTGTGGCATGCCTTCCATCTTGGTGCCAAGGACATGTGCCTGAAGGCGAAGTCCATATACACGCTGGAAGGTTTCAACCGAAGCGTCAACCAAGTTCACAAAGCCCTGCTTGGTGCGGGACTTGTCACGGTCAGTGGTGCCCAACTCAAATGCCGTTACAGGCACGCCAGTCTTGTGCTGGTAAGCAGCAATGATGCGACCTGGGTTCTCAATACGACCCGTCACATCGACTGCACCAGCAGACTTGAAGGCGTTGATGGCGTGCTTGAAGCCGTCTTCGTTAGCACCGAATTGGTGGAAGAACAGCGGCATGCCATCAGTGAAGTTGAGTCCAAGACCCTTGAGTGAGCCAATGAACTTGTCACGGTCAACGGTTTTGCCAGACTCGGTGACGAACTTGTGAAGAAGGTCAACAATGCTGATTTCAGCACCATCGACGGTTACATTCAAGTCCATCTTGACTGGGTTCATCACACCAGTGACAAGGTAGTATTCCTTGCCAGTGTATGGCGATTGCTGACGTAGAACCGAAATGCGGCTCAGGCTGGCTTCACGCAAGGTGACCGAAGCAGGAACTTCGATACCGTTGATTGAACCCTTGAAGTTGACCTTCTTACCGATGCTGAGCATCTGCGTCCGTGCGGTGGACTGCAGGTTGTCGATGTTGTCGGCAATCTGGTCAAAGAGCGAAGTGTCAAGATTGAACTTCTGGGTGAATGTGGTGGACAT